GAATACCAACTGTTCCATCAGATTGGTCGCTAAATCTAAATGCTCTAAGTACAAAACCCCAAATGAATTTCTTTAATTGAAAAATATGTTCTTCTTCAGCAACATCTGCAATTTCATATGCTCTATCATTCCAAGGAGTTACTATAACATCACCTGGGACTGGGTGGTACCCAGCACTTACATCACGGGTGAAAGTAAACTTTGGAAGTGAAGCATATGTAATTACTTCTTCTGAATGAATACCAAATCCTCTTGTTAGAGTTGGTTCTTCTGTTGGTTCATATATTAGTTTGGTTCTTTTAGGTGTAAGATAATCAGTATTAGTTGATTCACCATAAAGAGTATCTAAATCTATTCTTCTATCTCTAATATAATAATCACAAAAGATACCAGCAATATCTGTGAACTCAGCTATATATCCCTCAAATAAGTCATGTTCGATATTATTACTGATGTCATATAACTGCCATTCGGGCCGTCTTTGTGTTGCTGCCTTTGCCATTATCCTCTCATTAGTTTTGTTTGAGTTTCCATAACAAGACCGAGTGCTTGTTCAAGAAGTTCAATTCTTTTTTCAAGTCTTACTATTTTATTGCTTTGTGCTGGAGGTTGTGGTGATAAATCTCCAGTAAATTTTACTGGAGTTTCTTCTCCGAGTACTTTTGTTTTCTTTGCTTCTATTTTTTCTTTCATCATATTATCCATATGATCGTCAAATAAACTATAATCTACTTCAATATCTGGATCAGCTCCTGTATCAGCTCCTGTACCAAATTTCCCTTGTTCATTATCTGGTGAGGGTTGATCTATTTTAATTGGTTGAAACGCTGTTCCATCTTCAAACATTTTTTCGTACGCATTTTTTGCCATAACATTCTCCTATTCTTTTTCGTAGTACTTATTATAAAGGTCTTCGTAAACTCTTTGAATATCAAGAGATAGCTTCATTAGTTTTTTAGCTCCATCATACTTATTATTCATTAGTTTTTTTGATATTCCTAATAATTTTTTAGATGTTGCGTCAAGCTCATCTAATATAGGTGTTACTTTTCCACCGCCTTCATTTAAATACTTATCTATTTTTTCTATCATTTTTTTATTCCTTTATCCCATTGATATATCATATCCATCCCAGACCTCCTCTAATTGAAGTGTCTCTTTTAATTCCCTCTTTTCCTCTATTCCCTCGCTAAGCAGAGCATCTCCATCTAAGGCTATACCTGTATTTCCAATAGATGCAAATTGTGCAAATTTAGTCCTTATTCTACCAAGTATAATTTTACACTCTGCAAGAGCATAGTCAAAAATCCAATCACTAGTATAGAAATTCTCAAAGCTATCCTCGGGCGTCCATCCTCTATCTGTATTATTATACTGACTCGCTTCAATCATATATGCTCTTAGTAAAACATATCCAGGTGTGTCTGCTTCTATAAGATTACCATATTGATCTGTAACAGAAACTGAATTTCCAGATGGAGGAACTGGATGTATTTCTAATTGGTTTTCAAATCTATGATATTTCCAATTATAAACACTTGGTGTGTATCTTGAAAGGGTATCTAAAAAATCTCTGGCTATGTGATATGAGATTAAGTTATAATCACTTCCACTGCCCCAAAAGATGGGATCAAATACTCCTCTACTATATAAGTAATTATCAATAGTAAATAATGTATTTATTCCCCATGAGGATCCTTTATCATTGTATGATAATACTTCAGTTACACCAACTGGTAAATCATAAAAGTTTTGACCAGCAGACAATAACATAGTAAAGTATGTTTCTTGCGTTGCTTGACCAGTTGCCCACTTAATAAATTTATCACGTGCATAATCAATGGTATCATCAATTTGCTGTGGATCAAGTTCAACTTTAATCATTGGATATCCAAGTCTACGTTTGATTTTTTCTGCTAGTTGTTGTTTTGTGATGGCCATTTTAAATCCTCTTATCTTTATTTATCTATTTATCCAAAAACTTCTGTTTCGGTCAACCATCTCCAGTCATCTATATCAGCCTCAACGTCTGATAGTACTCCCCATGCGTCATCGTTATCCTCAGATTCAATAAATTCATAACTTTCATCAAGAACATCCATTTCTAATAGATAACATGCCCAGTAAAGTGCTGATACTAAATCATCTGGTTTATCTTTACCAAAAAACTTATTTTTTTCTTCTATAAATGAACCAAGTTGTTGAATAGTGTTTTTATCAACCAACTTTACACTACCATCTTCTATCAATTTTTTCATAAGTAAAACAGCTTTTGGTTTTGTGGTTCTTGAAGCTCTAACACCAAGGCTAGCTGTTTTGGAACCAGAGTTGACAAGATGTTCGTTTTCAATATCCCACCATAGTCTTTGAATTACTGCAGCGCCTTCACCATTATTTTCACACATTATATATGCACCGTTATAGTATAGACATGTTTTATCTACAATATCTGTAAATTCAAAAACATCTGTTAGATTATGTTCGAATACTGCAACTTGATCCATTTTTACTGGATTTAAGGATATTATTTTAAAAACTTGTATTGTGGACCAGTTTTCTCCTGTTCCTTTTGCCGGGTCTACTCCTAATACATATGATGCTCCTTCTTCTGGTTTTTCCCAAATTCTGAGTCTATCTTGTAAGTCTACAAACTCTGGTTCTTTCCAAGAGGCTAGAAGTGTTTTAATTGTTTCTGAGTTTAGAACTGTATTTGTTGATCCAATAAACTTAACTGCAAATTCTTGATTGAACTTTTGCATACCAAGATTTTTGATTTGTTCTTCAGCCCACTCTTCGTCTCTGCCTGGTACTCTTTCATAACTTACTTTTGTGGTTACAAAAGTATTTAGCCCAGCTTTGGCCTGTGCCCATATTCTATGGAATATATTGAATAGACCGTTTGGAGTTGAAATGATTATGATTTTTGCTTGTTTGGATGCTGAAATGGTGGGATAGTTAGCAGCCCAGAAGTCCTCAGCTGCTACACTTGGGACGAACGCAAATTCGTCACAACATAGTAGGTTCATTGACTCACCACGAAAGGCATCGGGTGAGGTTGCTGAAATAATTATTCTTGTTCCATTATCAAATGTAGTAAAAGTTTTAGAGTATTCTGTAACACCTGGTTTTAACCAAAATGGTAAGCACTCATACATTCTTTTGAGTCTTGATAAAATCATTTTGGCACTTGACTCTTTATTTGATACAATTCCTATATTTTTATCTGCATGAAAAATAGCATACCAAAGTACGTAAGCAGATACGATAGTTGTTTTACCAGATTGGCGAGAGCATAAACCTACATTAAATCTATGATCCTGAAACTTTTGAAGAAGCTCGATTTGATAATCATACGGTTCGAAAAATATTTCACCTCGGTCTGGGTTAACTATTTTAATATACTTCAAAAAATAATTAACACTTTGCATGCATTTTTGAAGTTCAAGTATCTGTTCTGGTGTATATTCTAGTTCTTCTCTTGGTCTTTTAACAAATTGTTGGTCGTACCTTATTGCCATTTCTGTCTCCCTCCCTAATTTATAAATTCAGGGCATAAAAAACCCTGTATATCTACTTAGTTATTTATGCGGATATACAGGGTTTTTTTATTCAGAAACGATCATTGTTGACCAAACATCCGGATTTATGCTACTACTGCTAATACTTGGAGAACCGGAAGGTGTCTTTGGTCCACCAAGTTTGGCTTTTCTTTCTACTTTATATATTAGTTTTTTCTTAGGACCATCTTTTGTTTCGAGATAGACATTCTTACCCCAAATATTTGCAATATGTTGTAAGGTCTTTTTACAGTAATCTCTTTTAAGATTAGCTCCGGACCATCTATGCGCAAGATATAAATGTCCCATCTGCTTCCAATTGCCATCAACGATGTCAATTTTTGGAACACCACTGTGAGTGAAGTTTAGTACAATCATTTCAGCAATCTTTTCAGCTCTTTGTTTTGTAATGACTAAGTCCTTTGTCACTGGGTTTACTCTTTCAACAAAAATGTAGAGTTCTAAATCATCTACCAAATCTGGGGTTAAATATCCTTTCATAAAGAACCAGTCAGTATGGGTTCTGACGATCTCAAACATTTTTTCTTTGCCACGCATTTCTTTAGTGTCCCAATTATCTCTTTCCTTTCTGAGTTCACAATTATCCCAATCTCTACCGTATCTACCTTTATCATATCTCATTACAATATCTTCCCACATTTTAGAACCAATAAGATATGGATTTAAAGCTGTTCTATGGGAGGCTTTTACAAGTGAGTTAGAAAAGTTATATTGAGCATGGTCTTTTATGTTTAGCGCTTCTTCTTTAAATAATCTACCCATTATTTTTTCATGCCAATAAGTTGCAAATCCTTCATTCATATATCTGGTTCTCATTTGAGGCCAGAAGTATCTACCTTCTCTTCTAAGTACTTCAAGAATATCTTTCTGCCAATTTTCAAGTGTTGTTGAATTATCAATAACATATCTTAACAAGTCCTCTGTTGGTTCAACAGGTGTTTTAAGTTTTAATGATCTCCAAAGTCTTTGATTGAATTGAGCAATATCCATGTCTTTATAGGCTTCATCAATAGGAACAATATCATCAAATTCCGCTGTTCTTTTTGTATGAGCTTGTTGTTTTCTTTGTTTAAAAATCCTTTCTCTTTTTTCAGTTTCAGTTTCATTATCAAATGGACTAGAGTGAAACTGAATTGAATGTGCGGCATCAATTATTTTTTCAACTTGATCTATGCCATACATTCTTTCATACTTATTGAATCTTTTTGTAGCTTCACTCATAAATGGAATAATATCTTTATTTGTATCTGCGAAGTACTTATTCATTGTGAAAAAAGCAACGTGACCAACAACATGAGCCATGACTAATGCTTGAACAGCAAAAGTGTTCTCTTTCATCAAGTATGCTCTTGATGGGTCTGAGTTTATGACTACTTCATATGGAAGTCCCGCGTGAACCTTTTCATGAATTGTTCTGAGTCTTTCATAGTCACGTCCATACTTCCAGTTTGAAATATTACCGGGGATTCGGTAAGCCATAATCTCTAGCATTTTCTGTGGTGGGATAATATCAAATTCAATATCGCAGAACTCAAGTCCTTCTTCTTCTGCAATTTGATATATTCTATCCTCTATTTTTATTAGTTGTTTTAGTTCACTTTTTTCCATCGTGTTCCCTTTCCATTTGTTCTCTTAGGATACCAGTCACAGCAAAACTCATCAGCTTATTCATTTCTTCTGTCAGTTCATCGGCTTCATTTTTCAAGTACTTTTCAATGGTATACCCTAATAGAGTTTTGAACTCACCATCTTCAAAAGTACAGTCATAAACATAGTCACCGTTTTCTAATTGTCTTTCGTTTAACATTTCCATTATTTTTTCTCCTTTTCAAATAAAAAGTGTTTAAGGGTTGGCCATACATGAGTTTTATTCCTAATAACTGCACACAGAAATCTACTCTTTTCATTTTTATAAAAATCAGTTTCTCTTTCGCGGTTATGGGAAAAATTCCATTTCTTTTTAATTTGTACCAGAAGAGTTCTCATTGCATTTCTAAAACCAAAACCATCTTCGTCGTGGTCAAGATCAATTTCAACATAACCTAACATGTTGATTTTCTTCTGAATCATTAAATCAATTTGTTGAACTGTTTTCTTGGTATCAAAATCTTCACCATCACCAACATAGATACAGTAAACATTCCACTCATTCAACGGATATTCTGTGTCAATCATGTAGTTAGCTTTTTCAAAAGCAGTAAAACACATGGTACCACCAGTTGTGTGAGTGTGAAAGAATGTATCTTCATCAACAATTTGTGCTTCTGTCGTATGTTGAATGAATCTAATATCAACATGGTCATATCTTTTCTTTAAAAACTCAGTCAACCAGAAAAGAAGGCTTCTACATAAGTACTTCTTTTCTGGACCCATTGAATAAGATACATCCATCATTGCTATAACTACAGCATTTGAATGGTATTCTGTGTCCTCTTCAATTTGTTTGAATCTTAAGTCATCCTCATTGATAACAATCGCATCTTGATCTGAATTGACTTCATTCTTTTCAATGAGTTCTATAGCATAATTTATATCGCCATATGCTTGGTTTAATGCTTTATAGGATGTTGGTTCATCAACTCCAGTTTCTTCCATGATAGCGGCGGATAACATGATATTTCTTTTAACTGCCTCCATCATTGTTCTTTTTTTATGAACCCTTGGCATGATGCCCTTTTTAGAAATTGTTTCGAATTTCCAACCCTTTGGAACAAGTTTTTTGGCAGTAGTTTTTTCTTCAATCCAAGGAAGACCAAGGTCCTCAAACATTATTTTGAGCAGATAGTCAATATCAACTTCTGCTTCCATATAATCTTCACCTCGTTGTTCACCAGGTTTGTGTTCACCAGGTTGTCCATCTTGATTCGGTCTCTGGTCGATAATATCACCAGCTTTTCCATCACCTTGTCCAACACCAGCAGTTGGTCCTTTATTATCACCGTGAACAAATCTATAATCTTTCATTCCTCTTACAGGTACTCGAACTTTTCGTTTCCCCTTTTTAGTAATGATTGACTCTTCACCTATAACATCACGGACATTTTTCCGAATAGCATCATCAATTTTTTCTTGATGTCGTTCGGCATCCTTTTTACCTTTCTCACTTAAATCCCAGTCGTCATGTAAAATAGTGGTGGCTACTAAGCCTAGTCCAGTAAGTATGTTCATATTTTTTCCTTTCCAAGGATTTGATTCTTGATTTCTACCATCCGATTGTGGACTTTGATATCCCCTTCATAGGTTCCAGTTCCGTACATAGTTGGATCGTGTCCGTTATTGGGATCATTAACCCAATCAGGAGCCAAGCTGAGCAAAAATTTGAAATCTTCCTTCGTTATGTAAGGCATTTCATTTACTCCTTTTCCTGTATAAATCCAGGTAATCTCTTTCCTTTTTTCTTTGGTTTTTCTTTTCGTAAATTAATTTTTTCTGCATTATTTATTATTGTGTGAATATCTTCCCAGGTTTCTCCACCTGTGGTGATAGTATATTCAATGGATTCGTTTTCTACTACAGTTAGTGTCACTTCAATTTTCATTATAATACCTTCCTATTTTTAAGCAATCCTTGGCCCACTCTTTGCATTCTTTGCTTGGTTTTTTAGGATCAACTATTAATTCCAAAGCTATCATAGCGGCAAAGCTATTTATTTTACTAACCTTATGGTCCTTTATTAGTTCTTTTATCAATTCAAATTTTCTTTCAGAATCCATCATTGTCTCCATTATTTAATTGGGGAAATCGGTGTATTATTGTTCCATCGTCATCCTCAACTGTATACTCAACAGTGCAAAAATTCATCATCCACCATATGCAAGTCATTATACTTCTTATTGCTACATAGGTTTCTACTAGAGCATTAAATAATGATATTGCTATAGTAGTTCCGGCATAAACAATTTCTCTTATTATTGTTCTTATCATTATAACTCCCAGTCAATATCTTTTTCAAAGTTAGCCAGTAACCAACCAAACATAACTGGTAAAGCAAGAGCTATTGGTCCTAACTCTTTAATTAATATCCAAATTGGATCAGTAAAAAGTGCTATTGTCCAAAAGGCAGCATTAATAAAAAATCCCATGTTCTTCTTATAAAGATTCATTTTGTTTCCTTTCATCATTATTTTTATCAGTTAACCATAATATAGCTAACCAGTCTCCACAAAAAACTATAAGCAAAAACACAAGCCAAATATTAAATGCGCTTATAACGAACATTCTTATTAATAACAAAGTGAAAATAAAATTTATTATTTTCTTATTCATAATCTTATTATATCATAACTCAGTGAGAATGTAAATTACTTCAGATAAGAAAACTCCGGAGGAAAACCTCCGGAGTTTTCACCTCCATAGCTCAACGGATATTTGTCAGTCTGCTATTTATTTTAACCTTCCTATCTCAATGAGCACCGGCCCGCTAACGGCAGTCTACTAAAGTTCCAATCTGCTATTTTTAATCTTCCTTACGTAATACCTCACCTATAAAGCTAAGAAGCATTGAACCACATTTATCACAATATCCTTTTTCTTTCAAGGTTTCCAGGGCCACCTCTCTTCTCTTTTTGGACTTCGGATTTGTGGCAGATGAGTCAGCAATTGAAAGTGATACAACATTTTTCAAATCACCCATCAACTTTTTCTCAATACCTTCTCTCAACGGATCGTAGTCCTTGAAAGTAAAGTCTTTGCCTCTACCTAAGAAGTCTGATTTATAAACGAAAATACCATTTCTAAATTCTTTTCTTGATTCCATTGGTACTCCGATTAGTTCTTCGATGGACCTCATGACTTTTTCATCTGGGTTATGATATTCACCAGTTACTGAATCAATGATTTGTTCATTTTTACAATAACCTTCGGCATTTATCATATACCTGTAAAATAGTTCCTGGGCTTGTTCATCATATGCCCATAAGAAAGCCATGTTGACTTCTTTCTTTGCCCAATCTTTATACTCGGATGCTACCGACTCTTTGTTACCAGTTAATATACTCATAAAGATTTCTTTATCTTCATCTGGAATACCAATGTGATGGTTAAAGTTATCTCTAAGTGATCTAATCATGTCAATCGGATTTATACACTTCCTTTCTTCTTTTGCACCAAGTGCTAAGTTAAGAGCATTAACAACAAATCTTGGAGAGATACCACTCATACCTTCACCTAGTTCTCTTCCTTCTTCTCTTAATTTCTTAATATCAATGTCGGTCTTTTTGAACTCGACTGGAATTTCACCGTTGTAGAGTTTCATCTTGGTGATTTTATTGCTAACTCTGGTTGACTTTCTCAATCTTGAAAGTACTGCAAACTCTGCGGCAACTCTCAATGTTCCAGGGGCGATATGGATATTTCTAAAGTCAGATTCATCAATCATTTTTTCATAAATCTTTATTTCATCATCTACTCTTAGATTCCATGGTACCTCTACTTTATACATCCTATCATGTAGAGCTTCGTTCTTTTTGTCTGATTTGAATGAGTCAAATTCTGTTTGGTTTGTATGACTCATAATCAATGTATCAATGTACATTTGTGGGAAACCAGGGGCCTTGATAACTTGCTCTTGAGCGGCGGTGATAAGAATATAGTGAAATTTAATATCTGCTTTTAGAATTTCGATGTATTCAATCATACCACCATTTGCAACTTGAAGCTCACCATCGAACTTATAAGCTTTTGGATCGGTTTCACCATATCTAGCCATCTTAGTCATATCAACTCGACCAATAAGTTCAGTAATGTCCTGTGATTTTGGATCACTAGGTTGGAATGTACCGATACAAATCCTTCGTTGTTCACTGATTCTAATTGTTTCGGTTGGTACCTCATGCCATTGAATTACTCCATCTTTGTTTGTGTATTTTTCATCCAACATTTGAGTACAAACCGGACAAAGATGGCCCTCGATTTTTATACCAAGTCGATCCTCCCAGTATGGTCGATCATCTTCTGGAATCAAGTGAAGAGGTTCCTCGTGGATTGGACATCCTGAGATTGCATATTTTGGAGTACAGTCCTTTTCAAGTCCTCTTTTGATTAAGGCAGCGATAGTTGATTTACCCGAAGAAACAGGACCAACCATGATAAAGATTCGTTTACCAGTTTCTGTTCTCCTTGCAGCGGCTTTCATAAATTTCATCATATCATGAATCGGCTCAAGAGTACCGAAGATTTTTTTCTTGAAGAAATTATATTTAACTAAATCCTCATAACCTTTAGTTTTTAACTCGTCTGATACTTGCTCTGTGCCCACCTTCATAATCATATTATAGATTCGACCAGGGGCAAAATTGCAAATTTCTGGTCTTTTTTCTACTTCAGCCAAATAATCAATGGTCGTTCCCTCCCACTTTTTGATACCAGTTCCTTTTTGCTGACCAAGGATGACCTCCATAAAATCGTTGTTCTTATCAAACATAACAGTTTTCCTTTCTTTTAGTTTTTTATTTTTCAATTTGTTTTAATTCTCCGTTTAGTAGTTTCATTATATCTTCTCTATTTGAGACGATAATATTTTGACTCGTTGGAGAACGGAATTTTGCTTTTTTGGATTCCAATTCATCATACTTATATTTTACCATAGAATCGCGAATTTGTAAATATTTTTTATAGTTAATGTTAGCCATTATTTCCTTACTCGAGTTCGTTACGGTATTTAAAATGGCTCCAGCAACCTCTACCATTCTTGCTGTAAAATTTCCACTTTCTAATTCTTGTTCTACCCTATCTAATATTCTATTCGCTCTGTCTATATTTTCTTTAAGTACTTCTTCCGGGTCAGTGTCTGAAACAAGGGTAAGACGATCCACTTCACTTTCTATGCCATCCATATCAAAGGCATCGGATAAATTATTTCTGTTTAATTCCATGCTTTTATAATCCTCCTGCACAGTATTTATATTATACTACAAAAATGGTTAAATGTAAATATTTGGCATAAAAAAAGCGGTGAAAATAAATTCACCGCCTTTTTGTTTGGTTTACTCTTTATTGTGGAATATTCGTTAATTGAATTAACTGGTAATATTCTCTTGCTCCGAACATATGGTTGTGAATCGCATAACGACTCATCAATCCTACTGTTGGATGGAATGAGTTTTCGAATACTGCTTTACTTGCAAGTAGTTGGATGTAAGGTAAATAAATTACACCTGTATCATATTCACTTGGGCCTTTATAACCCACTAGGAATTGATCTCTACTTTCAAAAGTATCACGGTAAACTACTAATCTTCCGTCAAGAGAACCGATCCTTGATACTCCAGTTGGTTGAGTTGTTACATCACTTGGAACTGGGGCAATTGTAAAAGCTGCCAGAGTTTCAAGAATAGCAACGGCTCTTGGATTACCTACGATCCAGTTACCCGATCCTCTACGTGTGTTGATTGCGATGTCTTGGCATCTACGTATAACACTGTGATAAAGCTCACGATAACGCTCCATCTCCCATCTACCTTTTACTCCTTGTGCCGAAGCTAAGAAGTCCCAGGTTGTGTCATAACCAGTAACGCCTCTGACTGTAGCGTCTATAGCTGCAATCAATTCACGGTCGATTTCTTGGGTAATTTCGTAAGCTAGAATATCCATCATTTCCTCTTCGAGATCAAGACCGTGCATAGCTTTCAAATCTTGAGCAACTTCAAGGGACCAACGGCTTCTTAGTTTACGGGTTTTTGCTTCAATCTGTACTTTTTCAACGGTCAAGTTGACTTCACGAATATGTGTACCAGATCCTACACCAAGTCCAATATCATTTCCTACACCAGAACCGGCCTTAGAACCTAAGGCTTCACCAGCAGAGGTGATATATGAACCTGAATAAGTAGAGTCGATGGTATTGTAACCAAGTTCTGTTACATTCGCAGTATAATTACCGGCTGTCGTACCTGCTCTGAACCTAAGCGCAAAAGCAAGACCAACAGGTCCGGTTAGTGGTTGTACACCAACTAGTTGATGTGCTACCAATTCTGGAAAAGTACGTCTAACCATCGGAACTGCGATTTTGTTAAACATACCAGAAGTTGGCCAATTAGCTAAGCCACGACCGTCACCAGTACCAAACGAGTCATTACCCCAAGCAGTTTGCTCCATGAGGTAGTTGTGTTGGTTTTCTAACATGATGGCAGTACTTTTTTGAATCTTTTCAGATTTAATTTTTCCGCCTTCATTTAGAACTCCTTCCCATTTTTTGACTAGGTCTCTAACGTCCATGTTGTTGTTTCCTCCTATACTATTTTACTTCTTTAAAATCTACCTTCTCTTAGTATCTTTTGATACTCTTTAAGGTGTTGTTTGAAGGGACTGTCCTCATTTAAGCCTTCATTGGCTTTTTTGTCTTCCTTCTTTTTCTTGTCTTCCTCTTCTTCTTCCTCGTCTTTCTTCTTTTTCTCGTCTTCGTCTTCCTCTTCTTCTTCTTTGTCTTTCTTTTTCTTTTCCTTTTTCTCGTCGTCCTCTTCTTCCTCGTCATCTTTTTCTTCTTTGTCGTCGTAAGCTTCGAGAACGATGTCAAATTTGCGATCTATTTCAGCCCTGTCTTTAATGCCAGAAAGCATTTCAAGAACTCTTTTCTTTTGGCTTTCAGTTAGACCATCGCATTTTCTTCTGAGATAAAGCTCAGATGCCAATTCTTGTGCGTCACTGATGACTTCAAGATTTTTAGCAATGTTTTCATCAAGGTCTGATCGAAGTTTAAGGATTTCTCCTTTAGCTTCTTTGAGTAAGTTTTTCACTTCTTCATCAAGCAATCCTTCATCAACGCTTAATCTGATTTTGAATTGTTCAATCAAGTCATGATATAACTCACCCTTCTTTGCAAATTCAAGAACTTTATCTGGAATTGTCATTTCTTCTTCCAAAACTGAGTCAACGAAGTTTGAAAACTTGGAAGTAATATCTTCTTTATATTCTTCAAATTTAGTTTCGTAGGACTCTACTAGCTGTTCCTTCGCTTCCTGAAGTTTGCTCTGTGACAGTTCTTGACCTTTCACTTCAATTAGTGTTTCAAGTCTTTCTTTTACTTGACTCTGATCGTCTTCGTTTAACTTATTAGCGCCAAGTATTTCAAGAAGTTTGTCCATGCTATTTTCCTCCTATATTATTTTATTCAATATGTATTTATGATACATACGTTTAGTTATAGAAACGTATCGAAAAGTATATGATTATTGATTTTAAATATTACTTTCAATATTTTTAATTACTTGCCAAATTTGTTTCTTGTGGTGTTCCTGTGCTTCTTGTATTGTTGGTTCCTTATCTGGTGATTCTACTTCCCAAGTTCTTCCTTCATATACACCATTAACCCATGATGGGCTATTTGATGGATCAGTAACAAGGTCCCAGGTAATTAAGTTAAAATCTTCGTTTACATACCCATCGTCTCCAACAGTTCCTAAACCTCTCGAACTAATACCCATCTTACCCTCTTTAATAAGAGTTTTTGCTATATTACCCATAGGTGTATCAAGTACTTTTGCTCTACCATATACGTCATTACCTTTCCACTCTAACTGTGTAGTTAAGATAGCAATTTTATCTGGGTTTACTTCCGGATTCGGTGGGTGACCTAATTCACCCCAAAGAGATTTACCAGAAACCTTTTCTTGAACTTTCTTTAACTCTCTTTCAAGTATTGATTTCTTATATCTTCTCTTGTTATTGTTTTCTAATTCTGCAGAGCTAAAGATACCAACAATGTGTGTATCACCTGAACTTGATTCTGAAATTTCAAAATCATGGCTAACTTCTGTAATAAGATGTGCTTTGGTTATCATTTTTTACTCCTCTTCTTCTTCTTGGTCCTCTTTTTTTTCTGGTTCCTCTAATGGTTCAATATCTTGTTTGAGTTCCAATTTATTTTTTAGATGGTCGTTTTTTGACTTTCTAATTTCCTTTTGTAAAATTTCTTTAGCATCCACAAACTCATCATTCTCAAAATGATCTAACGCTTTTTTAATTTGTTCATTATCTACTGGCATAACAGTTTTCTCCTCCTGTGTATTTATCTATTTCCAAAATGTTTACCATCCACCGCCGCCTTCTTCATCTGACCTGAATCCTAGCAGTTTGTCTTTTTTCATTCCATCAACATTGGCTTTGATTTCATCGTCATCCCACTTCAAGTACTTTCTCATTAAGTATGACTTACTCATTTCTTCTCTATCTGCTAATTGAGAGTAGTTGTTGAAACGAGAATCTAAGAAGCTTTGATCCATTTGTTCTTTGTATCTGGACGGTGGATTCATAACTACTTTTATTTTTTCTTCATCTAAACTATATAGTTTTTTAAGACCTTTAAATTCTAAGTGAATTAAAAACATATCAGTAAAATCCTTACAAAATTTCCTTTGTTGTCTTTCAAGGAATTTACTCCATTTTATTTCATCTCTTGAAATAGTACCAGTGTCACCTTGACCAAATAGAACATCTCCTGTTCTACTTTCTTGTGCTGCTTGGACACGTGAGGCTGGATATTTCAAAGATCGGTAGAGCTTTCTTGCGAAGTAGTAAATATCATCAAGCTCGGTAAAGCCCGGTGAGAATCCTCCAATGGATTCAATTTGACTACCTCTACCTTCAGCAGATTGTGGTAAGTAGAAGTTTTCAAGAATGCTCATAATTTCTGGTTCATTAGTAAGTGTGCCAGATCGAGGATCGTAAGTTTGTTTCTTACTCATCTTCTGTTTGATTTTCTCTACATACTTTAGAGCCTTATCTCTTGGCATGTTCCCTGTGTCAATTCTAAAAACGAATCGCTCGGGTGATCTTACTATTCTATATATTATTACTGATGTTTCTAATAATTTTAATTGGTTAAATGGAACTCTTGCTTTTTCAAGGTAACCAAAAATATTGTATCTACTTGATCCATAAATACCATAATCCACAAATCCTATTTGGTCGGGTTCAAATATAATTAAGTCATCACCATGTCTTTTTCTGGCCTCTTCAACTGTAGCAGGTTTTTTTGGTTTTGGTTTTAGATATTGCATATACAATATAATTTCCGAACTTAATGGATCATAAATGTAATCCATTGTTTCGGATGGTAATCTTTTAACGTGGATTATTCCATTTTTTGGATGTCTTGAGTCAATAATTCTTTCATAGAAAACTCTACCATCTACCATATAGTTATGGAACATTCCCCATACAAAATCATCCATACTTAGACGTTCGATGAAAAGCTTATAAAATTCTTGTCTTAAATTTTTAACTATGTTTTCATTTTTTTCTAATTCTTTATCAATGATTTCAAGATGGAAAACTTTTCCATCATCATCTTCCTGTGTTGCCTCATTTACTGCATCTTCAACAACATCTGCTATTTCTGTTTGGGATGCCATACTTCTATACTCCCAAATTCTTTCTACCTCATTTTCAAATTGTTTGTTAATGAGAGTATTATAAAACATATTGAATGACTGCAGTCCTACTCGACCAATGCCAGGCATATCAAGTACATTTTCCCAACCTTCACCTCTTGTTGCAAGAGTATCTTTTAATTTTGGTTTTGGTCTTTCCTCAAAAGCTCTTATAGCTTCATCCATTCTTTCTGGTTCTTGTCCCCATGTTGTTGGGTTATACCATTTTGCCATTTTTTTTCTCCTTTTACATGAACATATTTATACTCTAATTAGTTTTCTGGTTCCTTTTAGCATTTCTTTTGTTACACTTAAATCTTTACATGCCCAAGCATCCCACATATACTGATTGATATAGTTATAGCTTATATATCCATATCCATTTTGGCCCCAATTAGTACTCCAACTGTTTTTAAATTTCACTAATTTTTTGAAATCATTATAGCCTACAGCACATATAGCATGTCCACCATAACCATATTGTGGATTTGCTGGATCTTTTATTATTCCATCGGAACCAACATTAAATATTTCTGCGTAACATCCTATTCCTATTACAACTGGTGATTTTGATAAAGCTATTTTTAACTCATTTAGATTGTCTACTCTCCAATACGAGTCAATCAATGACCATCTTGCAACCAAGTTCGCCCATATTTTTGGTTCTCCATATACTTTATCATCATATGGCCATGCTTTTTCAGTTGGTACTCCAATACGTTTTAGTACTTTCATGGCACATCTAATTGACGTTCCTTCTTCATTTGGCCATGGGTCAATTTTTTTAGACATCCAGTAAATCCATGATTCGGATAAGTCATAGTACTTTTCGTCTCTATGGTTTTTCTTACCCTCTGCTACTTCTTGTGAATGTTCTTTTTGTTCTTGGTATTCTTTTAAAGCAGTAACAGCAAATCCAACGCAGCTTCCTAATCTACCTTGATTTTTTATTGGACTCATTTTGCTTATGTAATCTACTTTTTGTGGTAGGGTGTTAATTATATCTTCTAAAGATGGTGCGCTAAGAGAAGTTCTATAAGCGTAATCTCTAATATCTGATGGGTCTTTCCTGTAGTTTAGTTTATATGAGGTTTGATCTATTTTTCTAATATCCATTAAAATAATCCTTTATGTTTCTTCGTCAATTGTTGTGACTTCAAATTTTAAAACTTGCGTTGAGTTGTAATATACATTTTTGGGTGTTGTTGTTTCGAATCCTAAAGTTTCTGTTGAGTTGTAATATACATTTTTGGGTGTTGTTGTTTCGAATCCTAAAGTTTCTGTTGAGTTGTAATAACTTAGCTCTGTCATTTAATCTCCCAAGCAGAGTGGTATAACTTCTAGTTGTGTACAATGATAATAAATATAACCATCGCCGCTTAACATTTCCCAAATTATACTATAGTCACCTGTAGCGCTAGTAGTTATGGTTCCGATAACTGTCGATATTTGATTTCCTGAAGTAGAAGCAGATTGTCTTGCTACTATATCATTACCCTGACTATCATTTACTGTTACCCATGCAGCGCTTGGAGAAAAACTAACACCATCTTTATTTTCAATGGTTAATTCAACAGCTCTTATTTCATTTATGTTAAGTTCTTGATATGTTCTATCCGCCATTTACTTTCTCCTGGATTTCTTTGCTTTGCCCCTATTTCTTAATACACGTCTGAATTTATTTATCAACGTTGCTTTCACTTTTTTGCTAAAATCTTTATGCCATGTTGAAACAATCACTTTATCTATATCTTCAATAGGTATTTCTTTCAAGCTTTTTATAAAATAATTTGGTCTAAAGAAGTATCTTCTTACTGCAATCTGTAACCAAGGGTACTTTCTTTTTATTAATTCCCAAGTAAAGCGAGGATCATTAGTTGAAGCAAGTACTCTTTTCCATTCATTCAAAAATCTTTTTCTAACTGATCTTGGAATATAGGTAAAATTAATTGCTTGAAAAAAACGCCATTGGTGTCCAGTATTTGGATGAATACCTTCCAAAGCATACATAAGAATAATAGTAGGTTCTGGATCATTTTCCCATGATTGATATTTAAAGGTGTAGAAATATCCAGACTTCATTTCTACACCTTGAAATTTTTTATAGTATGCTCTTCTTATTCCCATTAATACCCATAAATATCGCTACGCATTTTTAATACTTTCCAAAAAAGATCACTACTCTGTTTGCTTAAATCTTCTGGTTTTGCTTTTCTCCAATCTGGACCAAGTTCTTTTTTCAAATCTTTTTCCAACTTTTTTGTCATTTTCTTAAGTTCTTTAATTTTCTTCTTATCCCAAGTCATACTTACATGCTGACCAATTCTTTTTTGTGCAAGATAGTGGTCTAATGCATCTATTTGAATACCTATAAAATCGGCTGCTGCTTGCGTTGCTTGTTTGAAAATTCCTTCACCGACTAATAGTTTATCTATTTTTTCTATTATATTCATTATTATTCCTTAATTACATCTACCACAAGTACTTGTGGTAAAATACCCATAATATAGGCTACATTTAATCTTGTATTACCCGCCATGATGAATTTATCTGTTCTACCTTTTAATATTATTGGCATGGGCATTTTAGTATTTGATTCAAATCCCTTTACTATTTTATCTACATCTCGTGGTGTATCATAATGACTTACCATTTTTCTAACGCCAAATAATTCATCATTTAATGATACATTACCTATCTTTTGTGCCTCACCTTTGAATAACTTTTTTACTTTAGCCTTTTTAAGTGCTTGAGTAAATTCAGGAAAGTCTTTGAATATAGGAAACCTAGCACCGATTGCTTGAGCGCGTGTTTTCCATTTTCTCTCCTCTTTCTTTTTATACTCAGCGAAGTCAGAGCTAAGAGATTCAGGTGTATAGTTTACCCATTTGGTAAACTTCTTCTGTTCTGATAAGTAATCTAAGTATCTCATTTTACATTTCGTAATTATTTTCCAACCAAACATTTATGGCTTCCATCATATCATCTTCCATTTTCATTGTTTGCATTGGGTCCATATCACCAGATTTAACTTCTTTAAATTCTTTTGCTACAACAGCCCAAAAAGCATTTTGTGCTTTCTGCATTGCTTTGCTAATTCTAGCTTGTTGTACTTTTTTCGTTTGAAAATATCTTGCTTCATTCAATACTTTTTCATATGCCTTTTGGATTCTTTCCTTTTCATCCATTGTTTATCTCCCGAACATCTCCTTTTCAGTTAGAAGCTTAAATCGGTAACCAAGTTTCTTACAGTACTGTTGTGCTGCATCGAACTTTGCTTGGTTGGTTAACCATGTGGCTTCCTGATGTAGTTTTGTTTTTTTTGATTGGCCACGAGTTTTTACTGGTGGTTTTGTTTCTTTGTTGGGTTTTACTTCTATGATATATTTTACTGGTTGTTTATTTTTATTCAATATGACTGCAAAGTAATCAGGAAAATATCTTCGTCTTTTTTGCTGTATTGGATCATAATAAGGAATAACATGTCCCTCACTTGACCACCTAACTACTTCTACATTGCAGTCGAGCCACTGACACATCATTCTTTCCCATGAACTTCTAACAATTATAGGATAACTACCAACATATTTTTCTGTAAATGTTGGTATGAATTGACCAAAATTTTTATTTCTTTTGCCCCTTTTAATCATCTCAACAATAATGCAAGTACTTTCATTTGTCTTTCTACTTGTTCTAGCTGACCTAGCAGTGCTAAATTCCTTGACGCAGGCACAGAAAGGAATCTTTTTTCATGTTTGCTTAAGGTTTTTTCTATAACCTTTAAAAGAACTTGTATTTTTTTCTTTGTATTAGTGTATTGTTTTGAATTTTCATCTGAGTCTGCTTCACTTAAATACTTATCCATTGTTTTCATATAAATTTCCTTACACGTTTACCAGTAGAGGTTTTTCCAGTTCTGGACATTCTTTTAGATTTTCTTTTATATCTTTTATAACCAGCTGTTCGTCTGTATCTCTTTGCTGATATTTTTATTTTTGATCTATTCTTTTTATAAGCCTTGCTTCTTTTACGTTTGTCAGCGGGGCTTATTCTTACTCGTTTAATTTCATCAAGTTCATCGTCATTTTCACCGGCTAACTCATCAATAATATCAACTAGTTCTCCGGCTTCCATATCAGTTAACTTATCTGGATCAAGTGAAGTAATAAAGTTGTACATTTTTTCAAGCAAAGCATCATCATTAAGATAATTGGCTTCTTCAGTACTTATATCTTCTTGTTCTTGAAGATACTTTTCTATTTTATCGTAAGTAGAAGTCATTTAGTCCTCTTCTTTTTTACCTTTCCATTCTTTATCTATCATATTAAAGAACTCTTTTTTCTTGCTATCATCTAATTCATTTGGTGAACTGACTCCATATTCTTTAAGTTTTTTACTAAAGAACTCTTTATATGTTTCTTCACTTAAGTAATTATCAATCTTTTCTAAGATTCTCATTTTTTTCCATTCTCCTTTTTTTCTCTTTTACCACCCTGTCCACCTCTGGTTGGATGGTATCTTGTTTTATCTCTACCAGTTGGAGTTTTAAATTTTCTTCCCATATTGGGTTTTAGTCTTTTACGTTTTCTACCATCGGACGATCTCTTAAGTTTAATTCTTGTTTTCTTTATTTTAACTCTATTTTGACGTGTGTACTTTCTTGAGTACTGTCTTTTTTCCATCGGAGTTTTGTTCGCTAACTTTGGAACCCTTTTTTGTTGTTCTGTTATTTCATCTTCAATTTTTAACTGGTCCAGGATATCCATTACTTCTTCAATTTGATCGTCTGAAAGAGAGTCTGGCTTCAGGTTCATAATGAAGTCAACTAATCTATCAAATATTTCTTGACCGTCATCCGTTTCAATCGGTTCACTAAGAAAGTTATCAACTTGTTCAAGTACATCGTACATTATTGTTCCTGTGGTGCTTCCTGTCCTTGTTCTCCTTCTTGTCCGGGTGGTGTTGTAAGTCCTGGTTCTTCTTGACTTATTCCTCTTGGATCAAAACTATGTCTTTTCAAACTTGGTATGACTTGTCCGCCTCTATCCATAGCAGCTACAACACTTCTAAGCGCAAGTATAAATTCTCCATGTTCTTTACTCATATCTACAAGTAGCTGATTCATTTTTCTTTGAAAAACAGGATTGTCATCTATTTCATCCACTCTCTTTTCTATTTTTTCAATAAACCCCTCAATCTTATCATCAAGTAAATGAAGTTTTGGTTTTAATTTTTCTTTTCCTTCGACTAGATAGTCTTTGAATTTGTGACTCATAGTAATCCGCCTTCCTCTAATTTTTTAATTTTATTTATAATTTTTTCATCTAGCAAATGTAGTATTTTATTTCTTTCTTCTTTATCCATTTCCATAACTTCATTTAACTGTATACCAGACGTAATAATCCCACTCCACACTTTATCATGTTTTTCAACTTCAGATATATAATTATCTAATTTATCCAACAACATATTAACTTCTCCTTTTATTTACCGAATGCACTTGTTCTTTTTTTCCACTGTTCATGTTCTCTATCTACTTCCCATTTTTCCAATTCTTTCTGTTTGCTTTTTTTCTTTGCCGCTATTGCTGCTTTTTCTGCTTTCCTTGTAATTTTTGCTGCTTTCTTTGGTCTTTCTTCATAGTACTCTTCTGGATGTTCTTTCTTCCATTTTTTAAATCCTTTTATAAACTTACCACTAATTAGTAGCAACCATATTAAACCGTAAACAATAATGACTCTGGCGTTAGCATCACCACTACTTCTTATGATCTTATCTATTTCAAGCCATACAGTCAAAGCTGGAAAAAATGATAATGCAGGAAATGCCTCACCCTTAATTAAATCCCAATAACGTGCCCAGTCTTCGTTTAATTCTGTTGACTCTTTCAGACTGGCGTTTATTTGCTTTTTTAAATCACCAATATTTTTATAGTTGGTGCCATAAGCTTTATTTATGATACCTAATACCTTATCTAAGTCTATCCCACCACCCATAGTCATTTGGTCTTTTTCCAAAAAAGCCACAAACTTCTTATATCCATCTTTAAACATTTTCATGACTGTATTAGCAGGCTTACCGGCAATTTTTTTAATTGTGTCGAGAATTATGTTCTCATTTATTAGTTGTTCTTCTTTTAAGTATTCATCAAATCTCATGGGCATTTTTCTCCAAGTATATTCTTATACCTATTTATTGTATATTTAGTAATTTTGTATAAATATTTGGTGAGTATAAATCAGGAGGAATTTTATTAATGAGGTTAAGAAGTTATCTTACAGAACTAGCAAGTGAATATGGTAAAGGTATCACTTTTATAGATATAGACGAAACAATTTTTAAAACATTCGCTATGATTTATGTATTGGATAAAGAAACCAAAGAAGTAGTAAAGAAGTTAAACAACCAAGAATTTAATACCTATAAACTTAAACCTAATGAAGAGTTTGAGTTTAATGAATTTAGAAATGCGGAAAAGTTTAATAAGACTTCTATTCCAATACCACAAACAATTAAAAGAATCAAAAGGATGTTTCAGAATATAGATCGCAGAGGATCAAAAGTAGTACTGCTTACTGCTCGTGCTGATTTTGATGATAAAGATACATTCTTAAACAAATTCCGTGAGGTTGGATTACCCATTGACCAGATGTATGTTGAGAGAGTTGGTAATTTTCAATCAAGACCAGAGATTTATAAAAGGATAGTCAAGAATCAAGGACAACCTAAGAGTACTGCTGATGCTAAAGCAAAAGTAATTACTAATTACTTATCAACTGGAGAGTATAGGAGAGTAAGGCTTATAGATGACGATATAAAAAATATAAAAGACTTTGTTGCTCTACAAAAGAAGGTCGAAAAGAACAAAGCGATTATGGATAAGGTAAGACAGATACATGGCATACCAGAAAAAGAAACGTTCCCACCAATCCAATTCTTTGGATTACTAGTAAAGCCAGATGGATCATTAAAAAGAGTGACAGGATAAGGAGCAAAAATGCAAATTCCAGAAGTTGTAAGGTTATTGCTTGTTGAGGGATCCGAAAAAACTTCCGATTTTATTAAAAACAAACTCAGTGAGACTAAATTTACAAGGTTTGAAATATCACATGTTAAAACTTTAAAAGAAGCTAAGAAATTTAACAAAATTAATATTGATATAGTTTTATTAGACTTAGTTTTACCAAACAGTGAAGGCATTGATACTTTTAAAAGGTTATATGGATACTGTGAGGATTGTCCTATTATTATTATATCTAAATATGATGATTTAGGATGTGATGCTGTAAGACATGGCGCACAAGATTTTCTCCCACCAAATGATATATTAACACCTGGTTTATTAATAAGATCAGTTAAGTATGCTATAGAAAGAAAAAGATTAGAATTAGAAAAATTACATATTCAAGGAATGTATCAAGAAATTGTAGAAAAAACACATGCTGCAATATATGAAATTTGTTTTAGAAGAAATGTACTTACTTATGTAAATGATGTTATGTGTGAACTTACTGGTTGGAGTAGGGAAGAGCTTTTGAAAATGAGTATAAGTGATGTACTTACTGAACAAAGCAGAAAAAATTGGATTAAGAGATATATGTTAATGTCACAGGGAAAAAAAGTACCAAATACTTTTGAGTATGAAGTTAAAATTAAAAATGGATCAACAGTTTGGTGTTTAATTACAGCTAGTTATAAAATGAAAAGAGGAATACCAGTTGGGGCTAGAGTTATAGCACTTGATATTACAGATAGAAAGTTAGCACAGATAGAAGCTATATACAAAGAAGAGCAGGTATATATTGAATTAGGAAAGAAGCTACAGGTTTGGAAACAAGAGTCTTTTATTACAAGACAATTACAAGAGAAACAATTACAAGCTATGGATGATCGCATCATGCATATAAGCAATGGAGTAGTTTAATGGTGGACCAATTTGATTTTATAGATCAGTTGTTTGGCACTCTTGAAAAGGCAACTGATAATAACAGCAAGACATTACAGAAACTTGTGGACCAACAAGTTTCTTTAATTAGTACAGTTGAAAAGATGCCAATAAGTGAAATTAAACAAGACATAAAAGATCATGTTGCTGCTGCATTTAATGAGAGAAAGGGCATTTCAGATAAAATTGAAACGAAAAGTGATTCAATATTAGATGAAGTAAAAGATTTAACTATAAAAGTTAAGCTTATGATTGGTATAGTTTCTGCTGCTGTGGTCATTTCCGGTATAGCATATTTTATCGCGAGATTTTATTTTGACGCAAAGTATACTAAAGAACAGCAAATAGAACGAGAAATAGAAGTAGAACTAGGACACGATGAAATAAAGAGACAAGTTATAGAAGCAATAAGAAAAGAGTTTAGAAAAGAATTTAAAGATTTAAGAAAAAATAATCCTGAGGCTGACAAAGTGGATCGAATACGATAAATATAGGTAAGAAATTAGTGGGGGGAAATTGTTATGAATATCAAGAAGTTGTTAAAACGTGAGTTAGATTTGCTCATAAGAGACGATAATGTCGGTAAACGAAATGATGCTACCGACCTTTCTATGTCTATAAAATTTAAAAATGGACATATACACCATGTCCTACCAAATGAACCATTGGCAACAGAGATTGCTGGGGACCTAATAAGTCATGTCAACATTGACATGTCTCCTACCGTTGGATCAAAACAACCACCAAATGAAGTAGTTTTCAAAAACAGACAAGCTATCGGTGATATTTTAACTTTCACTGCCGGTGTTAGAGATTTCAAGGCTACATATCCTGATACAAGAATTGGAGTTATATCTACTGCTATGCATATTTGGGACAACAATCCAAATGTAGACCTTCAATTCAGAGATTCTGAAAAAGTAACTGGGGTTGGACCTGGTTATTTAACTAACAAATCAAATACTTGGAACTATCATATGTGTAATGCTTTTAGATTAAGCATGGAACAAGCACTTGGGATTTCAATAACTCAAGGTGATACAAGACCAGATATATGGTTAACAGAAGAAGAGTATCATAGGCCACCGTTGATTGAAGGACCATACTGGGTAATAATTATAGGTGGTGAACCGGGATGGACAGCTAAGATGTGGCCAGAAGATAGATGGCAAGAAGTAATTGATTCACTTCCAAATATCAAGTTTGTTCAGTTAGGTATGGCAAGACATCCATATGCTCACTTGAAAAACGTGGTTGATTATATTGGTAAAACAGAACATAAAGATACTGGTATTAGGGATTTATTTAATATATTTTTACATTCTCAGGGTTCTCTTGGTCTTGTTTCAATGCATATGCACTTAAGTGCTGCTTTTAATAATCCATGTGTTGTGGTAGCTGGTGCCAGAGAGCCGGCGCACTTTACTAATTATATGGGTCATCAATATATACAGACTAATGGTGCCATACCAGAGTGTGCAGAGTATAAAGCTTGTTGGAAAACTTCATTGAAACCAGGCGGATGTAGTAACCATACGGACGATGTGCCAAAATGCGTTGATATTATTAGACCAGATGAAGTAGTCAGAGGAGTTGAGAAGTACTATGAAGGTGGAAGGCTACAATATGGTAGAAAAATTAATAATATATTCTTTAAGAATATTGTAAAAGAAAAGAAAGTGTTTGTTGTTCCAACAACTACACCATTGGATAATGAAATATTGGAGAAACATGGATTTCAATGGGGTGGTGGTAGTGTTACTGATAAAGATTGGATTTTTTTAAAAGAAATATTTGCGAAAGAGAAAGTAAAAACAATACTTGAATTTGGTGCTGGTCTTTCTACTATATTATTCGCTAATACTGTAGATAGTGTTGAAACATATGAAACTCAACCAGGATGGATTAAGAAGATAAGTAGTATGGCTCCAGAAAATTCCACGATAAGACACTGGAATGGTAGAATAGTACGTGAGAGTTTGAAAGAAAAATATGACTTTGCTTTTGTTGATGGTCCAGCTGGAGGAGAGAACAGAGAATGGTCAACGGAGTATGCTTCAAAACATGCTGACTTAGTGGTAATTCATGATGCCGGTAGAGTACCAGAAAGAAAGTGGCAGGCAAAATATCTTGAACCAGAATTTAAATTAGCTGCAAAAGGTGGACATCGTTGTCATTATTGGAAAAGAAAAAAAGAAATTACGATAGACACAAGTAAACCACTTGCTCGAATGGTTACAACAGCACGAGGATGGGGTGGAAGCGAAAGATCAACAGTTAAAATAATGAATATGTTATTAGATAAAGGATATAGAGTTGACTTAGTGCCAAAAGCAAGTGTTTCTGGTGAGTACTTAAAGAATATTCCAGAGGGAGTTAATACAGTCAAGTGGGATCAATTAAGTATGCCATCAGACTTAACTGTACTTTACTGTAGTGATATGATTTGGAGCTTTAAGGAACAGCAATGGGATATAATGGAGGAGCTTAGAACAGATAGGAAAGTAATGATACTTAATTACCAGCTTGGTGAGGCCGGTAAAGTACCATGGACACTTGGTTGGGATAAGTATATGTTCTTAAATAGCACTAAAGAACAAGAGTTATTGGATAGGATTCCAGATGCTTATACAAAAGTACTACCACCACCAACTGACTTAACTGAGTTCTTGAAACAAAAGATAGATTATAATTTTCCATTGAAACTTATCAGACATAATTCACAAGGTGATGCGAAACATCCTGATTATACAAACAATATGATTAGAGACGTTATGAGAATTGACTCAAGTGTTGAGTTTCACTATATGCCAGCTTATTCAAAATGTATGGATATGCCACAAGTTTATAAGTATCCTAAGAATAATCCACCAGTCTATGAGTTCTTATCAAAAGGAAATTGCTTCTGGTATCACTTACCACCAGGTTACCAGGACCAAGGTCCAAGAGTCGTGATTGAAGCGATGGCTTGTGGAATGCCAGTAATTGCTGACAATAGATATGGTGCTAAGGACAGAGTAACTCCTGAAACTGGTTGGCTATGTGAGGAATGGGAAGACTACTTAGAGGTTATAAAAGAAATTATAGATAATCCTGAAATTATAAAGATTAAAGGTGAATCGGCAAGAGATCATGCTAAGAAAAATTTTGTCCCGGAACGCTGGATTGAGGAAATTTTAGGAGAAGTAATTGGAATTAGTTAAATGTAAATTTGTATGAGGAGATGATAAGAAATGAACAAATATAAAGTAAAATATTTAGATAGTGGAAATGAAGTTGAAGATGAAGTTGAAGCGGAATATTTTGAAATTGCTGCATCGGATGGGAAATTTGCTGTAGTATTTTATAATAATTCTGAGAAGTCAGTTCACTCTTTTACTCATTACATTTCAGTTAAAAAACAATAGGTGAAGTATATTAGATAGATAGTAGACAAATAGACAGAACATAGGAGAAAGAATGATATTAAAGATAGAAAGATATAATAGAGGACCGAAAAACGAGAATGATGACCAACGATATTGGATGTTTGATAGTGTAAGAAAATATAGTTTATCAAATCCAATTAGAAAGCAGCAAAAGACGCTTGCTGACCATGATTATGATGCAATATTTATGGATATGGTACAAACAGATTGTACTTGTGATAATGAAGATGAATGTGATTCTTGTATATATTACAATGTGCTTATATGCAGATTGGATGATGGTAGCGAGTATAGTATAGCATTTGATACAGTGTGTTATGTATTGAATGATAATGGTAAAACCATTGAAAAAATAGTAGCAAATTATTAATAGATAAATGTCTACTATCTATTTTTAAAATAAAAAGACCGCATACCTTGCGGTATAAAAATTGGAGGAAAAATGAAAGAACAATTAGAAAGATGGTTAAAAGAAATTAGTAGGTGGGGCCGAAACGATTATTTTATGCAGTTGATGGGTGAAACAAGTTCACCGGATGAATATTTAATAATGATAAATTTTTATACTCGTGATAATCTGTATAGGATAACGGCTAAAGATAATAAGAAAGAAGATAGAACGTATTTAGGATGTACGGTGTCCCGTAGAAAACCAAGAGCAGGAGAAGATTGGACAAGAGGTAGTGATTTACCTGACGGCGCGTTTACCCAAGAGACATGGGATAAAATAAAAAATAGTATAATTAGTTATGAGTTAGTAAAAATAATTAAACCTGTAAGGAGTAAAACTGACGATGAGAACATCATATAAAGAAAATGACTTCGGTGAAATATTTTATAAGTTAGTAAGATCATATAAGCCAGAAACTGTAGTTGAGCTAGGTATACTTGATGGATATAGTACTCTTCATATAGCAAAAGGACTATCTATGAATGGTAGTGGTCATCTATATGGATATGACTTATGGGATGGATATGAGTATAAGCATGGTGATATGGATCAAGTATATGAAATGCTTTTAGATAATAGAGTTAGCCAACATGTAACCATGTATAAGGGTGATGCCTTTGAAGTGTACGTAGAGTGGGCAGATGAAACAATTGATTTTTTACATGTAGACATTAGTAACGATGGAAAAGTTATCAGAGAAATTATGGAGTTATGGCATCCAAAAGTTTCTGGAATGATTGCATTTGAAGGTGGGTCAGCAGAGCGAGATAATGTTGATTGGATGAGTTTATATGATAAAGAGTCAATAATTGAGGAACTTAGAACAAATGAAATAGTAAATGAGAATTATGTTTACTATACTTATAAAGAATTTCCATCAATGACTATAATGTTTAGGAGATAGTATGAGAAGTTATGAGGAAATGTTAGCATTACATAAAGTTGATAGACCAGATAAAGCACAAGATAAAATAATGAGTGAAGTAAACTTGTTTCCTCTGAATGCTAAGATTGGATTGATTTTTACTTGTCATATGGGACATATGCCGTATATGAAATACGCCTTACAGCAGTATAGAAAAATTGAGGATATGTTTATAGTTGGTGCATATGATAGTAGAATAGTTACACCAGATACAGATAAGAGAAGAGGTTTTCCATTTCCAGATATATGGTATCTAGCTCACATGTGGTTTACTAAACATTATACTTGGGGTGGACATCATAAAAGGCATGGATGGATATGGTTACAGATATATGCTTCGTCAATTCTAAGACAGTACAAGAATATAAAGTACATATTCACTGCAAATGGTGATTGTGTATGGGATAGACCGGAAGGAGTAAATGAAATTATTGAAATGCTTGGTGATAATGATTTCATGTCTGGTCAAAGTCAAACACGTGAAACGGATGGATGGGAATTTATTCATACATGTTCTATGGTATTTAAAAGAGATGCGTATTTTGATTTTATAGATTTTATTCTTGATATGATGCCTGATTCTAGTACTGTTTCTTTTAGTCCTGAGTATCTTATTCAACTATGGACAAAGGAACATAATATAAAGTGGGACCATGCTCCAGTTCAACCATATTATACAACTGGTGAATTTAAAGGTCGCCATGATACATATTGTGAAGAAGGTGGACCAAGTACTTGGAGAGATGTTCTGGGTTTTAGAAATCTTGAATCTGAAAAAAATTGGCTGTGTAGTAAACACAAAGAGCCTTTAGATGTAAAGTACTTTGACTTGAGAGATATTAAATTATATTACCGTGACCATGATAAGAATACTTTAGTTAATTATTACTTAACTGGTGATGAACGGTATATAAGGATGTGGTGGGATCAAGACCCATATGAAGTACCAAGAGAAATTAGAATTGAAAGGATGAAGAAAAATTTGGAGGATTATTAATTGTGAGATGTGTAGATGAGTATCATAAATTTTATGAACAGTCAAGATTGTGGGAGCAGAGTTATTGGTTCGGAATACCTATGTGGAAATTACCTTTCGATGCTATGGTAATTCAAGAAATTATATATCAGTTGAGACCCGAATATATAATTGAAACTGGAACTGGACATGGAGGATCGGCTTTATTTTATGCTGGTATTTGTGAGTTACTTGGTGAAGGAAAAGTAATTACTATTGATATTGAACAGAAATTAAAACCTGTTGATATTTCACAACATGAATGGTCTGATAGAATAACATTTTTAAGTGGGTCAAGTACTAATGAAATAATATATAGAGATGTAGAATACTTATGTAAAGGTAAAAGAAACTTAGTCATACTTGACTCATGGCATTCTTATTACAACGTATGTAAGGAACTTGAATTATATGAGGAAATTGTGCCGGTTGGATCATATATTATAGTGGAAGATACTCATGTGAGCGGACACCCTGTGGAATGGGAACATGGGAAAGGACCATATGAAGCAGTAGAGTGGTTTTTATCTACAAGAGATTACTTCGAACCACAGTACTGGTGTGAAAAATATATAATGACATTCAATCCGAAAGGATATTTAAGGAGGACGAAATGATACCTTTATTTAAAGTATTTATGAGTGATGAAGTCACTCCAATATTAAATTCAGTTATATATTCTGGATGGATAGGACAAGGTCCTAAAGTAGTTGAATTTGAAAAAAGATTAGGAAAACAATTTGAGAATGATAAAGTACTAGCGTTGTCAGCGGGGACTCATGGTTTGAGCCTTGCTTTGAGATTGGCTGGTGTCGGTCCGGGTGATGAAGTCATAACAACCCCACTGACTTGCACTGCGACAAACATGCCTATTCTTATGAATGGAGCGGATATTGTCTGGGCTGACATCAAGCCAAATGATTTAAATATTGACCCACGAAGTGTTGAGTCAAGCATTACTGAGAGAACTAAAGCAATAATGGTGGTACACTGGGGTGGTTACCCATGTGACATGAAGGAAATTTATGAAATAGCTTCTAAACATGATATAAGAATTATAGAGGATGGTGCTCACGCTTTTGGTTCTGTTTATAAGGGATGTGTAGTGGGTAGTTGTGTATATTCTGATTATTCAATGATGAGTTTTCAAGCAATTAAGCACTTGACTACAGTAGATGGAGGAGCACTCTTCTTAAAATACATAAAGGATTATGAGCGAGGTAAGTTACTAAGATGGTATGGAATTGATAGAGAAAGTCCTCGAAAAGATATGAGATGCGAGGAAGACATTGTAGAGTGGGGATATAAGTATCACATGAACGATGTTTGTGCTACAGTTGGTCTTGGTAATTTTGATGATGCATTGGAAAATGTTGAAATTGCAAGAGCTAATGCTAAGTACTATAACCAAGAATTATTTGGTGTTCCTGGAGTAAAAGTAATTCAAACGAAAACAGATAGGCTTTCATCTTATTGGATTTATACATTATTGGTAGAGGACAGAACTTCGTTTGCTCATATGATGGGAACAAAAGGAATTTCTGTTTCAAGAGTACATGAACGAAATGATAAGCATACTTTTACAAGAAAGTATAGTAAAGAATTACCTGGTTTAGAATCAGTTATTAATGATATGATTTGTATACCAGTAGGTTGGTGGTTAACAGAAAGCCATCGTCAGTATATAGCTGAAACTATAAAAGGAGGTTGGTAATATGTTAGAATCTTTATCAAAATATTCACATGATTCTTGGTCTGGATGGATGAAATATTTATTTGAAAAATCAGTTTTAAATAGTGATGGTACAGTTACTATTCCAAAGTGGGCAGTAGATAGATGGAAAAGACAATTTGATACAGAATATATTGATTTATCAGAAGAAGAAAAGGAATCAGATAGAGAGCAAGCAAGAAAAATTATTAGAATAATAGAGGAGAGATAAAATGTTTGAGGATATAATTAATGAGGGAGATTTTGGATGACTAAAACATTTAAACACTCTGGTGGTGGCGGTGATATGATCTATGGGTTAGCTACTATGTATAATTTGGGCGGTGGTGTTCTTCACCTGAACTTTGATAAAAGACTTAAATTTTATTATGATCTTCTACTAAAACAACCTTATATACAGAGGGTTGAGCATCATATCAGAGTTACTGGTAAATGGAAATTATTTGAATGTGATTATAATTTGGATTTATTTAGAGAGCAACCTTTCAATGGTGGATATACAATATTGGAATGTCATATGATGGCTATGGGTATAAAATTTGATTTGACAAAACCGTGGTTCTTTAATGTTGAGCCAAAACACGTTGCTGATATTGTTATTAATGATACAGGTAAAATAAGGTGGGAAGGAATTACCGTTGATTGGGAACAATTACGAGGATATGAGGATAGAGCGGTATTCGTTGGACTTGATGGTGAGTATAAAAACTTTTGCGAAAATAGAAACTACAAACTTCCTCATTATAAAATTAAAGATGCTATGGAGTTCGCTCAAATAATCAAAGGATCGAAACTCTATTTGGGAAATCAATCAACTGGGTTAGCAATAGCTGAGGGATTAAAACATCCAAGGGTTGCAGACTTATATTTGGGTAAATCAAAACAGTTTCCAAAAGGTGACAGAGGTCATTATAAACTTAATAAAGATTTGATAAGGAGATATTTAGATGCGTAAATTATTTTTTGTTTTTGGTCCAGAAAGTGCAGGAAATCATGTATCATCATTAGTATTACAAACAATGGGATGTTTTTGGAAAGAACCTCAAAAATTAAATATAGATGTGTTTATAAGAGGCGAATGTACTTTAAAAGATGTTACAGATAATGAAAATATTGTTTTAAGAAGAAGTGTTCCTTATGAAAGAGAGTGGACCAACCCTTCCGATGTAAGATCATTATTTGAAAAAGAAGGGTATAAAATGTATACCATTATTTTACAGAGGGATTGGATGGCAACTATGTTATCTCAATATTATCATAGATCAACAAATGTTGAAGAAGCATGGGATACATTGGTCAAAGGTGAAAAACATATTGCGTCTTATGTAAGTAAAGGTTTACTAGATCCTTTCTATATTTTGAATACATCAACTTTAATGAAAGATCCCGAACCAGTTATAAAAGGATTAGAAATATTTACAGGATTAAAATGGCCAAAAGATATTCCTTATCAAAAAATGATATACGATGCTGATGCAGGAAGACATCAGTTATTATTAGATAGAGGATTCAAGTCTATTGATAGAGTAGATCATAAGAAATACTTCAAAAGACCCAAACCATTGGTGTTAAGATAATATGGTCATTAAAAGTAATAGATATAATTTGAATGATTTTCCTTTAAGATCAAAAGTAGCAATAATTGTAACAAGTTGGGATGGACATAGAATGTTTCTAAAGAGTACTTTAGAAAATTATATGCAAACTGGAGCTTATGTAATATGTAGCTATGACGCTAATCCAAATCATCCAAAACAATATATGATGGGAATACCACATTCTTGGGTATTTAAACATAGAACATTTGGCGCGGATAAAAGAAATGGGTGGCTCTGGGACGTTCTATATGCAGGGACAATACTGAAGTCGTTCAATAATATTGAAACTGTATTTACTGTGAATAGTGATTGTGTATGGGAGAAACCACAAAATATAAACGAGTTAATTAAATTTCTTGGTGATGATTGTGATATGATGCCTGTAACTAGTAATGGAACAATCCATACTTGTGCTGTTATGTATAAGGCACATATATTTCAAAAATTTGTTGATTGGGTTTCTTTATGTTTAAAGAATAACTTACCAGAATCTTATAGTCCAGAAGGCGTGATACAAGATTTTGTCAGTAAGAATAACATTAAAAATATGTCAGCGCCACTTCAACCGAGGCATCCAAAAAAACATAGATATAGTGGTCAAGTGGATCATTATAGTTCTTCAAATCAAAATAGTACTTGGAAAAATATATTAGGATATAGAAATCTTGGCGCTGAACTTAGACAATGTTCATTAGAACATTTAGAATCACCTCCTAAAAAGTACTTTGATATTAGTAAAGTAGAATATTATACAAAGCATGAGCATGTATTATTAAAATATTTTGAAACAGATGATAGACGTTGGCTGTATAAATATTGGGCAGAGGGCGAGGACTCATATTGGAATAGAAGATATTATCCAATAGAGTATTATGGGGATAAACCTTTACATGATGACTTCAAAAGAGAAAAACTTGGTCCGCCTTCTGAAAGATTAGGACATTTTGATAGAGTAAATTATGGATCGTTTATATTAAAGGATGATCTTTACTATAGTAAGTGGAAAAAAATTATTAGGGAGTAATGATGACGATAACAAGAAAATATGTAAAAAGCTTAAAACCAGGAAATGAAAAGAAACATTTGAAACTTATTTTAAATGATTATATGGCCAATGATGAATGGGCTGTAAAAGCACTTAAGCCGATTGGAGTACTTATGACTGCTCATCCAAGTACGAGACCATTTCTAAAAGCGTCTATTGAGACACATAAGAAATTGGGTTATTGGATTACTTTGGCATATGATAACTACTGGGACCCGAAAAATAAACAATCAACTTATGACATACTTATGCCAAAAAGGGAAGTATTCGACCAAGTTGATACGTTTATAATACCTCACCATCAAACATGGGGTGGTGTGCTATATCCATACTTTTGGATTTTGAAATTTGGTTTGCATACAATGGGTGCATTTGAATATGTTTACTGTACAAATGGTGATTGTGTTTTGGAGAAACCAGAAAACTTCGAACAAATAATTGATATGCTTGGTGATGGTGATATAATAGGTTGTGGTTGGGAGAAAACTCCACAAGGAAAAGAAATGTTTAACACAACAGCTTTTCTTGCTAAGACTACAGCTGCTCAAGCTATGATGAAACATTTTCAGGATCACTTAATTCCTTTTGATAATTATGAAAAGTATGCAGAGGAATTTGGAAATACGGAGTCGAGATTTGCATTAGCGATTAAACAATTAGGACTGAAGTTAGTAAAAGTACCAGAGAATCCATATAATACTCAATCACATAAGCCTGGTCATGGTACATGGTATAAAACTATTGGATTTAGACACATTCATGGAGAATGGGGTTATGGAAATAAATACAAAACAAAAATACCGTGGAAATATATAGATGAAACATATATGAAGAAAAGAGTTAAATGAATAACATTTTATTTTAAAAGTATAAATATAAACAATAAACGTAATGGAATGTAATAAATATGGAATGTAATAGATGCACCATATGTTGTAAACAATTACAAATAATAGACACAGATAGCAAAGAAGGTGATCTCTGTCGATATTGTGAAGAAGGTGTTGGTTGTAAGATATACTCTGAAAGACCAGAAGCATGTAAAATATTTGAATGTTGTTGGAAACAAATGAAAATTACAACAGAAGAATTAAGACCTGACAACTGTGGAGTATTGTTTGAGAAATGGTCTGATAGAGTTATAGTTGGTTCAACAGAAACTAACTTATCAAAATTAATTTTTAATCAAATAGGATATTTTCAAAGGGAGGGTATCTCTATTTTAATAGTAAATCAAAATGAAAAAACAAGAACGTTTTATTTAGCAGATGGTCATACGACACAATCTGTTGAGGAGGATATTAAATGGCGGCGCCAAGCTATACAGAAGACCTCACAGACATAGCCACCGGAGATGAAGCTTCTGGTTGGACTAGCTTTAGCACTAACGATCAGGGGCTCCCATCATATGAAGATGCTGATTATCCTTACATTCAAGGTAGTTTTGCTATTACTCAAACTTGTAGTAAGAGTAAGACTCTTGCTAATTTAGGTTTTGATTTTGGTCAAGCTATAAATCTTCCTACGGATGGTGCTTTTCTTGTATGGCAATTATTTGCATCACCTTTTGCAATAGATGATTATGTAGGAACATCAACTACCTTTGGTGGTATGCACGTTCTTGTAGGTGCAGATGATTCTAACTTTGGTTGGTGGGATGTTGGTGGAAGCGATAAAACTCCAAATCCTTATGGTGGATTTCAATGTCATGCTGTTAATACTACTGTTGCATTTGATAGAGAAACAGGCACATATGTATCAGATCAAGTTGTTGGTGCAGGTGTAGCACTTATAGCTTTCCCATCAAAAGGTGAACCTCATTCAGTTGATGCTATGAGATTTGGAAGGTGTAGCGCTATATTTGAGGAGGGTGATCTTGGAAATGGTTATGCTACAATTCCTGGGTTTGCTCTTGAAAATGATAACCAAATTAATAGATGGGGATTGATTCAAGAAGTTGGTGGTGGTTATTTATGGCAAGGTAGAATGTCTCTTGGAACTGTTGCTGCTTCAGCAGACTTCAGAGATGCCGACAGAACTATATTTATTAAATGGACTCCAAAAGTTACAGCAAACTTCAATTTAATTGAGATACTTAACGCAGATAGTAATATTGAAATGACAGGTTTTACATTTCAAGTATTAGATGTAACAACTGCATCAAAAGGAAGATTTTTAATGACAGATGATGCAGATGTAGCAATAGATAAATGCACATTCATAGATATGGATTCATTTATATTCAATGTTGGAATTAATACAGTTATTATTAATGATACAACATTCCGTAGATGTGGATTAGTAACTCAAGGTGGAGCAACATTTGATGGTTGTTTATTTGATGAACCATCTGGACCTGTTGGTTTTGAGGTTACAAATTTAAATGTTGTTGATGACTGTGTATTTAATAGTGATGGAACTGGATATGCCATGGAATTAAATGCTTCAATGGCAGGTAACAGTTATACAATGTCAGGATGCTCATTTGTTGGTTATGCTGCTACATCTGGAAGCACAGGAAATGAAGCGATTTACAATAATACAGGCGGAACTGTTACAATTGCTGTTGGGACAGGACAAATCCCATCATGGCATGATGAACCTGGATCAACAACAATAATTACTGCTTCAGTTCCAGTTCTTATTCTAGTTAATGATGAAGCTGGAGATCCAATTCAAGATGTTCAAACAGCTGTTTATAAAACTTCAGATAGAACAGAACTTATTAATCAAGATACAGATGTAAATGGCGAAGTAGATGTAGGTTATACAGGTTCGACGCCTGTTGATACCGAAGTTAGATGTAGAAAATCATCATCTGGAGCAACAAAATATAAAAATTATAGTTCGCTGCAAACTATAGCAACAACAACTGGGTTATCTCTTGCAGTTACGATGATAGTGGATCCAAATAATAACGCAACATCGTAAATAATAACGCAACCGCATAAATAATAAAGAAGAAAAAAGTATTATAGGAGAAAGAGAAAATGGCTGACGCAACGATTTTAAATGGTGATATAGGAATTAACTATCTCGCTAATAACAGACAAAAACTAATGTATTGGATTGGCGGAACCAATACCTCTTACACTATGAATGAATTGTACTCTGCAATGGCAACATTGCTTGATGAAACTGCAACAATTGATAGTGGAACAGCATTCTCCGCTGAAACTCCTGTTGAATATACAACAGGTAAAATTGATTCAGGAGATACCGAACCTTGGTTCATGTCTTTTGATTTAATGGAAAAAATTACTGCTGGCGCGCTAAGGACTTCTGGATGGACCAGAGTTACCGGTTCTAATACAGGTATTATTTGTGTTCCAGTTGATACAGGTGGAGACATCGTGGCTGGTGATAGAGGATTTGATATTTCAGGTGGCACAGATGGTAATGGTACTCTGTTAGAGTTCATTGATACTGGTGCAACCTGGGATTATTTAATTATTAGACCGGATAGTTCTGATGCAGGTGATGATTTTACTGATATAGACCAGGTAATAACATGTAATACACATGATGCCGTTCAATGGGATACTGCGGCAAGTACTACAGGTGAAATGATTTGGGCTAATCTATACTCGATTGGTACTATTGATGCAAATGTTCACCTTTACTTATATCAAGGTGTTGCTTCCGATGATGCTTTAAGAAATAGAGTATATTCATGGAACGATGCAACACAAGACTGGTATGGAAATAGTCATATTGATATTTGTGTGGCATTAAAAAATATTGAGTCAAGTACATGGTCAATAATTGATGATGGGTATGTTACTTGTTTCGCTCGTAAGTATGGTGACTTATATGCCTCATTTGAAGTTGCAAACTCAACCACTGCTGGTGGTAGAAACCCAATTCCACTTCAAACTTCCGCTGACCTTGATAATACAAGTGGTATTAAGATTGTAACTACTGGTGTTTTTTCTGATGGACCATATATAGTTGGTGAAATTATTACTGGTGCTGTTTCGGATGCTCGTGGTATTGTAACAGCACAAGTTGATGGTGCATCAATAACTTATATTCCTATTGATGATCCACAATTAGAATTTCATAGTGGCGGTGCAGAAGTAATTACTGGTGCTATATCAACTGCAACAGCAACAACTGATGCTTCACCTACCGATACCGGACCTGGTGAGAATACTTGGTTTACAAGTAATACTACACCAACGGTTACATTTACACATGTTACTTTCGATGTTGATGATGATGGTACCACTGAAGATTATGGTATTACAATTAACTGTCAAAATAATCCATTAACAGAAGTATATGAATGGTTAAAATATGCCACAAGAAATGGTGAAGTAACAGACGACCTTGATGGTATTAATGGTGAAAGATACATTGGTGGTGAAGTCTACTTAAGTTGGACAGGTGCGGTAACTGCTTCAATCGCAGAAGGTGGAGATGTTACTCAAGCAGGTACTGGTGCTACTGGTGTTATTATAGCATTTGATGATACTGAAAAAGTTATATTACTTAGAGATATTCGTGGAACATTTAATACTACGGATATTGTAACAGATAATGATAATGGTGGTTCTGTTAGACCAGATGGTGCGGCTGTTACTTTTGCCGCAAAAACTGCTTCTCCATTAGGTACATTCGCTGGAGGAACTTTCTTTGGTGCACGTGGTGTTCTTCTTTCAAGTTGGATAAGTGCAGACGAGAACTCATTTCTTCTAACTCCAATAGAAGGTGGTACAAAAGAAAGACCACAGGCTATTACCATTGAAGTTACAAACCTTGAAGGTGGTCCTACAAGTGCTGCTGTACATGATAGAGTTAGTGTATTCCGTCTTGATGGAGCTGGAGGAAGTATTGTAAAAGCTGAGTATAACGCAGCCGGTGGTGAAGCTCCTGGAGATTCAACAGTTACTGTTTCTGGTGGTATTGCTCAGGACGTTCCTGGAAAAGTGGTAGGTGGGTGGTTAGTATTAGTTGATGCTCCATCTGCGACGGGTGATGAATATAAAATAAGATATTCCTCATGGGATGTTTCAACATTTACACTTGCTAATGTTTCGGCGTTTGCCGCAACAGCTACAACTACTCCAACAATAGTAACATATGATGTTGGTAGTTTTATTACTGATGTAGAACGAGGTGATTTAGTTTATAATAATGATGTTGGTTTGTCGGGATATGTTAAAACTGTTGATAGCGATTCTCAATTAACACTTGAAGGAGAAGGAATTGCTGGTCAAAATGATGGTGATATAATTGAAATAAATTCTGTTCCTATAACAGTAAAATCAACAGATTATGTTTATGTTCCATTTATTGATAGGATTGCTTCAGCGGCTCAGGAAAGTGTTTCTATTATTTATATATCTCAAATATTCTTTAGAGTTAAAGTTAGAAATACAAGAGCGACAACGAAGATAAAACCATATAGTTCAGATGGTACAACAACAGGAACGGATCAGTCGGTTCCGGTTATTAGAACAGAAGATACAATTATTACTTAAGGAGAAAATATATGACATATAGTGTTAAGTCTTTAGAAAATGGAATAGAGGCGTGTAAAAAAAATATAAAAACCTTTGAGGATGCTATAGAGAAGGAAAGAGATACTATCAAAGAGTATCATGATATGACAGATACCGTACACAGAAAAGAACGAGAGGCAAAAATTCGTGATGAAATGAAGTCTCTGGTGGAGGTAGTAAGGGATGGCGATACGGAATGATGTAACTATAACTTGGTATACTAGTCCAAGAATTTTAACAGTTGCATCGCCGTCAGTCGAAATTAGTATTCAAGAAATTGTAGATACTTGTAGGAATTTTGAGGATGTGACACCAGGTGAAGTATATGAATTTCTCATTGATGCAGCTGGAAAGGAACCTTTAGGTGGTACTGTACAAGTAGGTATCACAGCAACGTTGAATAATGCTCAAATTGCATTTGAGGCGCGACTTGGTCCAGACTGGACATTGTGTACAATTGGTGGTGGTAATATTGTTGCAGTTGATGAAAGCGGTGATTCATTGGACCCAAGAAAACCGACAGCCTTTGTAAGTGTTGATAGAGCTGCTTCATCTTCAGCTACTTTGATTACTTCTGAATCACCTTCTGCTGCCGATCCTGCAGCAATCGCTGATGCTGTTTGGGATGAAAGCACTGCAAGTCACGTGGTTTCAGGAAGCTTTGGAGAAATAGTTAGTGATATTAAAACTGATACTACACTAATTCCAGGGACGGTATAAATGGGTGTTATTGTAACTAAACAAACAACTTCTGCTGGAGCAAGTGGAACCGGTGCATATTCAGTATTAGAAAAGCTTGCAAATGAAATGGAGTTAGAATTTAAATCCATTTATCTATACTATTATAAAGAACTTACCTATAATGCTAAGAAACAATTGACAAATATTGGGATATGGATAGATAGTATAAAAACAACTAAGTTATTTAATAAAGATTTGGCATATAACCCTAGTAAACAATTAGTTAGAACAGATTTAACTAGAATATCAGATAGTGAAACACTAACAAAATTGTTTACTTATAATGCTAAAAAACAGCTAACAACAATTGCGACAAGTGGAAGTGGACCGTATTAATGATTATAACTGCATTTTTTACAAATAGTGGCGTTCCAACATCAGGACTATCAGCAATAATAAGAATAAGAGATTTATTTGATAATTCTCTTGTAATTACTGATGCTGCGATGAGTGATGTAGGTGATGGCCATTATAAGTATGACTATACATTATATGATTCTACTAAAGATTATGCTATTAGGTGTGATGGTGGTGTAGTACTTTCATTTAATGAAAGATATACTTATGCCGGTAATGAAAATTACTATGATGATGTGAGAAATTCGGTGTGGTCTGACCAAGTATCTGGTTACTCACCAAAATCTGCGGCAGGGGCACTTCAAGTTCTTTTATATGGTGACCAAATTTATGTTGATGAAGATTCTTTATTTTCAGGAACTGATTTTGGTGTTGGTACAAAAGCAAAACCAGTAAACAATATAGGAGACGCTCTACTTATTGCTAATGGTAGAAGGATAAAGAGAATTTCATTGTTGTCTAGCGTAACTGTTGATGCAGATGATAATATTTCTGAGAAATCCATAGAGACAATTGGTATATTGGGTACAACAGTAACATTGACAACAGGCTGTTCGGCGGCTAACTCAGTATTTAAAAACTTAAATATAACCGGTGAGCTTATAAATGGAGATGCTATTCTTTTAAATGACTGTTCAGTACTTGATTTTGATAACTTTTCTGGTATTATGAACAATGTTGCTTTTGGAGATAATGCGGAAATAAATCTCGGAATATGGGCTACAATTATTCAAGGAACCGCAGGTGGTTCGGCTGGTAGTGAACCAGAAATAGTAATTGGAACAGCAGATTTAAACATGTCTAACTGGACTGGTAATATTAATTTAAAGGGTAAAACTGGTACAAACAGAACTGTTTTAAATACTAGCTCTGGTAATATAATAATTGACTCATCATGTGTATCTGGAAGTATTCAGTTATTGGGTGTTGGTCAAATTGAATCGGATAATTCAGGACCAAATTGCAATGTTGATATAGAAGGTTTTATTAGTAATGAAAATATTGCGGATTTTGTATGGGATGAACAAATAGACGGACATGGTAGTGATGGCACAACAGGAAAAAAATTAAAAGACCTTGCAGCGTCTGTTGTTCTTACTGGTACTGTTGCTGGAAGTGGTAATGGTGTAAACCAACTTGAACTAGATAATTTTGCAAGTAGTGTAGATGGTGCTTATGACCCGGCATTAGTAACAATTACTGATGGTCCGGGTGATGGACAGACAAGAGGAATTTTTCAGTATGATGGTACAAATAGAGTTATAACTGTCGATAGAGATTGGAAAGTATATCCAATTACTGGAATTAGCAAATATGTAATAACTGCATGGGCAGGCAGAGAGCATGTAAATGAAGGACTAGCACGAGGTGGAACACTTAGTACAATTACATTAAATACTTTAGCATCGCCCGTATCTGGTAATTATATTAGGCAACGAGTATTTATTAGGTCTGGTACAGGTGAAGACCAAGTTAGAACTATTACAGCATATGACGGAACAACTAAGGTTGCTACTGTTGATGTTGACTGGAACATAGTTCCAGATTTAAATTCTGCTTATGTTATGATTCCAGCTCGCGGTGAAACTAAAGAGTCAATAGCATCAGCAGTATGGGATGAGCCATTGGCTAACCATGCGGACGATGAAACAACTGGACATGCTTTATTACAGCAGTCATATGATAATGCTATTTATATTGATGTAGTGAATGGAACACCGGGTACTGTTTATCCTGCTGGTATTAGACAATCCCCTGTAAATTCATTAGCAGATGCTTTAACATTATCATCTAATTATGAATTATCACATTTTCATATAATTGGTTCTTTGACTATTTCAGGTGGTGAGGACATTAGTGGATATACTTTTGATGCAGATAGAAGCTTAGGAAATTCTGTAACATTAGTAAATCCTAAAACAGAATTAACATATTTTAATGACTTAACGGTATCAGGTACATTGAGTGGCGCGGCAAGATTTACTTTTTGTGTTTTAGGTGAAATTAATAACTTATCTGGTGGTATAAAAAATTCATTAACTACAAACGATGTCAATTTTATAGCTGGTGGTAATAATTACATGACAGAGTGTGATACATTTGTAACCGATCCATTAACATTTATTAATATAAATATATCTGATAGTAATTTTAATATGATAAGAGGTCGTGGTCAATATGCTGTGTTGGGAAAGACTTCTACGAACGTATCATCATTTGACTTAAATGGTACAGTTAGAGTCGATAGTACTTGTGTTTCTGGAACAATTGTTATTGCTGGTCTTACAAGAATTATTGATGAAAGTGGTCCGAATTGTCTTGTTTTACAAGCGGCACTTACTAATACTTCCATTACAAATGCTGTGTGGAATGAAGAGTTAGCAAATCACACAATAGTTGGAACTTATGGCGCAGAGTTGGCAACAAAAGCAGATATTGCCGCAAGTACTTCAACTTCATTCTTTACTGCGGTAAGTGGTGGAGCTATATTTGGAACAGAAACCAACACTTATACAAGTACTTTTATAAAAGATGGTGTTTATTGGCAGATTCAAGAAAATGCTGTAACTGGAATAACAGCTGAATTGATTTTTAATATTCCGGACGAAGACAGAGCCGGTGTCTTTACAACATTTGGTAGATATACTGGTACTCCATCAAATACTCACTATATGGATTTAGATGCATACAATTACGAAGCCGATGTATGGGAAAATTTAGTAGATCAGTACATGCCAGGTGGTTTTGTTTCTAATGCTGAATATACACATGAGTACTATGAAAGGCATATAGATAGGACTAATAACAACGAAGTTAGAATTAGAATAAGACACCATATTACATCATATAATGCTAATCATATTCTTTATCTCGATTATTGTGCTGTAACTTCAGTAGAAGTTATAACGGCTAAAGATATAGCAGTAGCTGTGTGGAGCGAACCAACATCTGGATACGGGGTTGATGAAACTTTTGGTTTGGTATTAAGAAAAGCACTTGGTCTAATGCACGAAAATATTTATATTGATAATCCAGTATATGATGGTGATACAAACCTAACATCAGCAAGGGTTCGTATCTACTCAGACCCAAGTAGCACTGGTACTGCAAATGATGTGATTGGAACATATGAGATAACTGCACCAGGAAGCGGACCTGGTAAATTTATAACGTGGAAGCAAATAAAAGTATAAAAAGGATAAATAATGTCAGTTGCAATAGCTACTATGGGATATTTTAATCCATCAATCGGTACTGGTGTTGTTGATGGACAAGGCATAGGTGGCGGAGGCGGTGGATATTACGAAGAAGTAAAAAAGAAACCAGTTATTCTCATAAGAAATGTTGAGTCAAAAACAAAACAAAAACCTATAATTAATATTATAGAGGTGGAAATATTATGATAACATTAAATGTACAAAGATCAAAACAAATTAAATTTGGTGTTGAAATCTCAGGTGTTCTGATGGAAGACATTAAAGGAGCAGTTAGATTGACTCATGAAGGTATTGAATATGGTTTTCCAATCAAAATTGTAGATAATAAAATATTTGTTGAAATACCACCTTTGGAGAATGTTATTATTTCAGAATTAAAAGATAATCAAAATATGACTGCAAAACTTGAGATTATTGCAGATGATGTTTATTTAACACCATGGTCGGATACAATCAGAATTGAAAAGCCAATTAAAGTTGAGGCGGTAATTCAAGATACAGAAGAAATTGAAGAAAGAATTAAACCTAATATTAAAGCTATGATTCTTACAGAGCTAGATATTAAACCAAAAAAGTTAGTAGAAAAAAAAGTAGAGAAGATAGTTAAACCTAAGTCGAAATTTTCAAAAATGCTAGCAAGTAAATAAGGGACATAAAAATGGATAATCTATTAGATAGAATGAATAAATTATTAATTGGCGATGAGTCTGGTGCCACAATGACCAGTAATGTAGCAAAGAATACAGGCAAGGGACATATTGATGTTATTGGTATGAAATATAGAAAAAGGAAAAGAAAAAATAAACTTGGTACTGAAACTATAGTACATGAGGAAGACGAGGAATGTCCAGAAGGCCAGAAGTGGTGACCGATGAAAAAGGAATGTGTTCCGTTGGAAGACACTGGTAAAGGAAAGAATAAATGACTCAATATATTAAAGTAGCTAATATGGATTTTGAATATGGTGATGTTTTTAAATCAGCATCAGCTCTATGTGCGAAATGTAGTAAAGCTATGGAAGATGATCGGAAGAATGCCGAGTCTATATGCGTAAAATGCCAAAAAGCACTAACAAAAGAAAAGAGGATAAACATGAGTGAAAAAATAATTAATAGAATAGATAAGTTATTGGTAGAAATGTCTGTTGTTGGTGGTAGTTATATTGGTGGAACCACAGTTAATGTCATTGGTTCGGGACAAACAAGGGCAGTTGGAGACTATGGACAATCAATAACTATTATGCAGCAGAAAGAACCAGATAATAAATTAGCTGTTAAATTTAATAAAATATTAGGTGCTTTTGTACCAAGAGCACATGACATGAGTGATAATCCAGAAGTTGGTACAGAACAACCAGATCCAGGAGATTTTGATGATGAATATATTAAGTAAGATTGATATGATTATAGAACAGGATCAAATTGTAAGTGAGTCCGGTATTAGAAATATAAAAAATTTAAGTAAAGAATATAAAGAAGCGGAAATATATTTTCATAAAGACCTTGATGGTGTTACCTCTGCGATAGGCATGAAATCTTATTTAAAGAGATATGGAATTAAAACAATTGCTGCTCATCCTATTCAATATGGTGGTGAAGAGTATGCAGTACCGAAACCAAGGAATAAAACACTTGCAGTCATGGTTGACTTTGCTCATGGTAAACCCACCATGAATATTCACACAGACCACCATGAAGGACAGGTAGGTGTTGAAAAAGGAACAAGTACTTCATTTAAACACACGCCATCTAATTTAGCTCATATCTCACAAACACTCTCACCGAATGACTTATTTCCACCAGCAGATGTAAAAGTTATTAGTACTGTTGACTCAGCAGATTTTGCTAGAAATAATATGACACCAGATGATGTTATGAGAGCAGTGTTTAGATTAGATAAATCAAAGGGTGCTAAAGTAAATAGAGATATGATGGGTTATGCAACAAACTCATTAACATTGGCTTATAAAAATAAGCCTGGATTTTTATCTAGTCTTGTTATGGATTCAGAACCTTCATTGTTATCAATGTATAATGTCATAAAGAAACTTGCTGTAAAGAATGGATATAAAACACCGGAAGATGTTGAAGCTGGTAAGTTTGACTATGTTAAACAACAAAAAGGTAAGTCAATGGGTAAAGGAAAAGTATCTGATGTTAAAGGACTAAAGAGTGGTGCTCAAGTCATAATAGGTAATACTATAGTTCAGTATGGTGGCGGGGGAATGTTCAAAGGCTATGATAGATATACTCCATTTAAAAATAATCCAGATGCACAATATTTAATAATTGCTTGGCCAATGGGTTTACTTCAAATAACAAAAAATCCATTTATTGGTAGAGATAATCCTTATCATTTAGGTAACATAGCACAAAAAGATGTACTCGGTAAATTTAAGAGTAAATTACAGTCTAAGATGATTAGCATGGAATCAGCAAAGAGAATGTTTGAAATGGACATTGAAAAGAAGAAAATTGAAAACGCCATGGGATTTACTTGGAAAGATATGATGGCTCTATATGAAAAGAATTTGAGTGGTCTCGGTAAAGAAAAAAGTAAGTATAGGGACATGCAACAAGACATTATGAATAAACCATATAAAAAATTATCATTCAAACAAAAAAATATTCTAAGAAAGATTGAAATTCCTCTTTGGGACTTGATACAAGCTGGGTCTGGTGGTCATAAAGACATTACTAATATTTCAGGATTGAATTTCTGGGGTAAGGGGTATGTAGATGACTTGCTTAAACCTATGATGGCGGCTGCTGCGAATGCCATGAAAGACAAAGAGTTAGTGGAGAGATAAAATGAAATTATTAGATAGAATAGATAAACTTATACCCGAAAGTGTATTTGGAAAACAGAAGTCAAAGAGTTGGTTCAAATACAGAGGGTTGGTAGCGGGGGCAAAGGTAAAAGATGAGTTGAGCAAACTCATGAAGAAAATGGAGAAAGCTACAAGAACTAAAGAACTTACAAAAGATGAGTTACAAGATTTAATAAATAAAGTACATGTAAAATATGGCAGAGTAACATGAATTTAAAAAAAATTATAATAGCTGCTGCTAGTATAATTACCGCAATTTTTACTATACTTGGTGGTTTGTGGGCATTTGAAAATCACTATGCGACAAATAAAAAAGTTGATACGGAAATTGAAAGAGTTGAAATTCAAGTTGCTGGTGCTATTCAAAATCAACAAATACAAAATAATTATAAATTTTATCAATTTATGTATGATAAATTGACACAGGATATGTTTGAAATAAGGAGACAGTTAAGAAGGTTTCCAGAAGATCGAGAATTACGTCAGGACTATCAAGATGTTAAACGAGAAAGAAGTGATGTAAAAAGGAAAATGGATTTGTTAATGGAGAAAATACAATGAAATTCTTTGAGAAGTTAATGATTGAGGATTACTTAAATGAGGCTCCTATTGGTTCAAAGGGTTGGACTCAGGCATCAGTTGAGAAATTTGGAAAGACTATTGGCAAAGACCCACAAGACAAAGGATTTTTTGCTGCTTGTGTAAAACGAATGGAAGGTAAAAAAGGATTTGATAAAGAAAAAGCTCAAGGATTTTGCGCTTCACTTAAAGACGCTTCTTATGGAAGTCCTAACTGGAGAGGCAAAGATAAACCTAAGAAACAAGCGAAAAAGGATGTAAAGAAGGATAGATTTAAAAAACAATTACCAAAGGGGAAAAAGTAATGTATAACGAAAAAGCAAAAAAATATATTAAAGACGTAAATGATTCATATTTGAAAATCTTAAGTGAAGATGTCGAAAATGAAGTAAAAGAAAAGAAAAGATTAACTGGTATATATAAAGATAATATAGAAAAAGCTTACGAGAAAATGATAAAAGAAGGATAATGAAACAAGATAAGATAATAGGACATTTTGATAAGTACTTGTCTGAGTCTACTTGGACTGGAATGGGAGACGAAGCCGGAAATAGTTATCCAGATGATGGGTCTGGTATTGCTGGTGACGACGATCGTCCACCTGGAAATATACTTATGGGTCCCAGATTTGAGAGAAGGGATTATTTCAATAAGTTAACTCAGTATAGTACTATCTGGGACTATGATGACAAAGAGAATTTTAAATGGGATTATTTTAAAGAACTAGTTGGTCAAGATGATTATGGTAACTATTCAGAAACATTGAAGAGCATGAATAAGTTATTTCCAGAAGAAGTATGGAATAATGCTTGGAAGAAAATGAGAAACGTCCCAGATAAAACAGTTGATTTAAGATTTAAAAAACAACTTAAACCAGAACGTGACGCTGATACTCAATTAGGTAAAGATAAAGAAGAGACAGTTGATCCGCCAGAGGAATTGGAGGTAAGTGAAAGAATGAACTTATTAGATAGAATTGATAACCTTCTAATTGATGGTTGTAAAAAGAAAAAGAAAAAGTTAACTGAGTCAAAAGTAGCTAAGACAATTTTAAAACAAATAAACGCTATTGATAGATGGGCTCTTGATTCCTATGGAGCAAAGAACTATGTATCAAGTAATGATAGTATTCAATTTGACGTTAGGGGATCGAAATTCCGCGGCAGAGTTATTATTACTTATGATAGAAGGTCTGATACATATATAATTGAACTCGGGCAGGTTAGAGGAATGGATTGGAAGCAGAAGTATACGATGAAAAGTATATTTGCACAGGATTTAGTAAATGTTCTCGATCAACAAGTCGGATAATAAAGGAACTAAATGCGATAATTGTGGGGAGTATTCCTTTGTGATTTATATATGTAGGGATTATAGAAAGATATGTGATAAATGCAAAGACGAGGAGAGAAGTAATGACAAAGTTTAAAGATTTTGTGGAAACAACTTATACTGTTCCGATGATAAAACGTGAAAAGCATAGAAAAATAAACCCTAAAACAAATAGAGAAAAAAACTTTAAAAAAATAAAACAGTTGGTTACAAAAGTACCACCAGAGGAGCGAAGTTTCAAAAACATACCTAAGTACTCAACTGGAAAAAATAAAGTAACACCTCAAGCCTGGTTGGAAATTAAAGGTGAAAAAACACATCCAGATCATTCTGTAGCAAGTATTGGAAAATCGGCTGCTGATGGTAAGTGGTATGGTTGGAGTCATAGAGCAATATATGGATTTAAAGCTGGTGATGAAGTAAAAGGTGATAGTATGGGTAAGAAGGTTGATTATCCAAAATATACACAATCAGATGTTGATGCTGCTCTAGCTGCAGCCGCTAAATCAGATAAAGCTACAGCAATACCAACTATTGGTGAACTTGATTTTGATAATGGAAAATATGAATCCGACTTTACTATAAAAAATGATGCTCATGCTAGAGAAATAGCAATTACATTTGCGGAGAATGTTTCATAATATTTACATTTTTGTTATATTCATACATTTCTAACGTAGCCCACCATTTTAATATTTGATCCATATACTTTTTAGCATCTGCTTTACTCGCCCTTTTAGATAAGTACTTATGAAAAGTTTCTGTTAAGTCACCCTCGCTTTTATCGTAGTATTCCCTAAATATTTGACAACCCATATTAACATTTATATCAATATGATATAACTCCTCTAAAGATATTCCTTCCATTTTCTTTGGATGCCACTTTGCAAATATCTGCATTAACCCTCTTGCAATAATTTTACCTTCTTTATTTTTACTTTTAGCAAGTGGATCAAGATTACTTTCTTTTCTCATAATAGCAATTATCAATTTCTTAGGTAGTCCATATTTTTCATGTGCCTTATTGATTTCATTTGCTATTATAATTGATGTATCTTTATCAAGCCTTCCATTAAGATGCTGTATAAGTCTCCATGTCGGTATAGCGTCTTTTTTCTCAATATATCTAATAACTTCTCTTGATTCTGGCTCTATATATGGCATATTATTTTTAACAATTTTTTGAATATAGCGCGGACCCTGAAAATACACATTACCACCCCATATAATAGATACAGATATTATAAATAAAATTAAGAAAATTCTATAACCATGTTTGTATATTTTTATTGTTTTTGATGAGTAATTAGTTGTATATAACATCATCCACTCCTTTCAAATCTTTCTTCTGCTCTGCCTTGTTCGAGTCCCGTTTGATGTCCTCCTTCATATCCTTCTAACTTACCTATATCATATCCTTCTTCATATCCTTCATTTTTACCATCTTCATATCCTTCATTTTTACCATCTTCAACTCCATCGTTATATGATTGTTCTGATTTTTCTTCCATGCCTTGTTCGTATCCTTCTCTCTGTCCATCTTCGTGTCCTTCTGATCGACCTTCTTGCCAGCCTTCATCATATGCTCGCTCATACACATCATCTTCATCATAATCCGCCGTTCCTTCATTTTCGTTTAGTGATCTATTGTATCCTGTTGTGTCACCATTATCCTCACCAAGGTAATACGCTTCTTCAACTAAGTCAAGTATAAAGTTCCTTTGTTTTTCATCAATAAAGTACATTCCTTGTATGTGGTCTTTCATTTTATCAATATCATTGTAGCTAAGACTTTGCTGCATTCTTAGTTCATCAATATGTTTTTTTGATTCTTTGAGACCTAATCCTGTTTGTTCTCTATGTAATTTTATTGCCTTAATATACTCTCCGGCCTTTACTAAATCTAAAACGTTATTCATAATTTCTCCTAATTAAAAAATAAATTTAACTTTGCTTTTGTATCTCCTCTTATTAAGTACTCTTTAACCATTGGTTTTAAAAGAGTTTCAATTTTCTTAATAAAGAACTTATCAATCATAGTATCAGCATCGAACTGAAGTAATGCATCAAATTCATCCGGCCATTGTTGAAACGTAATTGTTTCAACATTAAATGGGTTCTTTTTAACATAAGCAACCTTTGACTTTATGCCCTCATGGATGTCCTCATATTTGTGTTCAATGTCTAATAATTTCAATAACATTCTGTAATTATAAACGCCTTTTACATGCCATGGTGTACCTTTTATTGGTTTACCAGTACCGAGATATTTCTGAATATTATTGATTCCTATATTAGCAGCTAACTCTCCTGGTGTTAGACTTCTTAACTCCTTTTTGTACTTCTTAATCATTACAGTAATTTGATCTTCTGGTTCCTGTCTCATAATCATTTCCATGATATGTCTTAATCTTGGTCTAACAGCCTGGGCACTATCTGATCTAATAATTTCAAGACCAGTAACAGAAATTTCATTACATGGCGTTCCTTCTTCATTTACCATCCAGTATGCGTATTTCTTTTTCTTTATGAATAAAGCAGTTCTAGCAATAATTTCTTGTTTAAATTCTATTTTGAAATCAGTTACTTGTGAGTTAAAATCCATCAACTGAGTCTCTTCATATATTCTCATATTGACATGTGGTTCTAACTCATTTTTTGAGAAGTCAATTATGCTTTCTATTTTCTCTTCACTGCTTTTTGATTCCCAATTTTTATCTACTCTTGAAAAGTACTCACCCAGTCTAACGAATAGTGAGTCAGTATCTATATAAGCGACCATGTCCAATGGCATGCCGTCAATTTTAAGATTACTGAAGTACTCATTAACAAATTTCTCACCTTGTTTAATTGAATGTCTACCACAAGAAGTAATTGCTTCCGCAATATTTGTATTGAAATATCTGGAATAAGGAACAGCTAAAATTCCAAATACAGCATTTAACCAAATTTTCAAAGCCCATTGTAGTGAAAATAATTCTTGTGCCTTTTCAAGTAGTTGTTCCTTTTCTTTACCATCTGGCAATGTTGCTGCCTTATCTCTCATTGCTCTCATTTTGTCTTTAACATCTTTTCTCTTCAAGAAAACATTTTTCTCAACTTGTGCGATAACTCCTGTTTCAGAAGTTGTGAATACTGAACCACATGGAGCAATTGCTAGCAATCCTTTTTTGACTGCCATATTAAACTTCTCTAAATTTAATCCGTCAAATGATACGATACCCTTTTCTTCTTTATACATATCAAATCTTGGAAATTCTCTATTTTTAGTATAGTATATAATATCTTGTTCTCTTATGCCAAGTATTCTACCATAATAAGTTTCACTACTCATGTTTAAAGTTATTATCTTAAATGGATAGGATGATATAATATCAATATCAATTACCCATTCGTGAAGTCCGGTAATTGGTTCTTTTACATAAGCGGCTTCGAATGTTTCTTGTGAACCACCAGCTAAATGTGGAGCACATAAGTTATTTCTCCTAAAGTGAGTTAATAATGCTCCTTCAATTAATTGAGTCATAGCATTATAGTACTTTGCTGGAGCCTTTGATAGCAATGATAGTGATTGAATAAGTTTAATATATCCTAACTTATTTTCTAACTCATCTACTCTTATACAGTCAATTGCATTGTATTCAGTAAATGAATCCCAATCATTAACATACCAATCTTGAAAACTATTAAACTTATTTTCAAGTTTACCAACACCAAGTTCATTTTCACATACATATTGAAGAGTGTAGTTTTCAAGATTTTTGCTAGTATACCATCTATATACATTGTAATAATCAAGAATACATACACCAGCAATGTCTATGTTTATTTCTTCACTGTTTTGTTGTTTCCATGTTTTGACTATACCGATAGGTGACATTAAGTTATGTAATGAATCACCCATAAATAATTTCTTAGACCTATTGATAAGGTATGGTAAATCAAATTTCCATATATTCCAACCACTTAGAACATCACAAGGATATTTGTGCATATAAGTAAAGAGTTTACGAAGTAAGTCTCGTTCTGTTTCACAATATACAAATATTATATCCTTCATACTTCCTGTATAGTGCTTTGTGCCAAATGTTATTGTTTTTTGAGTTTTATTATTTGTTAATGAAACAAGTACTACCTGGTCTTTTGGATCCAGTGCATCAGGAAACCCCTTTTCTGCTATTACTTCAATATCAATATAATAAACTAAAAGATTTGGTACTGGCATTTCATCATCTGGAATATCATAGTATCTTTCAGATAAGAACTGCACATCTGGTCTTGTTTTGTTCTCATATATATTTGAGTGATCTTTTTGAAATTTATAGTATTCAAAATAATTTCTAAATTCTTTTTTTATTACTGGTGTTCCATAAATTGTGTTTGCTTCTTCTGGTCGGCCCCTTGCTGGAACGAAAATATATGGAACCCAATCTATTTTCGTGTATAAGTCTTCGCCATCCAATTGTTCCCATAAATGGATAGTTGAAGTTTTTGTGTCATAAAATGTATTCTTAAAAATTTTCTTTTCCTCCCTAAATATCTAAATTTCTGAACCTTTCTATTGCGTAGTCAAGCTTTTTCTCTCCATCACTTTGATTATATATACAGTAAGCTGGATGTACACTATAAACTACTCTTTTGTTATATGGATGTATAGAATCAACCCATCCATTATATTTTATAATTCCAGTATAATTACCAGATAATGATCCTCTTGCAAAGTTTCCAAATCCAATTATTTTTTCTGGATTAAGTACTTTTATATATTTTCGCATCCACTTTCTACATATATCAACTTGAAGTAGACTTGGCTTACTATTCTTACTACCATCCGTTGGTCTACAATTAACTGAATTTATAAACAAAAATTGTTCTTTTCTAAAACCAACTTTTGCCATAGATTCGGCTAGTATTTCACCGGCTTTACCAACGAATGGTTCATTTTGTGCCACTTCTTGTGCACCCGGTGCCTCACCCACAGCAGCATATATGGACATTGGTGTCCAGTATGGTTTTACGCGGCCTCCTTTATATAGGACACATTCTGTACACTTACTTACCATACCATCAAGAAGTAATAGCATTCTTATTTGTTTATTACTTAGTAATTCCACCTGTTGAACCAAATCCTTTCTCGCCCCGAGTAGTATCACTTAAATTATCTACTTCTTCAATGACACATCTTATTATTGGGCTTACTATTCCTTGTGCTATTCTATCACCTATATTAATTTTAAACATGTTCGTTTCATTATTATTGACTATTGGAATCTCAATTTCACCACGATAGTCTTGATCTATTGTGCCTATTCCTATAACAATATAGTTTGGATATGATTTTGATAGACCACTTCTTTGTCTTATCGTAAGTTCCGATCCTTTGGGTATTTCAACTGCTAAACCTGTTGTAACGATTCCTGTTCCTCCAACTGCAAGAACAAGTGATATAGTTGAATAAATATCAAATCCTACTGCACCATCAGTCATATATTTTGGTATAACTGCGTTATCATCTAACTTTTTGAATTTTATAGTGTTAAATTCATCACCTCTTCTTATTTTACAATACTCACAAAAATCATAATTATTAAATGACCTATGATACTTAGTACTTTTCCATTTATGTTTCGAGCAATTCATCTTCCTTATAGTACTCCTTATAAACACATTCACGTATTTCTTGAACGTCTTCTTTTAATTTTACCAATCTATTAATAATCCCTTTGCTAACGTTATCTTCTTCTATTAGTTCGGTAAGTTCTGGTGCTATTTCATATAAAATATCACCAATATCATCAATCACTTCTGTAATCATTTCTTTATCCATTTATCTATTTCTCCTTCCTCTTGTTCTATTTGCTTCTTCTCTGTGATTAGGTGTTGGTGCTACATTTCTTTCATCACCAGATGTTGTTGCGTCTTGATTCCATAAATCTAATTCTGTTGAGTCATACATTTTAAGACTTCTTGAGTCATAGTAAAGCCTATCTACCTCACCTACTCTACCGCCAAGTCTGTTCTTAACTATCTTATATAGAATTTCATTTTGATAAACCATTGCATCATCATCTGTTCCTAAAATTGCCATAAAATCTGCTGTGGCTGGAAGCCCCAAACTTTCTGCAATATAAGTGAAGTCAAGTTCTTCAAACCCTACAAATGATCCTTCTCTGTTTAACTGACTTACTGAAATAACAGGAATTTCAAATGTAAATGATAATGCTCTTAACTCCTCGGCTATTCTCTTTACTGCTGAATACATATTTCTCTCAACCTTATAAGCCGTTTTCATAAGGTTGATATAGTCAACATAAATTATTGAAGGCATTATGCCTCTTATCAATAACTCACGAAGATAAATTGTGAAGTCTAATACCGAAGCGTTACCAGTTGGAAACTGTTTTATTAATAATGATCCCCTTCCTTCTCGTGCTTTTACTTCAGCTAAACTTCTTGTTAATCTATTCTTATAATTATTTGAAACATATATTCTGTTTATATCAAGTCCGGTGTATATCGAGTCAAACCTCTGCGCAAAAGCATCCTGTGCCATTTCTAAAGTCATAAGTACTACATTATGTCCATGTAGTACTTGTCTCGCCGCAAAGTTGGCCATGGTATTCGATTTGAACCCATGAATCCTAGCTGTCAATACTGACAAAGTAAATGGTGGAAAACCACCATTTATATACTCATCAAACTGTGGATAATAGGTTGGGATTTTTATATCAGATGCTGTGAATATTCTCCTTAACCTATCACCGAGATCACCAAAGTAATCAAGACCTAAGTCAATCTTAATATCTTTAGTCAAAGCAGTTTCTATTTTTTGCCGTATTTCCGGACGTCTTTCTTTATCTTCAACAATATCAACTGATTCTATTATGGCATTTTTAACAGCTTGCTCTTTCAAATAGTCATTTGTTTGGTCAACTAAGTGTTTATAATTCCTAGCTATATCATAATCAATTGTATCAATTTCTTCAAATATTTCTTTAATATCATTTTGTTCAAATTCATCTGGTAAAGAGTTAATTACTGTTTCTATTTGTGGGATTTCACTATACTCACTTACATAATCCCTACAAAATTTAAAAATATGACTGACTGATGAATCATCGAAATAGTTAGGTTCGAAAACACTCGTGACTAAGACAAGAAAATTCTTATCCGTCATCATACCTTTAATGATTAACTTCTCCAGAAAATCACTATCCAATCTTTCCAATTATAATCCCCCGTTAATCCCCTTGAAATGTATCTCTTTTAAATGCTTTGCAACTATATAACTTTACTGATTTTGATTGCTTACATGTCCACACGCACTGGGCACATAAGAAATTAAATCCCATGTATGTTCCGACTTTACTTTGATTTACAATAAATAGCTTCTCAACCCCTTGTCCAACTTTTTGTGCAATTTTGCTCTTATCTGTATAAGCATATATTTTTATACTTTTAAGTAGAGTTGCTACGATTCTATTATCATCATCTTTAACTCCTTTTTGGTATAAGAATTGCTTTGCAGTAACGTGGTTCATTGGTGCTAACACATCATCAGATTTAGTTATGCGCTTTAGTATCTTGAAGTCAAACCCATCTATACCTCCCTCAAACCAATATCCACCTTTACATATTATTGCATCCGCACTTAATTTCATGTTATTTTCCTCTCCATCCCTTTTCTATATTATACACTAAATACAGCGAAAAGTAAATATATGAATTTACATATTATATTTAATCCGATATAATTACTCATGGAGGAATTTAGTATGACGAAGGAAGAAAATATTGTAAAAGACCTACTTGAGGACCACCCAATTCATGATATGGTCAGATTTACAGATTTGAATTTAACAGAAAAGCTGGAAGAAAATCCATTTATGATTGTTAAATACAAAGAGTTATATTATAAAGAACTTGCAGTGATGGAAGAACTGGAAATGAAATATGAAAAGTTAGTTGGTATTCGGTATAAATTTTATAGATTTGACGACGACAAAGAGTGGTCTAAACCTGAAATAGAGAAGTACTGTATACCATCCGATGATAAAATAATTCAGATGAAAAGAATTATGGCAAGGCAAAAAGCAAGAGTGAGATTTTTTGAGATTGCATTTAAAGCCTTTGAACAGGTAGGGTGGAGAATGAAGTCATTTATAGATGCAATGAGGATAGGGATATGAGTAAATGGTTAGAAGGTGATAGATTTCAAAACGTGTTTAAAATGATAGAATCATTATGTATAAAATATGACTTACCAGTACCATTATTTTTTGGAACGTATCATGACGAGCTATGTGATTTTACTAGTCCACAAGTAATTAGATTATTTGTGAAAGGTAAATTAGATACTTCATATGAGTACCATGCTAAACATGTGTTTGGTCATTATCTTTGTAATCTTGAACAAACAGAAATTAGTGATAAAGTAATTGATATAATTGTGAGGATAGGGATATGAGATTGCCAAATTTAATAGCTGAGGAAATATGTGGTGTCCAACCAATGGCAAATGGATTATCTGAAATTTCATTTAAAATAGTAAAGACAAGATTAGTTGAGCGTGAGCGTAAATTAAAAGGTAGATGGTATGTTAATTGGGAAGAGTGTTTTTATTATACACCTTATATACCACTTGGAGTACATGAATACCCAGAAAAAAAAGAATTTTTAAAGGATGAAGATATTTTAGTATAATGACAAAATTACCAATAGAAAAAGGATGGACGGGAAAGGGGAGAGATATATTTTGTGAAAATTGTTTAACTCATGAAAGACATTTTAAAGGTGGTGGTAGTTGGTCACCGGACTTATGTCCATGTGGATGTGAAGATACAATTGTTTGGTATAAAATCAGTATGTTATTACGTGGTCAAGCTCAGAAAGTATATGATAAAAATGAAAGAAATGGAATTAGTAAATATTAGCCAGCAGAATCCAATGCTGATAAAAATAAACACAGAAGATGTTGATTATCTTGATGGTATGAAAGAACACTTTACTGAATACGTAGAGGGATTTCAGTATATGCCTCAGTATAGAAGTGGTGGTTGGAATGGTAAAACCTGTATGATGCATAGGTTTGATACGTTACCTTATGGTTTATTATTTGAGTTAATTAAAATACATAAGATGCACTTTCCAAGGCATAAGTTAACTGTTGATACTGAAGTGAAGTCATTATTTAAAGGACCAAAATTCATACCCAGATATAACCTATCACTATACCCACGCAATTATCAGAAAGAAAGTATACGTGCCTGTCTTAAATATACCAAAGGAATAATTAGGTCAGCCACTGCCAGCGGTAAGTCATTAGTCATATCATATGTAGTTAAAACTCTATTGGAAAGGAAAAAATCTGGTGTTGAAAACGCTATAATTATTGTGCCTACAATTAGTTTGGTTGAGCAATTTTATGGTGATATGATAGAGTATGGCATACCAGAGGATTTTATAGGTAGAGTACATGGTAAGTCAAAGCAATGGGATTATCCAATAACTATATCAACTTGGCAGACGCTTAAGAATAACCATGATAAGTTGATGAATTATAATTGTGTGATTGTAGATGAAGTACACCAATCAAAAGCCTTTGAATTAAAAAAGATTTTAGTGAAGTCAGTTAGAGCAAGATATAGATTAGGATTTACAGGAACCATGCACTCCGGAGTACTTGATAATTGGAACACTAAATCATATCTTGGCCCAATTCTAAAAGAGTATCCATCGGGGTTATTAGCTGATAAAGGATTTATCAGTAAGTGTAATGTTAATGTGTTAAATTTAGAATATAAAGGAGATCGACATGAAGGTACTTATGATGAAGTTAAAGATGAAGTTTTTACAAACGAGTTTAGATTATCTATCATTAATAGGTTGGTTGATCGTTTTGACCACAATACATTATTGTTGGTTGGTAAAGTGGAGAAAGAAGGTGATTATCTAAAAGATAATTTAATCACTAATAAAGAAGTAGTGTTCTTGTCAGGTAGGGATTCTGTTGAGTTAAGAGAAGAGTGGAGAAATAAAATGAAAGACCGTAAGGATGTAGCACTTATAGCTACTTATGGTATTTTTCAACAGGGGATCAATATTCCAAACTTGAAGTATATTATTTTGGCCTCGCCATTTAAATCTAAAATTAGAGTACTGCAGTCAATAGGTAGGGCTTTGAGGAGCCACGCGGACAAAGAAAACGGAGCGTACATCTTTGACTTACATGACCACACTACTTTCTTTGAAAAGCATGGTGATGTAAGGTATAGATACTACGACTCCGAAAAATTTCATATATCAGAGTACTTATTTGAAGAGGGTGATACCATTGATATTGATAAGATAGAGATTACTTAATTAATTTCTTAAGTTTATTTTTAATTACTGGTTTCTGGTGTCCCTTTTTAGCTTTTGACATTAACTTACCAAACTTTTGATGGGCTGCTTTCATACCAAGTCCGGATACTTTCCAGTCTTCTAAGCTGTATGGATCAATGAATGCTGGTTTTACCCCTGGTTTTTTTCTCCAATTTGGATCCCTGACAAATGGAAGTTCTTTTTGCTTAGGATTAAACTTCATTGGTTTACCTTCCAACACATATTTTATAATATCCTTTTTGAAATGACCTTCGATTAAATAATAACTTTTACATTTGAACATAATTTCCACTTTCCTTTTTATAGCCAATCCTAAATTAGTGGACCTATAACCTTTCAAAACTTGTTCTAAATTATATACTCCTTCTTCTTTTGCTCCTTCTTTTTTTTCATCCAAATAATCTTGTAATGACACTTCAGGAGTCCACTCTAAATCATTTTCTATGTTTTCAAGATCATGTTCATCATATTCAATTCCTTCTGCCTCTGCTGCTGCTATTGTTGCTTCTTCTGTGTCAGACTCTCCTGTGTCTGTTCCTAAATAATACCATGTTCCATACTCATTTTCTCCATACTCATTTTCCCATTCCATTTCCCATTCAGCATTTTCTCCTTCAACAAATGCATTATATATATCTAAATCAGAATCCACTTCTGAATATAAATCACTAATAAATGGATTATATAAGTACTCATATTTTCCTACTGGAAAAAATATATAACCATCACCATAAGTTTCCGCTGATGCTCTTTGTGATGTAATAAACACACCTTCACTTCTCGCCATCCATCCAAATTTCTTTTTGAATCTTACATCAAGTTCGTCGTGTATTTCTACTGGCATATCTTTTGGAGCACGGTCTTGTCTTGGAGTTACTTGTTTTATTGTTGTTGTGCTGATTTTATTGGTTCCTCTCCACAGTACTTTATTTTCACCTGACTTTCTTAACTCTTTTATAAATGGAGCGCAATTTTTGTATAAAGATTGAATCATACCATATAATTTCAATTCACGCTTTGAGGACTCATCTATATACTCAGTAAATTTCATTTTACCATCACTATAAATACACCTGGTTTTGATTGAAATTTATACCCACCAAGGGAGTCTGCTATGTCTACAAGAGTAGTGACAAGTTCAAAGTCATCCTTGTCGTAAATAAATTTGACTCCATTACTGGTAGGCTCCACCTTAAATAATTCACCACTCTGCATCTTATGGGCGGTTTTAGATTTAGGTGGATTTTTCATAAATCCCATTATAGCTCTTTTATCTTTACTATGCAGTCTTTCTTCTTTTAAGTACTTATCAAGTTTCATTATTACTCCTCTACAGTTATTACAAACTGTTTGGCTGGATTGACCGAAACATTTGCTCTTTTCATAAAACTACGATCTATTAATATTGGTGTCCTGTCTGATCTATCATCTAAGGTAAACCCCACTTCTTTATATAACACACCATCAAAGAACATATCTAGTTCTATTTCTGGTCTTTTTTCAGTATAATTTTTAGCTCCACCAACTTCTACTTCCTCTATGTCTTTTAATTCATTCTCAAACTTTTTACCATGTGATGTCCAAGTAACCAATTTCTTCTTCTTATTAATTTCATATTTATCAGCGTGCATTACAGAAAGAAGTCCATTTCCTGTATCAAATTTAGCTACAAGGTCAAATCCATTAACTTTAACCATTTCTTTATATCCAATTTCTTTGGATACTTTATCCCAGTTACTTTTATCACCGGCCCAATCTAATATTTTACCAACTACATTTTCTTTAGTTGCCTCTTCTATGCCTTCGGTTCCCGGTGAAGCATTTACTTCTATTACTAATGGCTCTTTTTTACTGTTAAGAATGTAATCCACACCACTCCATGAAGCACCAACGGCTTTTGAGGATTTAATACAAGCTTCTTTTTCAATATCTGATAATTTATGTTTGGTTACTTTACCACCTTGTGAGTAGTTACTTCTGAAGTCATCTTTTATTATATATCTTCTCATAGCGGCAATAACTTCATCACCTAAAACGTGAACTCTTACATCATAATCTGTTGGTATGTATTCTTGAAGTATAAGTTCTTCATCTTCACTTACTTTCCATATAAGCTGAAGCATTGATTTTAATGATTTTAATGATTCAACAAACATAACCCCAATTCCTTTGGACCCAAATAATGTTTTTAATATATATGGGAATTTACCACCAATTTGTTCTACTGCATCATCTATTCCTTCTTCTCCCTGTATGAGCACTGTTTTTGGTGAGGCAATACCAGCGTCCGCGAGTCTTAATATTGTTCTATACTTATCATTACACACTTCTATACACTCTCTACAGTTTATACAAAAGATGTTTCCCCTTTCTAATTGTGAAATTATATTACGTGAGTTAAACTTTTCCATAACAGAACCTCTGTTTATGGCGACAGTTTTGTCTGGTAGAACTGGAAAACCAGTGGGGTCTTCTAAGTTATATGCAGTATAATTTCCATCATCGTCCAACTCTAACCTTGCTGATTCTGAAAACATTATATAATTTGATATTCCCTTTTTAGTACATTCATCAGCAAGTCGTTCTGCAGTTTGGTAAAGACCATCTGGATTTTCATCAGCTTTGCTAGTAAGTATTAAAACGTTGAAGTCAAATGTTTTATCTGATTTTTCATTTATTACTTTTATTTTTTTGAACTGATCCGCTGGTCCTAATCCATCAAATATGAAGTCATTGAATTTATTCATTTCCTTTTCTTCTCTAATGATGATAACTTAATATCTAGTGCTTTTTTTATTTTTTCTCTTTCTTTCTCACTCATATCCATTAGATGAAATAACTCTTTATATCTTCTGGCTTGAGCCATGGACACAGCACCTTTAATAGCCTTTATGAATTTTGCTTCCTTTCCTTCTTCTATGTATTCTTTGAATTTCATCCCACGCTTCTCACTTGTGATCTCATATTTCCCCATTTTTTATCAAAATAATGTTGAACAAAAATAAGAGTATCATTCTCTAATTCTTGTGAAGCAGAAGTAATAAGTGCTACTGCTTGCATCATATCTTCAGTGTCCTTAGACAAGTCAATAGCTCTAATAAGATCACCTCTTAGCTCCTCTTGTGTTTTCTTCTCTATAAATTCTCTTAATCTCATGCTAAACTCATTATATAATTATCAATTACTTCTTTATCTTTTACATCGTTGTCCATGATCCACTCGGTTGTTTTCCTAATTATATCACCAACTTTCTTTCCTTGTGGTAAACCAGTTATTTTCATAACATGGTTTCCATTAACAAGCTTTATTCTTTTTACTACTTCTTTTGTTCCATATTTCTCTTTTATCTTAATTGCCTTATCAACTATTTTTTCAAAATCACCAGAGTGCATAAAAGTTTTACCACGAGAAAACTCATCCGCTTTACCGACAGCCACAAGTACTTCCCAGTTTTCATCTGACACAAGCCTGGCTATTTTAGATGGTTTCATATCCAGTATTTGATGAAATTTCATGTGGTTACCAACGCCAAATATAAGAGCATCACGTTCTTTATTACTCATTTTAAGTCTATCAGCAATTGCATTGACTAACCGAACGCTTTTTCTTGCATGTCTATAATATGTTGGTGTTCCAGCACCTGGCTTCGGTGCAAACGTGACTCCTTTACCAATATCATGTAGTAAAATAGCTAGGTTTTTAATTGGGTCCGCTGTTTTACTTTGTTTCAATGCAGCCATTACATGACTGTATACTGTACCACCCTCACCTCTTGTTTCTGGGTGATGTTGTAAGTTTTCTCTAAACCATTTTAAATTCATTACTTCTGGTAAGATAATTCTAAGTATTTTTAAGTCTCCAAGTATCTGAATATATTGAGCAAACTTCTCACCACTCTGGGCGGCTGACTTCATTAACTCATCTTTAACTCTTTCTGGTGCAAGACTTAGTATATTAGGTGAAAGTTTCTTAGCAGCTTTCTTTGTTTCTGGATCAATTTCAAATCCAAGTCTTGAAGAAAATCTTGCAAGGCGCATCATTCGTAAGTAGTCCTCACCAAACCTTTTTAAGGGGTCTCCCACGGTGCGGAGCACTTTGTTCTTAATATCTCGTTTGCCATCGAAGTAGTCAATGATCTCTCCTTTCGCATTAACTCCCATTGCATTAATTGTAAAATCTCTGCGACCAGCATCATCTTCAAAGCTTCCTTGGATTTTGACTGACTCCGGTCTTCGTCCATCAATGTATTTTCCATCAGTTCTAAACTGGGCGACTTCAAAATCATTACCTCCCTCCTTTACAACTAATATACCAAAATCTTTTGACTTACCAATATCATAAGTTCTAAACATTTTATCAAGTTCTTTCATTGGCATATTTGTTGCTATATCAATATCTTTGGGTTGAATACCAAGGGTAATATCACGTACTGGTCCACCAACAATGTAAGCCTTATATCCAGCTTTGTTTATTTTTTGGAGTACTTTAACTCCAGCGGCAAGCTCTGGATTTTTACTCACATATGATTGCCAATCTTTTAACATTTCTCTTGCTTCTGATATGTAGTCTAAAAACTTCATATATTTAATTGTTCCAATTGTTTAATTGTATCGCTAGTATTTTTATGTAGAATACCAATTCCGCCTTTACTTCTCCATTGTCTAATATTTCTTTCTGAATCATCTATAAGTATATGGTTTTTATCAGCGTATTTTTGTTTATCAATTCCAATTACTATAAGTGCGTTGCTTGCATAGGATGAGCCAATATTTTTAGTTAACCAATTTCTTTTTCCTTTGATTGATATTGCTCTTGATACTGGATCAACTGGAGTTGCGGACAAAATTGTTACATCATAAGATTTTAGATGATTCCAAAGCTTTTTACCATCGTTTGTCCACTTCATTTGACTCCACCATCTTTCACCCATTTTATTTATTTCGCGATATTTCTCTTTCCCCATTGCTTCCCAACTTGTGAAGTCAGTTAACTTAAATAATTTTCCAACAGAAGCCATAAAATCTACTATAACTCCATCCATATCAAGGAAAATTTTTTTATCTTCTACTTCTATTAAGTATTGTTTTAGTCTCATAATTTTCTTCCAACGAATTTAGCACCTTGTAGTCTTAAATCAAGTAAATCATTTACATTTTCTATTAATTCTTGTCTCACAAGGTATGAGTAACTACAATTAACCATTATTTCTTTTGAGGACACGACAGCCTTTTTTAAATTTTTATTTGTATAGGTTGGAGCTAATTGCTTTTCAAATACTTCCCATGCTTCATCAGTTGCACGGTCCATATATGGATCACCGAAACTTTTTGGCCCATCTGATTCTTGTTCGGCTTTTCGTTTTTCTCCTTTTCCCTTTTCAAAGAATATTTCTACTTTACCATATAAATCAGTAACTTTTGGTGACCAAACATACTGAAATTTACCAGCAGGAAATACCATCCAGTCTGACGCGAGTAATGGAAATGGCGTGCCCCAACAGAATAACGCACTACTTCTTGCTCTCCATCCAAATTTACTATTTGCAAACCAATCATCTATTAATATATGGAAGTCAAATGGTGAGTCAAGTGGTTGTCTATCTTTTCTGGTTGTCTTTTTGAATACTGGAGTAGTATTTACTTTTTTGACTTTTATTGATCCACCGCCACCTGGATTTGGTGCTTTTTGATGTCTAGTTAAAGTTCCACGTGCGCCTTTAATTTCTTTCAGAAATGGTTTGCACTCGGCTTGAATTTTCTTAGTATAGTAAGCTAAACTTTTATTATCTTCTATTAAATAATTTTGGAGTTTCATTTTTTATAGGGTTTAATATCCCCTTCTTTTTTGAGTATCTCCATATAGAATTTATACTTCTTTGCAAATTTCTTCCATACTTTACTTTTAGGTGGAAAGAGGTCTCTCATTGTTGCTATATAAACTGAATGTCCTTTTCTTATTGCATCTATTGCTGCTTGTTGTGCGTATGGTTCTATTTCCAATGGATTTTTTAAATATTCTTTCATATTACCAGTATAAGTTGTTGTTATTCCTTGTACTTCTGGATCAAAAGCTTTACCAGCAGAATTTAAAGCCTGCTGTGAATGCATTATTTCATGTGAGACCAATTCTACAAACTCTCTAAAAAGAGGATTTTTGGTGTGGCTCATGAAATTTTTCATGCTCCTTTCTTTGGCAAATTTTCTAAAAACTTTTGAAAAGTCAGGTAACAGTATAATTTTCCAAGCATAATCTTCTCCATAATTTCCACCAAATTCTCCGCCTGCCAAGTACTTCCTAACGCCTCCTTTTTGTTTTCCCATTTCTAATTTTATAGAAATCTCATCGAATCCTTTTCTAAGTAAATTTATTGCTGTTTTATCATCTATATCAAAAAGGTCTACCTGGCCCATTATTTGTTGGATTTTACCAAATGCTATTTTTAGAGCATCAATTGTCATTTTTACAGTTGGCTGTGTTACTTCTTTTAAGTATCCTTTTAATCTCATTTTGTATACCATCCACTGATAGTGTTTTTTATTATTTTCATACTAGTTACATTTGGGTCTAAGTATTTCCAACCATTCTTTTTCATCTTTTCAACTTTTTCTTTACCGATTGGATTTTGAATTGCTGAGTTATAGAAGTTACCCATAAATTTAAAGGAATTAATAATTACTTTTTCTGTTAAATCTCCAACATCATTATCAACTTCTATCCAAGTATCGAATTTACTTCTATAATAATTTTTATGTTTTTGTATGTCCGTATATACACTCTTTATAAATTCTTGGTCTACTTTTCTGCCAGTCTTTTTTTCTCTTTCTTCTGCTCTTTTTAAAGCAGTTTCAAGAGAAGTATTTACAAATATCATTGCTGTATCATATCCGATTGATTCAAGAATATTTTTCCTTCTCATAACAGTAGAAACTATATTAGCTGTTCCATCAATTGCAAGTGGAAGCATTGAGTTAATATATCCAGACAACTGATTTCTATTAACTACTCTTACATTATGACTTATTTTTGGCCAATCTGAGTTCCACCATTTTTTGAATATTGGAAATACTTTATCTGTGTTAACCCAACGTGGGTCTATTGAACCAGATTTTACTTTAGTTAAAACATAGCTTTTGCCAGCGCCTGGATGTCCAGCCATAAAAACAGCCTTGAAAATACCTTTATCATTGATACCCTCAATTATCATAAATTTTTCTAATCTCATGCTGCTTCCGCCTCCAGATTATCATTCTTCCTCGTCTTTTTTCTTTTTCTTATCTTTTTTAGCAGGTGGTCCACCTTCTGCTGGTGGAGCACCATCTTCTGGCGGTTGAGCAGCCAGAACATCCACTGCCGGAACAACGGGTCCCGCTGGTTTTGTTTCTGCTTCTACATTTTGCCATTTATCTAATTTATCTTCAAGGTCTTTTAGAATTGCTCCATCGCCATCTTTTTTCTGAGAGCTAATAGCATTTTTAATAAGAGAAATATATTTTTTAACTTCTTCCTTGCTATATTTTTCTCCAACTTCTGGCTCTGGAACCTCAAGACCTTTACTTGTATGATCTTCCTCTTTAAGAAATCTCGTTAATCTCATTTTTACTCCTTACATCATTGGTATCGTTTGACTTTGGCTTTTATCATTTCCATCTTTTAATCTTGATAAGAACTTAGCGATTCGTCTATCACCAAACCACCATGTTACACAAGATACAGTCAAGTAAAGTACTATGTCTATAATTTGTGATAAAATTAGCAACGCTTGTGATGTATCCATCGCATCCAATCCAGAAGCACTTAAAACTCCCCAGGCAGTATACGCTAAGAACAACGTGGCACCAGTGAATAACCACGTGATGCCAGGTCTGGTAAAGGCTTTCATAAAATCTACAATACCAAATAGGAATGCTATTACTACTCCAACTGGTATAGTTATAAACTTAAGCCATCCTTGTACTAAGAATAGCTTATCTACCCATTTTTCTCCAAATAAGTTTTTATTACCAAGTTCAATGCTCTTTAAGTATGCTTGGGAATCAGCTAACTCAACTGCTGCTTCTGTCTCTGCTTGAGTTATTTGAATGTTGGCTTTAGCTTCCGCTACCATAGCTGTTGTTTCTGCTTCAACCATGGCTAATTCATGTTGATTTTTAAGTTTTTGTATCTTGTAGTTTGTTATTGAGGTAGTAATTGAACCGATTAAACCAGTTATACCACCGAATATTAAATTCCAAGGCATTTCACATTCCCCCTATTTTTATTTAACCGACTTACACATTTTTACTATTTTTTCACAATTACCCCCGTTTTTATGACCAATCATCTGGTTCATTATATCTTAATCTATCATCGTCGTCTCTTGCGGGATTTCTACTGAGTCCTGGTCTTGTAGATGTTTTACTTTGTTTTGTTGCATCATCAGATTCAAGAATATCAAACTTCTGATGATATCCTATTGTTGAGCTAGTATCACGTGTATAAAAATGTATTTTATGTCTCAAAGCTGCAAGTGATTGAGAATTTCTTTGATTTTTATATCCACCGCCTTGTTTTCCTGTTCTTACTTGGGTTTCGTTGAACAGAAAATTAGTTCCGTTGCCTAAGTTTAATGCAGCAGATACTGACTCTACTTTTGTTAATGCGTTGAAAACTGTTTGTTTCATAATATTTCTCCTTTTATTATTGTCCGCCTACTATTGTTAATTTGAACGGTTGCATTCCAGTATAATTCATGAATTTTCTTAATGTTATTCTTGAATTAAGTACTGCTTTTTGTCCACCCAATGTTCCCATTTTCTGGCCAAGTAATATACATCCCCTTACGTGGGTTTTATATCCTTTACTTACATCGCCTGCATAGTTTCCCGAGTGAACTAAAATATAACTTCTATTGGGAACATTTGTTACCCAATATATTTTTCCATATTTAGGTGAAGCTCTTTGAATAACTGTGTATTCTCCTTGTGGAACACATGATATACTTCTTTGATTATTTTTCCATGGAAGCTCTAAAGTATAACAATTAAAACCACCCATTACTAACATTCCAGACGTACCTTGATCGCTAACACTTGTTCTGATTAAAAACACTTGTTGTTCCATTATTGTATTTTTCCCTGTCCTTTTATTGACGATATTGTGGTGAATCCCATATATGCAGTTATTATTCCACCCATTATGAAATAATACCATGTTATTACATCCGACAATATTGTCAGTCTGGATTCTGGAACAGCAAAGAAAAGAAGTAGTGTTATGACTATCATTGATATAAGAGAAGTCCACGCCATCCTTCTTCTATTTTTCCATCTTAATCTCTTATCGCCGTTTTTACTATTATTACAGTTATTTTCTTGTTTTTCAGACATAGCCCACCTGCTAATTTACTATAGGTATTTATATTATTTAGACATAAAAAAACCCCTGTGAGAATATCACAGGGGGTTTCAAAACTTAATTGATGGGGCTACTCAAACGAGTCTTTCAAAGCTATCACCTTCTCGGTGAGCTTCTAAATAGGTTCTTGTCTTGCCCGAGCGAACCGAAATAACTACTTCTATCTATTAAGTTTTTTAGCTTTTTTAGCTTCAAATTTTTCTTGCTTCTTGATTTTCTTGATTTTGTTTCTTATCCAGCGCATCTCGTTATTATATCTAACATGAGCTGGTTTGCGCGAGGCTCTACCGATCTTGCGGCTGTTGCCTCCAGATTTAGAATTGCTACCCAATGAAATCACCTCCTATTTAGGGCTGTTCAGTCATTGAGTACCTCCTCTGTTTTTATCTATTCTAATCATATTGTAATCTCCTTAATTTCATCAAGTACTTGTCCACCATTTTCAATGCTCTCAAGTATGGTGAAAATCTTATCATTCCAACCAGTTATCATGTGAACATCGTCCTGTTTCAGGTCAATAGGGGTTTGTCCATATGACCCAAGGTTGAACAAGTAGAGTTTAGCATGTGGGTTAATAGTGCTTTTATATAATTTCCACTTTTCGTTAATGCCTCGTAGATCGCGACTACCACGACCGTACATTTGACCATCAGTGAAGTAGAAGATTCTATCAAAAACCTTCTTTTGGTCAAGTGCCCATGAAAGCACTTTATATCCATGAGTTGCATAGCCAACTTCTCCTTCTCTACGATGGACTTCGTTAGTTGCTGCAAGGACATTTTCAACTGGTGCATCTGTTAAGACTTTCCAGGTGTCTCCAAACATTCCAATTACTGAGTTAGGAACTCTGGCCTGAACCAGCATTCCAAGTAGTGCTCCAATATCATAGTTTTGAATGGTTGACTTTTCCGAAATAGTGCATTGCATTGATGCGGAAACATCGGTTGCCACTAAAACAGTATTGTTTGATAGCATTGGGATGTTCTCAATGGATATTAGAACGGCCTTTTCAAGTGCTTCTAAAATAATTGGTGTAAATAGGTTGTTGTGTTGCTCTGTGGCATGGATGTCACCCCAACTATACTTATCGGATGGTCCTCCACCAATACTTCTATAAGCTGATAAGAACCTAAATGGAAATTGCTTACTTTTCCGAACTTCGTTAGGATCGGCAATACGATCAGCAACTTTGTTAAGTACTATTTCAGAAACTTCTGCATCGAGAAAATTCCTTAAATTCCTTAACATAGACATGTAGTTCATTCTGCCAGACATAATAAGTTCTGTCCAAACTGACTTCTTATCTTTACCTTCTTGGCCCGCTTTACTTAGCTGTGTTTCCCAAGTATACGGAGTAGACAGATTATTTTGCGCTATCTTTTCAAATAGCACTTTTTGGGCATCTGTTCTTGGTTTTGGGTGAGTCAAGAACAAAGCATCACGTAGCTTGATTTCTCCAGCACGGTTGTACTTTGCAAATTGATATTCATCAAATTTAAAGAAGGCATCAGCGACACCTTTTCTTAATTGATTAGACAACTTATAGATTTTCTTCTCTATATTGTGTCCACCCTTTGACTCTACGAATTTTGACTGCAGGCCATTTGCCTTAACATAGTAAGCCAATAGCTCTGTGATTTCATCTGCCCGTTGGATTACTCTTCGAGACAGTCTTCGTAACAGATTATCTCCCTTATGGCACTTAGCCAATTCTACCGTTAGAACCATAGGTATAGTTCTAAGGTACATTTGCTCCCTTGCATATACTGCAAGTTGCGCAACAAAAACAGGATCACACTTTCTGATTAAAGTTTTGATCTTGTTTATTTGGTCGTTTGTGTTTGGTGTGTAGTACTGTGGTGTGAGAATGCTAGCACACGTACAAGCATATAACTCCATTTCTGGAGTCATTTTGAATCCTTGTCCACCAGCTAGCATTTCAGTTTTTTGAGTTGTTTTTTCATTAAATCTTGCCATATTAACAAATACCTCCTAATATTAAACGTTAAGGACTACATTCTATAAAAATTGTGGATTATAGCCACCAAGGGTAACCCTAGTTTAGTAATACTTGATTTGAATCCTTTTTTATAAAAGCAACTGGGTTTTGGTTGGTGTTTTTACATCGACCATTACGATGTCGTACCACCGAGTACTCAGTGAGTACTTTTTTGTTGCAAATAATGATGCCGAAGCATCAATCGTCATCTATTCGAAGTATCCCTTGCCTACGATACCACAATTGTTGCAAGTTGTGATGGTAAAGTACAATCACTAAGAGTGGACTAACTTTTATCATCCACATCTCTATATAGTTGTGGAGAGGCTTGCGCCCCGAAGATAAAAGTCGGTAAGTAATAATTATTACTTACCTTATAGCTTTTGATCCTTACTCACCCGAAGGCTTTAGGTTCAAAATGCTGATATTATCAGTATCGAAGTATCTCTTAACTACGCTATTACCATTTTGTATATAATATTTATATCATATCCAGAGTAAAAAGTAAACCTTTCCTTTTTAATTGTCTTCCTTGTCTTCCGGGCTGTTCATTCCATCCATCAATTCAAGCTCTTCTGCCAATGTCAATTCCTTTTCAAAGTTTAGTTCTGCCACTTCTACCTCTAGTTCTGCTTTTTCTTCTGATGTTAAAAAATTATCTAAATTTTTGTTATCATCGCCTTCGTCTGTTTCTAATTCTGTTACCACTGGCCAGTTTTGAGCACCAGCACCACCGCCCCATGGATTTTGTTGGTTCCAAGAACCGTGACCAGCACCAACATAACCAGCACCATAACCATATGAAGTATAAGTTTTCTTTATTAATTTATCTTTAACTGATTCTATAAACTCTTCATCGTTAAAGTCAAGATTAACTCTTAGTTTTGCACTTACATCAATTATTTTAAATGCCCCACATGCCGTTTTGTATCTATACTGTCCCGCTATACCAGTGGTTGATATACATAAAGAAATATTATGATTTTGATTTATCCAATCATGGTCTGTTTGAGAAAAAGTGTTTCCCATTGTGTGGTGAGAGTGAATGACTCCAATTACAGATAAGTCATTATATTCATCACATTCAATATCATCAACTTTAGCTGCGGATATTGATTGATCTGGAATAAAAATATCTACAATTTCTCTTCCTCCTTTTTCACCAAGTAAATATGCTAACCACTCTATATTAGTATACTCTTTCATTAAAGCATCCACTTTTCTCTTGGCCAGTGGCAAAAACCATATATTGATTGTATCAGGTGCTTTGCTACAAGACTCTACACAATCAATTTCTACTTCCCATGAATCATTGGGATCATTAACAACTGTTTTGTTTATTACATTTTGATTTGCGGCAGATACACTTTTAGTTGTTTTATTCTTCTTTTTGTTCCTCTTTCCCATATTATCTCCAGTTATTGTGTATGTGTGTTTACAATGAGTACAATAAAAAGTGTCCATTCCTGGTATGGAATTTATAACTTTTTTCGCAGTTAATTTATTACAAAATCTACAATTTTGGAATACTTCATTCATTGGTATTATTTTATCTCCTAAATCCATAAAGACTTTGTATATTTGATATAACTTCTTTATCAACATATTTCATCACCTTCCCTATTGTAAGTGCTGCTACAATTGTTGCTGGTACTACCCATGAAGGAACAACTTGGTACCCATCTTCCGCTTCTCCCCATTCAGCAACAGAGTCATGTATGGAAAAATCCTCACCATCATAACCGGCTTTTAAATATCTTGATCCAATGTTTTTAGCTATTTTTTGATTTTTAACCTGTGCTTCATACTTATCAGTGCAGTCAACTACCCAGTCTGTTCTTTCAGCGGATAATTCTGAGTACTCATATGGAAAAGCATAAGTAGAGCAATTTTCTCTTATCGTAAGAATCATTAATCTTGTAATGTCTGCTTTGTTTCTCCCAATAAATTTTGTTTGTAAATCAATCCTGTTGAAGTTATGTTCCTCAAAGGTATCTGGATCGAATAAGTAAATTGGATTAATACCAGACATAGCAGCAAACTTGGCTACCCAATATCCTATACCACCACAACCAACAACAGTTATTGATTGTTTTTGATTAAGATTCAAAGTACTCTGTCTTTGATACAAACTCATTTCATCTTTTCCTTTCTTTTATAGTGACCAAACATCCCTATCTTCACTTCTTACCTCTTCTGTTATACCAGTTCTTTTTGTTGTTTGATTGAGCGCGCCCATTCTGGCACTATCTTTTTTGTCAACCAAATGTCTTTTTAAAGTATTGTGTCTTGGTAGACCTCTTGGATTTTGTTCAGCTATTGAACCAGAGTTAATATTTTCAAGTACTGCTTCTGCTTCTCTTGCAATTTTTATAATATCATCTGGTGTGGACCAAGACGGTTTATTTTTCCACTTGCCCCAACAATCAGGTCTGCTTTGGTGATAATGTGAGAAGTAGTCAAGACCGATTGGTTTTCTTGTTGATACACCAGTTACTCTATTATCTTTTGTGTTTATTAGATAGACAACATTCGAAATCATTTTCTTTGAAAACTTTGGATCTATTTGAACATGGTCATATGTTTTAGGCCAGTAAACACCTTGAACTAACCATACTAATTCATTTTTGTTTTCACCTTTTGCAACAGAAAGACCGTTCTGAGCATGTCTATAAAGTATATCTGGCATAGGAGCTGACCTAGCTAGAATATCTTTTAGCTCTTGTTCTTTTCTCTTATATTCAATTTTCATTGAGTGATGATATTCTGTAATTTCGTTTATCTTTTCGTTTATCTTTTGTTTGATTGCTCTTTGCTGTGTGTTTAGCTTTTCACGAAATTCTGATTTAATTTCATCAACTTCTGGTATCATGGATTGACTAACAACAGATAGCTTTAGTACTTTATGGCCTACCCGTATAGTTAATCCATCAGAAACAATTTTGTCAATGTCTACACTATCAAGACAATCAAACATAACAGTTTTAACTTCTTCTGCTTTTTCATTAATATCCATTAATCTACTCTCCTAATCATAACAAAAATTAAGGGGGCCTGTTCAGCCCCCTATTTACTCGTTGAAATGGTTGGAATTAACCAGCCACATCATAGGGGCGAAGTTCGATCATGGCGCCTTCCGGAATTTCCGCTGGTGCTTCTGAGGGTTTAATCTCATTACCATTGAAGTAAACACGAAACTTACCAAGTCCTGCATCTTTAGCCACAGATTTAATTGCTTCTAAAGAATTAGTTCCTGCTGCTACGGGAACATTAGCTCCGTTTACTCTAACGAAAGAACCAGGCGCGTCGGCCTTATCCATAACTTCTTCTTCTTCTACTCCGACTTCTTGATCCCAGTATTGTTCATCCATTTTTAACATCCTCCTTTTTACTATTTTTACCAATTATAACTCATTTTACTCCAAAAGTAAACCTTTTTTATAACTCTTTTGACAGTAAACAATACTTCTCTGAGCCGTCAGCTAATTGGGCATACAACATTCCAAGTTCTTGATCTTCTTTGTATGTTAATTTGAATTTGAAGTTTTCCCTTTCACCAATTACATTCATTAGGTTTACCATACTTTTATAGTCAAATGATAGAATCAAATCACGTTTTTCACATTCATTTAATTTGAACCTAAGTCCATTTGAGTATTGATTTGTCTTATCAGAAGTTTCTATCGACATAACTTTGTCTTTAACTTCAAAATAAACTTTACCAAATCTTGCTCCTATCTTTCTAATTTTTTTGAAAATATCACCAAACTCATCATCAACATCCATAGTAAAAAACCAATCAACATCTTCTTTGATCGCGTCCACGCCTAACAAGTTAACTACAAGCGGTGAACAAAATCCAATATTACTTCTTTGTTGTCCATCTACTAAAGTTAATCTATTTTCATATAATCGAACAGTTACGTTTTCATTATCAAATAAATTCAGATATGGTATGACTCCTTGTGATGGGTCTGAAAAGTTAAAATCAACTTCATCAATAACATCAAGAACATCATTTGGAACATCAAGCAATGATATAGTATTACCATCACTTGATAACATATTTGTTTGGATTTTACCTCCACCAAACCGGAGTTGCACAGTTTCTATACTAAAATTAACTGTAGCTTTTTTAATTAACTCTTTGAAATTGTCTACATTAATTCTCACTTATTTTCTCCTCAAGTGTTAGAATCATTTTCGCTTCTCTTTTTGATAGGTTAGTACCTTCCATAATTAACTCTAACTTCTTTTTATTTTTCTTATCTTCCGGTGTCTTTTTTATCCACTTTATATATCGTCTACCTTTTGGTATTTTACTCATGTAGTAATTATAAATTATATCATCTGGCAGGGTAAATTGTAAACGAACTATTTTATCCACTATATTAATAAGATGTTTGTCATGACTTAACCACAACGATAACATATAAGCCGGAGCCACTTTCTTATCATATGGATATTTTTGATTTTTAAGATATATTTGATTTAAAAAATCAAATAAATTTAATGCCTTTTTAGCTGCACTCGCCATCTGTGATTACTTCCTCGTCTATTATTTCCCATGTTATTGTTTCTTGTTCATCAACACCGCCTTCAGCAGATATAAGATATGACTGACCATATCGACCAACCATTCTAACATCTTCCTTGGCTATTTCTTCAAATGACATACCATCGTATAGTAATTCATCTGGTGTATAAATAATTTCAACGTGTTTAGTTATCTTTATTTTCTTCATCTTTTGTCAATAACTCCTTTATAAAAGCATAGGTTAATGGGTTATCAATTCTACCTGCAACCTTTTCATCGGTTAAGTAATTAACTGCCCACTCATCTTCCAATACTTCTGTTTCTGATATTTCACAGTATTTAATTACCTCACCATCAAATCTTAAAGTTATCATTGCATATATCCTTTCGATTTCATCCAGATAATTGTATCTCTTATTTCATCTTCTGTTGGTTGAAAATCCCCTAATATCTCATCTACTTTCTTTGGATCAGGAAAAGTAAATGGTCCTTCTGATAGTATACCCTTTTCTACCAACTCATTCAAAGTTCTAATAACTGATAGTACAACTTTCTCGTTATGATTTAAACTTGATTTTTCTAAAATATCTTCAAACATATCATATCACCTTTTGGAATATCATTTGCACAAACATGTGCATGAAGTTTATTTCTTTTATAGGATAGAATGTATTTCTATTTAGGTGCTCTCCTATTAAAATTATTGCACCACCTGGTTCTTTAAAATCACCAGCATTTTCATATAAGTACTTATACAAATCTGGATAATCAATATAATTACTCTTCAATTCTTTCCTGGCATTTTCAACATCTTGTTTTAACATTAACGAATGAATTTTTTTCCATACATCCTCTGAAACACTTAGCCTTGAGCCTACTAGCTTTTTATTTACAGTGTTTAATTGTAGAACATTAATTGTTTTTCTAATGTCAGGATAGCATTTTTCAACTATTGCAACAACATCCTTTACGTTGAATTTTACTTTCTCGTTTCTTAAAATGTTAAGGCAGAGCTTCCCTATCTCTTTGGCCGGTGGGTTGTCAATTTTTATGGTTTGACATCTCGACTTAATCTCGTCTATTATATTATGTTCGTAATTACAAAGAAGTATAAACCTTGTAATTTTGTGAACGTCTTCCATCAATTGCCGGAGCATTTTCTGCGCACCCTGTTGCCCTGAGGTTAGAGAGTCTGCCTCATTTAGTACTATTATTTTCATGTCAGTCATTGACATAGAAGTGGCGAAAGGTCTTATTCTTTCCCTAATGGCATCAATTCCTGTTTCATCTGATGCGTTTATCCACATCTTGTCAAATCCTGTGTGTTTTAATATTATATTTGCAAAAGTACCCTTACCAACACCAGGTGTTCCATATAATAATAGTGATGGTAATTTATTAAGTGCTTCTTTTAGTACTGGTTTTATATCTTTGTTTAGTATCATTTCATCTATTGTTTTTGGTTCATAGACGAAAGTCCATAATCTTCTATCTATCACAAGTCATACTCCCCCTGTTTCTTTTACTTCTTGTTCTAAGCTTTCTTCTTCTAATTCCCATACTTCACATTTTTTACGAATATCTGAAATATCACATTCTGTATCACATTCACTATTATAAAGATGTGGTTTTTGGTGATCACATTCAGAACAATTTTCATCTGCGTCTGGACAAATCAACATAGTTTTTCCATCGTCTATATTTGTTTCTGTGTTCCATTCATCCTCTTTTTCTTTCTCTTTTTCTTTCTCTTCTTTACAGTCCTCTATAAAATTGTTTATATCATACCATAGAATATATTCCCATTTATCTTTTATTTCTTCTCTCAATTTTTCTAGTATTTCTTTTGAGGAAATATCTATTTTCAAAAGCAGTTCGTCGTCCATCCACTTTTTTAATTTAACTTCATCTATTTCTTTTAACTCTTCTTTCCACTCGCTCTGAATTTTAAAGATAAAGTATTTTTTAAACAACTTCAACAGAATTTTATTCATTTCCAAAACTCCTTACATATTTTCTAATATTATACAACAAATTCAATTAGTTGTAAACATAAAAAAAGGAAGCCAATGCTCCCTTTAAAAGTGGCTGCCCTGATAGGATTCGAACCTATACCCGCAACATTCAGAGTGTTGTGTGCTACCGTTACACTACAAGGCATCAACTAATTTTTCTAATAACCATCTTCTCCTAAAATGTTTCATGTTTTTAGACGCGCCTCTTTTTATAAACGCATCTATAATTTTAAGTGGGCTGTCTTGAGTTGTTATATCGGCTGGTATACATATTATGTTAGCATCGAGTATTTTTCTACCTTGTTCAGCAGTCTGTATGTTCCAGCAAACAACCGCTCTAATGTCTTTTATCTTATTTGCGGCAACGGCCATTTCATTTCCAGTTGTACTTATGAGTACTCCAAAATGCTCACCTGGATTTTCCTTAACTAAATCAGCAATCATTAAAGCGTGGGTTGGGAAATCAATATCTTCCCCAAGTTTCGGTCCAATATCTTCTATTGAATATTGTTTGTTTGTTGTAGTGAGATGTTGTACAATTTCTTGTTTCATTACACAACCTTCTCGATCACTAGCCACATATATTTTTGGTTCAAACATTTTAGTCTTTTATCTCCTTATAGAAATGGGACATTCAAAGCACCACCATAACCAATAGTCATGTATATTAAAAATGCTAATGCTCCCACCATAATTAATAAATTAGCTAGGGTTCCAAAATCACTTTGTAACATATTTTACCTCCTTTTTAGAACGGTTTTGGCCCTATGTCCCCATCATCCTCTTGATCGAACATAGTGTAGTTAACTTTCATTTTACATTTACTGCAGTCTTCATCACAAAATTCATCTTCTTCCTCTTCATCCTTAAATTGATCCTCACCATAATTTCCGGTTATCCATCTATCCAATGAATCCATCATTCTTTGACTCATTCTCATTTTTACTTTCTCCTTTTTGGATGGCCAGGTGGGAATTGAACCCACGACCGGTGGTTTAGAATCACCCGTTCTGCCACTGAACTACTGACCATTATAACAGATTTAATTTATTGAATATTGGATCATCTATATCACTAGCTATTGCTGTGGTTTGATTGCCAATATCCGGTTCCTTAAATTCCACGAACTTAGTACCACGTAGTCTCAATTTCATTTTTAAATTTTCCAGTTGGGTCAAACCTTTAACTCCCAGATAGATAAGGGTTTGATTCCTCCAACTGCTATTCGGGCAGTTAAGCATATACTCTGCCACAGCATGGCCTGCTTGAACTGCCCGTTGTGAATGACTTAGGTCCTTACGAATTGTCACAAATAATTTGCTCATCAAGCAAGGACTCCCATTCTTTTCTAATTGTATCGAGCCGATGTTTATTGGCTGTATTCCATTCTCTGGGTTGCTCAATTTTTTCATACGGTGTTCTGTTAAACATATTACAATACACAATGTGATTGTATCTATAGTTAATTCTATTCCAGAAAAGTGCTTCATAAAAACCAATGTTTTCCTCGTTACGATTACTTGGTTTTCTTGCGCTTTTACCTTTTCTGATTGCTCTTGCCAATGCTTTCTGCTCTTGTTTTATCTTTAATTTTAATTCTTTATAAGTCATTTTTGACCTCCCATTTTGTGGTTTTAAATCAACATTAATCGGTTATATGTTGTCTGAAAGCCACATGGAGGCGCTCTAGCAATGCTCTATGGCGGTGCTTTAATCTACGGGCCGCCCTTTTCTCTACATTTTATTATTCGCATTTTCCTTCGTTTCCTTTCGTATATATTTTACTTCCAAATTTACCATTTTCATCATAGTGTTGCCAATAATCTATATCTTTATTACAGTCACAGTCATAGGCTTTCCAAATTATATTTCTATTGTAATGAAATGGTTTAATGGCTGCAACTGGTTTGTCTGGTGTACAACAACTAACAATTAAAAGAAGTATTGGTAATAATATTAATTCTCTCATTTTATTCCTTTTTAACGGCTTTAAGAACACAACCAAATGGTTTGCCAATTATAGAAGAAACAGCTCTGCATGTTGAACATGGTCTTTTACTCCATAGATGTGGATCATCTTGAATAAGATTTAATATTGATTCAACAATAATATTGACTGCTGCTTTAATTACTTTTTCATTATCTTCCATCATGTTCCTTTATAAAGTGGCGGCGAGAACAGGACTCGAACCTGCAAACGTGTTACCGCTGAACGGTTTAGCAAACCGCTTGACTCTCCCATCTGTCTACCTCGCCTTATAAGTTTATAAAAAATGTTATTAATCCTATCATCAACGGTAGTGTTTCCCAAAAGAAACATCCCAAAACGAAGTAACCAGCATACCACATCCATCTAGTGGCTTGGCCTTCTTGATCCCATTTGTCTTGAAGATAGTCTGCTGCAAATTTTTCAGCATTTGCTCTAACATTATAATCTTCAAGTGATAGCATAGTCTGATTTGACTTTACTTCTCTTATGGCGATTATTCCTTTAGTCATTATTTATCCTTTCTCATAGATTTAACTAAATGATTTAACATTGAAATATGATGGGTGTCACCTTCTTCAAAATTCGGATGTTGAATAATAGTTATTTCTTTATGCTCATCGTCGATTTGTAATATACCCATTTTTTCCCTAATATCACCTCGTTCTTTAACTATGACTAACATTTTGTTTTCCTTTCTTTTCTTTTGGAGCGACTCGGGGGATCGAACCCCACCTCCCGCTTGGACAGCGAGTGTGCTACCTCCCCATCAAAATAGATTCCTCATAAAAACTATTTATCGGGTTACACCATCGCCGCTTATAGGTCTGTTAAATAATCTATTTCTTTTCTCATACCATCAATAGTAACTTGTTTTTTTGTTAGCTCAGATATAAGATCATCTATAATTTTTTGTTTCTGTCTTACGTTATCCGATAAAATTTTTATAAAATGATCTTTATCAATTTTTTCTGGTTTCTCTTTTTCTGGTTTGTCTTTTATTAAATCTTCAAACATTACACTATCCTTGTTTTAACTTCCGATCCTGTGGTTTTCTTTAGGAATTTTTTTATCGTATCTTCCGTTCCACCTGTCCTATCAGGAGCAACACAAGCTATTATAATATCTGAGTCGTTTGCTACCAAAGTATTTCTTTCAAAGTTTACTTTTGCCCATGCCCACCTTGGTGAACCGGGACGGGGTTTCTTAGGATAATGAATTATCAAACCACCATTTTCCTTAGTCAAACCCATTTTTCTGGCAATTATCTCAGCAAAACGATCTCCACCTTTTGGACATCCACCGGAACAAATTTTATCACCCTTATCATACCACTTTTTAAACTCATTGTAAACTTGGTGGTAATCCTCGTCAGCATCACGTCTCCGTGAGCCTATTATTCCAATGACTTTGCTCATAAAGTTACCTCATATTCTGGTTCCCATTCATCTTCCTCTTCTATAAATTTTTCAATTTCCATTTTTTCTGCTTTATAGATCACACTATAAATAGCCCCACAATCCTGACAACTCCAGGTTGCTGCTACCTTTGCTGGATCATCATAAGTATAACTCATTTCACCATCACCTGTATTTTTTGAATTACATATTGGACATACTTCGCCGTGTACCATTTTATTTTCCTTTCAAATTATGACTGGCTTGTCTCCAAGCCTTTGTTTTTGATCTACCAATAGATATTTTTTCAGAACCTTTTGATATGATATATTTTCCTTCTCCAAACGCATCAGATTTCATACAAACCGCATTTGGAAATTTAGATAAAACAAATTGACGTGGTGTCAATTGTTCTTTTTGCTGTTCTACTTTTTGCTCTTCTACTTTTTGTTTCTTTTTAAAAAACTTTAAAATGTTCCATTTCATAGTGCGTTTCTCCTTTATTTCAGTTTTTCTATCTCTAAAATAAACACCTAACATTGACGCACAAAAAACATTTGATAACTGAACTATAAACCTAATCATAAATAAGAGTAAAATATTTAATAGGGCTACTCGACCTTTGTCTGTCTTGATATCCTGGTTAAACAGCTCCTTCAAATCCTTTACTATTTTTCTTCTTTCAGCCGCCGCGATCGCAGTGTTACGTCGCTGTTTCTGTTTTTCAAAAACAACGCGATCTTGCTGTAGGGTTTTATATTCTTCTTTTAAAATGTCAGAAAGTGCTTCTTGTTTTGAAACTATTTCAATGCTTTCCAACGTTGGGTTAATTGCTTGAATACCAGCTGCTGTGATTATTATGGCAAAAACACTAATCATAATTATCTTTTGAATGAAGTGAAAAGTCCTTTTGGTTCCTATTTTTATCGCAGCGAGAGTCAAAACGAATACCTCTAAAAGACTTGCCAAAAACAATGGCTGCCAGGCTCCTGAATCATAAAAAAAATTGTAGTACCTGGCGGACTCCGTTATCATAAAAAATGACGCTAATATTATTATTATACCTAAAACTGATGTAAATGTAAACTTCTTCCAATCCATTATTTTGTTTTATAATCGAATTTTCTCCACTTCATTACCAATTCAGGAAACTGTATCGGTTTGAAATTTGTTTGTTCAACTGATATATGAATATGTTTATCAGTTATAAACCCACGCTTTTCATGACAATGACCATGAATGTTAACCATTTTATCTGGCATTTCATCCTTTATTGGTCGGTGTGAAAATACGAAAATCTCTCCTGATGTTTGTATTGCAAAATTTTTCTTAATTAATTTTATGCCAACATCTTCATACCACTTAGCACCATGTCTATCATGGTTTCCTTTAAGTAGATATATTTCACCGTTTAGTTTATCTCTTGACTTCTTTATCATTTCCTTGGTGCCAAAACCAAAATCACCGAGATGTATTACTTTACTATCTTTAAAGATAACTCTGTTCCAGTTATCTATTATAGTTTGTTCCCAACCCTCTGGTCTAGCGGGCCAGTCCCATGTTTTAGGGTAGTGATTGAAGTGGGTGTCTGATATTAGAAAAGTATTGTAAATATCATTATTATCAAATTCCTTTGACCTAGTGAATGTTATTCCACTATGGAATTTGTAATACACATCATCAATCATCCCCTGTATTTTCCACGCTGTTTCATACTTCATTTTTTACATTTTTCCTTTTATACACATAAAAATTTTCTTATAAGACATGTTGATTCTACTGAAGGATTTGGTTTTTCTCCTTTATTGCTCCAGCATGTCCATTTTCCTCTATCAATAATACCGAAATCTTTAACTTTTTTCTTTTCAATTTTGAAAAGATGCTTTGGTATGTCTCTTTTAAAAATAACTATCGTATCATCATTAAAAATTATATAACATGGCCATTTTTCTATGTTCGTCATCACATTTTTTCCTTTACAATAATTTTTTTACAATTTTCTATCAACTCTGCTGGTATTTTTATTACTTTCTGTTCCCCACATTCATCTATAAATCTAACACTCCATGGCTCATCCCAACCATAAGAATTTATACTTAAAATCTTAAGTGGTCTTTGTGGATTATCACCCATAGCCATCCTTACCACTGTTTCATATTTCCATTTGTGTTTCATTTTTCTTCCTACAATTTATTTTAAAATATTTAATAAATTTTGTTTACATTATGTTAAAAATTTGTTATAATAAGCACGGCGACGCGGCGGGAAGATATACACTCCACGTATAGGTAAGAACAAGTATTCTTATATAGACACATTTAAATACTCAAATAGATAATAGAATAAAGAAGTATACCCAATAAATCCTATTACACTACCACATATTAAAATACTTAACACAAGAATAAAATTCCTAATCATTTCCATTTTCCCTTATAAATTCCTCAAAAGTCTTTCTATGTTTTTTCTTACGTGAGTATTTTGACTTATCCTTAAACACCTCTCCCTTACGACCTATCTTAATCCTTGCACTGCCGTATAGATCAGATTTTTCTTTATCAAATACCACTTTTTTCTTCTTCTTTCCCATGTTAACTCCATTAATAATGTATTCTGCTAAGTCTAAATAATCTTGACCCATTTTAACTTCCTTATTGATACTTTAGAATATCTCTATGCATTGTGTGTGATAATGTAATTTCAGCATTAGAGAATCCCTCACCCTTCATAGTTTTATCATCTAACCTTAATAGTTTAGTCAACAAACTCATTTCTTCTATTTTAACTTCAATAAGAGTGTATTTGGTGGTGCCTACAAATTTCATTTTACTTTATCCTTTCACATTATTTTTTTAATAACAATTCACCTATATTCCTCATAATCTTATCAAACCACTTGGATGATCCACAGTATATTCCAACAACAACTGCTATTGCAGAAATTAAAGCTGATAATACATAAGGATCCATTTTAATTAACTCCTTTCTATGGCGGTGGGAACAGGAATCGAACCTGCTACGCTTGTTACACGCCACTCGCTTCCAACGAGATTATCACCATTGATGCCCCCACCATTATAAGTTATTTATCATTCATTCTCTTCTTTAAAATTTCATTAACCATTTTTTTAGTTTTAGCCTCATAGATTGATTTTTCTCGTTCTAACTCCCATTGTTTTCTACTGTTAAATAAATCAGCTTTCATTTCTTCTGCCATGACTTTCTGTCTTGCTTTTGTAATTTGTAATTGACTTTTGAATCTCAGAATCTGTTGTTCTTGATTTATTTTGGCATCGAATATTTCTTTTGTTCTTGCATTGAAATATAAATCAAGAGAGTGTAATGTTATATTTGTAACAGTTAATGTTTCTTGTGCTCTTCGAGTTATTTTACTCATAATCATTCTGTTAAGTTGAGCACGATTTGATTTATACAGTTCTTCAGCACTATATTGAGTGATTAATTCTTTTACTGACATACTTACAATATATTCTAATCTTGCATTGGAAACTGCATTACCTTCTGGTATTTCAAATTCAACTTTTACATCAACTCTTACAGTATTTCCATCATTCATAATTGCATCAATTTGATATATAGGTGCAATTGGTTTGGTATTGACTGATGGTCTGTTATCAAAACCAGGTGTTTGTTTTAGTTCCTGAGATGCGCCAATTATTTCAGGATGATCTTTAAACAATTCAATGAATGGAAGTTTATGAGCAAAATCACTTACATCAGGCAGAGATTTAATTCCGATCCAAGCGCTTCCGATTATTAAGCAAGAAGCAAGACCAATGACTAACAGTCCTGTTTTTGCAGAAGTTCCTTTTGATTCTCCTGTTCGAGAATGGGATTGCTCAATGACTGAGTAATAATCTGATGTTGGTTTACCTTGGTCACCGTAGTCATAAATCGACCCGAAACCCTTTTCTACAATTTGACCACCATCATCCTTGTGCATAGAACTTCCTCCTACCAGCAATATTTTTTGCTTGTGCTTTCCACTCATTTTTAGGCGCAAAAGACCATTTGCCTGGGTTACTCTCAATTAAAGATCGAGCGAGGATATCCGACATACGGTTGATTTTTCCACTCTCCATGTTTTTTACACATTTCATAAAGCTTCTCCTTTTTTTGATTTTTTATTTATTATATCATAGATTTTACGGAATGTAAATAGAGTACTTCTTTTGTGTGGAGCCACCATTGAGAATCGAACTCAAACTTCGTCCTTACCAAAGACGCGTTCTACCTTTGAACTATGACGGCTTATGTGTGGGGCCACCTGCAGGACTTGAACCTGCTATTAATGATTACGAAACATTGGTTATACCAGGTTAACTAAGGTGGCTTATTAATCACAGGCAAAAATATATTCTAAGATCATTCTTCTATGATCTTCGAAAGCATATTCCTGTATCATGGTTTTTGTTCTTGATATTATAAATATCTCTTTTGCATCATCTTGTGCGACAGGATCACCCTTTCCAAATCCCCACCAAGGAATAGAAATTATATGACCTCGTGGGTCTCTATTTGGGTTTGATCTTGCGCTTAACTGATTCATATTATAAAATTCCAAACCCGTTTCTTCTTTGACTTCTCTAATTACGGCATCCTCTAATGACTCACCATAATCAACGAACCCACCTGGAAGAGCAAGACCTAATGGTGGATATTTTCTTTTTATCAGAACAATATTCTTTGTGCCTTCTAATTGAATGACTGCATCTACAGCCACCTTTGGACAGTTTATTTTTGAAATATCAAACATATTCTAATCCTTTAAAATAACGACATTATAATAAGGAAACCAATAAAAATATGGGCACCTATACCACAAGCCATAATGTATTGGCAAACATAATCCCAAAAATTTCCTGTTTTGCCATCTAAACCTTTTTCCATTAAAAAAGTAATTGGAGTCATTATTTTCTTTAACATTTTTTGTTCCTTTCTTATTAATTAAATTCGGACCAATCTTCTTCTGGAATTTCCTTTTCTGGTGTGAAAACACTTTTTACCTTACCACATCTGAAGCAGGCATATATATCTAAACAACCATACACTGTTTCTCCATTTGGTAAATCAACTTCACCATCTGGATCAGGTTGAGCGATACACCATATATGTCCTTTATGTAGACACTTTAACTTATTTGCCAAATTTGATTTGCGTAACAAATTTAAATTTTGTAACATTACACTTTTTAACATTTTATTTCCTTTCTTTTTATTCTGTGGTTGGAAGAAACTGACATAGCACCTGCTTTCTTTAACCGGTTTACTAACAGGGTCCGTACTCCTTTTCAAAACTCTGACGGATAAGGTCGTTTTTCGACTACTTCAAATATAAGTTTTAGCAAGTCGACATTTACCTACACTTATATCCATATCAGTTTCTTCACAAACTGTGGAATCCCTACGGGGAATCGAACCCCGGTCTTATGTTTAGGAAACATAGGCTCTATCCATTGAGCTATAGAGATAAAAAAGTAAAGGACTAATTTATCACTTGGCGGCCCGGGACGGCCAAGAAACAGCAGAGGGCAAAGTCCCCTTTGAAATCCGATCTCTGCATTTTGAGTAAGTTAATTCTAAATCAATCGGGAATCGCGATTCCCATTAAAAATAACCACTCCATTTATATTTGGTACCCCCGGCAGGTATTGATCCCGCGTTTCCCGGTTCGTAGCCGAGTGTTCTATCCATTGAACTACGGAGGCTTAAATTTAATCCCACCATGTTCTAAGATGTTTTGACATCATTTTGAACAGGTAGTTAATATCTTGTTGGTTCAACATCTCTTCATGTTTGATGGCACGTTTGAAATCTTTTCTTTCCTCTTTTTTATCTTCTTCTGTGTTTGCTTTTTCATAAGTAATTTTTATGAATGACTCTTCAAATGAAACATTAGAATCACCCCATTTTTCATTATGTCTTTTGAATGCGTTTTTGAAATAACCATCATCCATAATTCTTTTAAGAAGAAGAACACAGATTTTAATTTTATCTGCATCTTTTTCATTGTAAACATGACACCCATCTTCTCTGAAATGTTTTTCCATCATGGTAAGTTTTTTATGAAGTATTGGATAAACAAAAAGAGTATCCCACCATCTATCACGCCAAATGATTGGAAACCATGTTATCAGATTTTTAACGCCATATTTGACATTCCTTGGAAAGTCCCATATTTGTCTAATCATTAATTTACCACCTTTCAGAATGTGTTAAATCCAACTCTTCACCACATGCACATTTTATTCTAATTATATCACCTAATCCAGTGGGTGTAAACGAGAAATTTAATCTTCCTCCTATAGCACCAACATATAGACTTTGGCAGGTTTTATCATGTTGTTTTTTCCATTTTTTATATTCTTCTACATCTTCTTTATTGAGTTCAAATAACATTATTTTTCCTTTCATGTGGAGGAGAGTAAGGGACTCGAACCCTTAGAAGTGTTACCTCCTACTAGTTTTCGAAACTAGCTCCTCGTCCAGCCGGTCACTCTCCGTTTAGTTTTTGAATATATTGTTTTCCTTCTTCCAGAGCCTTTATAAATGAGTCAATGTGTCCTTCGTCTCTTAGTATTAATGACTCTTCTACTTCAATATAACCTAAAAATAAAACTTTTAAGGCTCCTGTTATTCTTTTCCAAAATCTTGTTATAAAATTACCAGTACCATAATGAGAAGTCCATACTAATTTTTTATAAAGGTTTAAGGAAACCATATCTGGTAGGTCTTTGTCATATTCAAATTCTATTGTTAAGTCATGGTCGTTGCTACCACATCCACATGCTATACGATAATAAATAGAATCTTTGAACTCGTCTGTTTTCATTACCTTATTACTTATCACATTAATTCCTTTCTAAAAATTTAGCGGGGGTGTTTCCCATTACATCACCGGGGTATACGGTTTTACCAGATATAATCCACACCCGCATGGTAAAAATGGAGGAGGGCAGGGGACTCGAACCCCTAAGCCCCGCTACTAACAGGACCTACTTGTTTTCAAGACAAGCTCCTCGTCCAGCCGGTCACCCTCCTAATTTTTGTTTATAAGTTTCAATAACTTTTTTATTGGGTTTGAATTTTTAAACAGAACATTAATTCCTAAGTCTTTTGTTTTTTGAGCAACCATGTTGATTGTGCCACAGTATGGACAATCTCCATATCTTGACATGTGTGAACCGAATTGTTGTTTGCATTTTATACAGAAAAACATAATTTTTTTCTCCTACTGAACAGATTCTACGGATACCACCTCAGGCACTTCTTCTTTCAAAATCCGCTCAATTCCGTTTTTTAATGTTAATTGTGACATTGGACAACTACCACATGCTCCTTGCAAGCGAACAGTTACAACTCCATCTTGAACGTCCACAAGCTCTACATCACCACCATCCGCCTGTAGCATCGGTCTGATTTTGTTTAAAGCTTTTTCAACTTTTTCTTTCTCGTTCTCGTTCTCAACAGCGCAATTACATTCACTGCCGCTCAAACATTTATCTGTATGTTCCATTTCTTTATCCTTTTTTGGTAGTCCGAATAGGATTCGAACCTATATTCCGCCCTAATCCGGGGCTTACGGCTTATAAAACCGCTGTACTACCGTTGTACTATCGGACCATGTTAATTGTGGTAGTCTGAATAGGGATCGAACCTATGTTTCACGCTTATCGGGCGCGCGTCCTACCGTTGGACGACCAGACCATGAAATTGTTTGCCGATTTCGCTCGCATAGCAGGGTTCCAACCGAAGTAATGCGATTTTCGATGTGGTCGGCTTAACCTTTATTCTTTATTATATCAAATCAAAATGACTTTGTAAACTAATGGCGCCCATGAACGGAAATCGAACCGTCGCTTCCAGATCGACAGTCTGGCGTGCTACCATTACACCACATAGGCGAAAATTCTAATAATCGGAGTACTACCATAAAGAGACGTTTACGTGTCTTAACCAGTTAGACCATTTCCCCATAGGCGGGGAAAGAAGGACTCGAACCTCCAATCTCGGGATTATGATTCCGAAGTAACTCTTCACTACGCTACCGATTATTTATATTGTTAGGCTGGAACCGCAATCTCGTGATTGCGGTTCCGAATGCTCCTCCTACACATGGCAGGTGAGACTATTATTTATATACTTCTATTTCTTCATCTGCTTCTGAATCACATAGAACAATTGGATATACCATCACTCTTTTATATGTGATGATTACTTCTGCTCCACAAGACTTACATGTAAATCCTTGATGTAATCCACCTTCTTCATCAAGACACATTTCATCTTTTCTACATTTCCAACATTTTTCATTATCTATATCATCCAATACTTGTAATTCTGTGTGCATATTTTATTCCTTTCTATGGTAGGGGTGGTGGGATTCGAACCCACACTGTCTGAATTTTGAATCCAGTGACTCTACCAAGTTGGCCTACACCCCCTTGTTTTTCCAGTAGTTATACCAATATTTGTTAGTTTTAGTTTTTGTTGTCCAATCTTTCACAGAGAATTTCCATATTAACCATACCAGTCCAGTAGATACCCATATAAATACTGTAAATATTTCAGGTGCTGGTATTCCAAGATATTTATCCATTAGCAGTACTATTGGAATTAATGGAACACAAATGTTTATATCTGGATGGGCATATTTCATATTGGATCCTTTCTTTAAAATTGGTAGGGGCGGTGGGATTCGAACCCACACTGTACAGGGTTTAAGCCTGATGACTCTACCTAGTTGGCCTACGCCCCTAAATTTTGGTACCGAAAGTGGGATTCGAACCCACACTGTCATGGCCCTCGACCATGTGCCTCTACCTATTTGGGCTACTTCGGCTAATCTATTTTGTTTTTATTCGGACAATCTGCAAGATGAGTTAACCAATCACCTTTTGATTGCCCACATAGCTGACATCTTGTATTATTATCTACACTATTTAGATAATCTAACATTTCCTTTGAGGTATAATTTTCAGTGTCAACCGAGCATTTCTCTACTTCTTCTAAAGGCTTGGCAGTCCCAAAGTGAGGATCACTATCGTAATGGTATTCCACAAATGGAAAATTATCACCAAATTTAAATCTGCTGAGAACGAAGCCTTTCTTTTCTTCTATCCACACACCATAATTACCATTTCTGGCTGTAAGTTTGTATAGATACCCGTCCTTTAAGCCATTCATTTTTAGATATTTTGACTGTTTCATTACTACCCTCCGACAATTTTATTGAAACACCAGCTATAAACATTAATATTGAAACTGAAAACAACAATTCTTGCCACCACATCTGTATAAAAGTTAACAATTCTGTCATTGAATTTCCTTTCTTATATTTTTATTTTTATTATGGTAGGAGCGATGGGATTCGAACCCACACTGTCTGCGGTCTAAACGCAGTGACTCTACCAAATTGGCCTACACTCCTATATTATCTTTCTCTATATCGTCTTTCCTTCTTTTGCTTTTTCTTTCTTCTTGGTTTTGGTGGAAGAAAGTGAAGATTAATTTGCTCATCGGCATCTCTTAAAGCTATGCTACCTCTTGCCTGGTCACGTATTGCTTGTAAATCCTCCAAAGTCAAACTTTTTTCTTTTTTCACTTGCTTTCTATAAGCCATTTTAATTCCTTTCACATGTTTTATTTTAAATCAGAGTACAATCACAAAGAGACTGTTTGGTATTATTTCAAGTAATAATTCGAAGTAACTCTTCACTACGCTACTGATTTTTAAATTTGGTGGGCCCTAAAGGATTCGAACCTTTAATTAACGGGTTAAGAGCCCGCCGTGATACCATTTCACCAAGAACCCATTATAATTCTTTTATTCCCCGAATGTGTACGAATGAATCTGGTGTACAACCATCAATTTCATTTTCATCTGTAAACTCATATTGAACGAAAACAGCACCAAGTGCTTCTGATACTTTCCTAATGTTTTCACTCTCACAATTATGACCTTCCCATATTTTGACATTTTTAAAATAAAGAACGGACCAATCATAATCTGGAGCAAACACTTGTCTTATTATATTAACACCGACTTTTATTTCCATCCACATTTTCCTTTTTAAAGTTGGGGTGATGTACGGGATTCGAACCCGTCCTCCGAGGGCCACAACCTCGACGACTACCGCTATCTTAACAACACCATAAATGTTTGGGAGAACCACTCCCAGGTTTTTTACTAAAGCGAAGGAACCTTACCTGCTACGGTTAATATGGCGGCCCAACTGGGATTCGAACCCGGACTGAGAGATTCAAAGTCTCTAGTGCTGCCGTTACACTATTGGGCTATAATTTTTTCTGCTTGATTTAAAATTGCGCAAACTGCAAAATCTGTTCTGTATTGTTTTTTAGTACCAACCCAGTCAAAGAAGTCATCAAATGTTTCACCACGATCTTCTTTGTCCATGTATTCTAAATATTTGACTGCTAAAGATTCTTCTGCCATTGTCTATTTACCTTTCTGGATTTTTTCCAAGAACTATCATAATAACGATCTGCTCTTGGAGAGTCATTCCAAGGGTTCTGGAGATTTTCTGGACTTCTTTTCGTTCTTCCGTATCCATCACTGCTGAACCATTGTTTTTTTTCGTTTATGTGTCTGGGAGTTTTGTAATAGCAACTAAAATAACTGCCTTTCCATCTGCTAATACCCGGAACCGGATCAAATCTGTAACGAAAAGGAACCGCTACTCTTTTTGTATAACCTTTTTGCCAGTCATAAGTATAAACAACATCACCATTTTTCATTTTATACCTCCATTAAGTTATTTACCTTAATGGATGTCGGTATCAAATACAGTCATATTATCTCCTTTGTTTAATTTGGTGAGGGCTAGAGGAATTGAACCACCTGCACAACCGCCGATGAAGTTTTTGCGTGCAACGGATTTACAGTCCGCTCACCGGAATAGCCCCCAAATATGGTGGAGCGAAGTACTAAAGATGGCTTTCTTTTGATCTGGGCCTGTGTTCAATTATGTGGATTCTACATGTCTATTTACACAACCATAATCGAAGATCAATTACTCGCCTCTGTTTTCCATGTCACTCCAAATTGGTAGCGGTGGATGGATTTGAACCACCGATCTCTAGCTTATGAGGCTAGCGGGGACGTCCCGGCTCCCCTACACCGCATCATTTATCTTTACTATCTTGATTTTATTTTAGATTTTGGTTTACCTGAAGTATCCCATTTTATTTTTTTTGGGTTCATCGTTTTCCTTTTTCATAGTTTTTCTTTTATTATATCAAATCACAATAACTTTGTAAATCTTTTAAAATTGGTGGGCCGCCAGAGAATCGAACTCTGATCTGAGGGTTAAAAGCCCACTGTTCTACCACTGAACTAACAGCCCAAATTTTAATTTCTACTCTTTTCCCATTCTAAATAATCTAAAAGTTTTTTCTCGTCAACACTTTCATCGAGTTCCACTTTATCAAATCCACCGACAGTTGTAAACACATCAATTAACATCCAATTTGTCAGGGACATTTGTACAGTAATATTTAGTTTGGTGTCTATTAAACTAAATTCGACCTTTTCGTCATAATTTTGTTGATTTAATTTCCACCTTTTATTCATAATATCACCTTCACATTGATTATTGAGGTCCATTAAAAAATCATCATTTATTTCACAATTTTCTTTTTTTATACAGTTATTACATTTCATTTTCCTGTTCCATATAGTTTATGATATATTCTTACAGTTATTTGATTAAGTACTGGATGTTCTTTATCTGTTTTTATTAAGGATAAATTTATTTCTGATCCAATGTTTGTAAGTTCTATGAAAAACATTTTAAACATGACTTTATCCTTTCATTTTTAATTTGGTGCACCGAGTAGGAATTGAACCCACGACAACCCTGGACTTCACCCAAGTGCTCTACCAGACTGAGCTACCGATGCAAATTTTGTGGAGGGCCACTTCGGACTTGAACCGAAATAATCCAAGTTAACAGCTTGGTGCTCGACCATTGAGCTAATGACCCAAAATTGTTAAGTACCAGAACGAAGCGACTTGACACCTCTGATTGCTTGTCGATAGCAACCCCAATTGTCCATCCATACTCCTGCAAACCAGGTTTCGACATTCTGGATGTTGAACTAGTACTAAAAATGGTGGAGGCGACAGGACTCGAACCTGCAATTTCTGGGTGCAAACCAGATGTGTTCCCAATTATCACTACGCTCCCATGAATTTTGTGGCAGGCCGTAAAGGAATCGAACCCTTTCCTACTGGTTTGGAGCCAGATTGGAGACCATCTCCCACGACCCTTATAATTTGTTGGCTCCGGAGACTGGAATCGAACCAGTATTCTACGGTTAACAGCCGTACGTTCTGCCCTTGAACTACACCGGAATGTTTAATTTATATGAGGAGGTTGGAATCGAACCAACATTGCCATTATAAGAGTTTTACTAGTATTCTCTTTACTCCCAAATTGGTGCTTCGACGGGGAATCGAACCCCGCTCGACAGGTTGAAAGCCTGTTATCCTGACCGATAGACGACCGAAGCAAATACTTTTTATGGAGCCGGTAACAGGAATCGAACCCGCACACTCAGATTACAAAACTGATATGCTACCGTTAACATCATACCGGCTAAAATCTTTATGGAGACCCCAGAAGGAATCGAACCTTCATATTGAGTTTAGAAGACTCATGTTCTATGCCGTTGAACTATGGGGCCAAAATTGTCTGATGTACTCTAGTCGTGTGAACAGCCTAAGGTCCTCAGTTATTCCCCGGCAGGGAGGACTCCACGATCGCCGGGCCAGATGTTCCTTTAGTCAACTGTTCAGAAGGAACCCACGACTACAATACATCAAAATTATGGTCGGGAATACTGGGATCGAACCAGTGTCAGAGCGCTCCGAACGCCCCATGCTACCACTACACCAATTCCCGAAATTATGGTCGGGGATGTCGGATTTGAACCGCGTCTGGTGGTCCCAAACCACCCGTGTTACCAGATTACACCACATCTCCGAAAATCTTGGTAGCCCTTGAAGGAATCGAACCATCGTCTTCTGGGTGTAAACCAGACGTTATCGCCATTCTACTAAAGGGCTGAAAATTTGTAACTCGGATTTGCCAGGCTGGTTCCGAGCTAACCTTTACAGAGTCAATTACCACTGGTAATGACTTAAAATTGGTGCAAGAGGTGGAATCGAACCACCAACACATTTCATGGAATTTCATAACGATATTGCAATATCCTCTGAAATAACCGGGCCCTCATGCGCCAACCATTTCTCACTTAAATTTGGTGTCCCTGTCTTGGAGTCGAACCAGAACCCAAATTTAAGACCTCTAGCAATCTTAAATTTGGACACACCCACCATCGGCTAGAATAGTTGTGTCAGGGCCATAATGGAGCGAGTAATCGGATTCGAACCGACACGATTAGCTTGGCAAGCTAACATGCTACCGTTAACATCATACCCGCGAATTTTTTAATGTACCCCTGACAAGATTTGCACTTAGAAGCCCCGCTTATGTCATGCTCGGCTTACGTCAACAGGACTGACGATGATTTTTCACCCGTTTTGACTGTTGCTCGTCTTAGGTCCACAATTGGTCTGCTTTCTTACAGTTATTTTTGTGGGGTACATTTAAAATGGAGCGAGTAGTCGGATTCGAACCGACACCAAAAGATTGGAAATCTCTTATGCTGCCGTTAACACCATACCCGCTAATAAAACAATAAAAAAGGGTTTCTACTTCAGCAGAAACCCTTTGTTAATATCTTATGTTTCTGCTATTACTTCATATTGCTTTTTCCTCTGATGGATTTATAATATGAAGTGATCTTAAATTTTGTGTGCCTGGGAGTTCAGATATGGCCATGGTATTTGTTTTAGAATACCTAAACCAGCGCGTCGTGTTTCCTTTCCCATTTCCGACGTTATATTTTTTATCTGATTTTCCCATCATTTTCTCCTATTCTTATTTATACATCTTTTTCCATTTGATTAAGATTTATTATAACTTTTTTTCACACAGATGTAAACTAATTTTCTTGATTGAATAATGGCATTTGTTTCTGCTCACGAACAACTTTGTTACCATCCACTTCAACAATTTTGGTAGTACCATCGTCATAAATTTGTAATTCAAGTTCTACCTCATAGAGCGAATAGATGAATTGTTCTCTGAAATCATCTTTTTTGACATCAGACCATCCATTAAAGAATCCTTCTTGTACCATATCTTCCATTTCACCCCAGTTGTATTCTTTACTTCCATGAAGGTAGAACTTTCTTGTGCATATTAATTTATTTTCCATTAGGGATTACCGGCACCATTGCCATTTCCACCACCACCGTTGGAGGCACCATGTCCTTGGCCGTTATTTTGACCATTATTACCAGAACCAGGACCGCTACCGTTAGTGTTTCCACCACCGTTTCCTGAATTACCAGCGTTTCCATTACCATTACCAGGACCACCACCGGAACCAGGACCAGGACCACCGGAACCAGGACCAGGACCACCGGAACCAGGACCACCAGTCGAACCGCCACCAGTCGAACCGCCACCAGTACTTCCACCGGAACCAGTCGAACCGCCACCAGTACTTCCACCGGAACCAGTCGAACCGCCACCAGTACTTCCACCGGCACCAGGTCCATCTGCACCAGGTCCATCTGGACCATCTGGACCGCCCTTATAAGCTAAAAAGTTTTGTTTTGTGGCTGCTTCCATACATTTATTGTAATTTGTATTCATGGAAGTCATTTTACCACTCATGGCTAATTCCATACATCTGTCCTCAGTTGTTTTAAAAACAGTGGAACAGCCTGCTATTGTCAATGTGAAAATGCAACCAGCTAAAGTGATTGCTCTAAATAATTTATAAGACATTTTTACTTTCCTTTCGTGTTTTTCCATTTATACATCAATTTCTGTGTCAACCATACCAAACAGAGCAACCGTTTTGGGCTTTTTCTTGATTGGTTTTGGTGGAACAGTTTTCTTTGGAACTTTAACTGCTAGAAATTGCTCGTTGCTAAATCTTTCGTTGATTTTTTTACATAATGTCATTAGCTCCATGTTTGTCATAACAACATGAATATTTTCGGCTTTAAGTTTACCATTTTTACCGATAATTCTTTTGAATTTCAAACAGTTAAGGCTTTTTCCTTTATATTTCACAGATTTAATTAACATGGCATATATCCTTTAGTGCTTTCTTCACTTTCCGGTACATCCATCAAATCTTCTGGCCACTCATTACATTCACTGAACATAAACCGCCATCCATCTAAATCTATTACTTCACAGGTTTTGTTCTCCATAACGAATTATCCTCCATTTGATTTATTTTCCTATTATAACATACCTTTGGAGTGCTTGTAAACAACTCCCTTTTTATTTCGCCATTTGCTGGCCTGGCGAGTTGTGGGTTGAATTTTGTCCATGCCGTTGACTGTTTTTACGAGTTCAACTGCCGTTAGGAATGCTTCGTTTGTTTCAGCAAACATTGCATTTGTTACGACCTTTTTGACTGCTTTTTTCTTGGACTTTTTCTTTGCCATTTATTTTCCTTTCTTTAAAGTTTTTTTCTTCTTTACTCTTTTTAATGAAACTTTTTGTCTAACTCCTAATTTCCTTTTTTTGCCATGTTTTACTCCTTTTTTCAAAGTTTTCTTTGGTTTGACTTCATTCTCGTCGTCATCCCAATTATCATCAATATCTGGATCGTTATCCCAAGTGTCAGAATCACTTTCAAGATCATTGATTGCCTTTGATATTATCGGAATTTTGCTAAAAGGTAAATAATCGCCTTCAATATTTTCCATAATAAGTTTTTTTAGAAACGATAGTGAGATTTTGGAGACAATATTTTTTGGAAAAGCACTTTTATCATCTCGCCTCAGGTCTTTGACTCGAACCGTGAAGTTTTCACCCTCAATTATCTTTACATATCTTTTCTTTTTTGCTCTTGAAGAGCTAACACATGTTGTGGTTGTGTTAGTCCCAGAATAAACAATATATTTATATCCCCTGTCAATGTCAGCAGTAATCCTTGAAAATATCATATAACCATTTTCAAATTGGATTGTGTGTCTTCCTCTTTCAGTAGTCACAAATTCCATAATTTTTCCCTTTTTTATTTGATTCTATCCCTTTATTATATCACATGGAATTTCCAATGTAAATCGGGTCGTTTACATTGGACCACAACGTCCTCTCGACATCGCCTTTCTATCTACTTCTTTATTGGCTGCTTCCAGAGCATCCGCGATCCGTTTTAGTTGTGTAGCTTGCTCGAGCTGGATACACATATTCACACCACGTATTTTAGTATCATCATATTTAATCATTTCATATGCTAGAAACTTACATTTTTTAAGTTTATCGCGTTCCATCAATCCTCCTTATGGCTTCTGTTACCTGCCTTGCAGTTAGTTTATATTGTTTTTTGTTGTCTTGTCTTTCAGTTATGATAGGATATTTTCTATTTCTAACTTTCAGACCTATAATTTTATGAACACTGCCGTTGATTCTAACAAGTCTACCAAGGTCTTCCATTCTTAGATCATAAATACCACATTTTGTCAAGAACTCGGTTTCTAAAAAGTTATCAGCACCGGCAATTGAGTCAATACCAGACAGTTGAAGTTTAAAATCGGTATCTGAGTAAGTTATTCTACCAACACTGATTTTTACACCAAGACCAACCTCAACGCCTCTAAGTGCTATATTCAATTTATCTCTTAAAGTTTTAGCTTTTTCTTTGTCCATTTTATTTCCTTTTTGAAAATCGTTCCAATACTCTAATAAGAATATCGGTTTCATTGACAATTTGTTTGTATCCTTCGCCGTTAGTATCAAGGCTTTCAATATGTCCCTTGATATTAACAAATTTTTCAACATCACTCATTATTTCATGTATTTCTAATAAGTTTTCTAATAATTTATTCATTTTTACATCCCGTCATAATCTTTTGTGTTACGAAGAAGATCATACATTGCGGCGACCGTAATGTCAATTACTTCTTCATCAGACAAAAGATAACCACGAAGTTCGCATTGATAAAATACATTTTCAGTAAATTCATCAATTACTTTACATATTTCCTTACCGGCCTTGTGTCTAGCGACTCTGTGTTCATCTGTCATTGTATATAATTGATCTTTTTTCATATTTTTGTCTCCTGTTTCTTAAATTTCGTGAAGTACCTGAGCGTTATGGTTTTCAATATCAAAGCCCCAAATATCGAAGGTCTTGACACAACCGTTTTCATCAACATCGCGGTCACTTGACATAACATGATAAGAATGTTTCTTAGCTGCCAAGATCGTACACTTCTTACCATTTTTTCTAATCAATGTTTTTCCAATATTTTTTTTAAATGCTGTAGACATATTGTTTCCCCTTTTATTTGAATTAAACTGAACAGGTTGGATTCTAACCAACATCACTTTTGCGCAAAGTAGTCTTAGCAATTAGACGACAATTCAGTTTCCCTGAACTATACAAAGCGCTTCCTGTCTTTTTATTACCAGCACGAGTATAGTTCTTCTCTCACCGTTCCTGAGCGATGGTTGCCAGGATAAACAGAGCCATGTACAAACGGCATCTTGATATTCCACCGGTTTGGTGGTTTGAATTTAGATTTAATTGTCAACCGTCTACACCGTAGTGAAGTACAGTTTTCTCTTATCAAATCAAATCCCGAAATTGGTTTGGTTGGGCAGACAGGATTCGAACCTGCAAACACGGTTTTTCACCGCCGCTTTGCCAGTTAGCGTACCACCCGTTCGGTTTCAGGAAGCTATCCATCATTCCGGCCTATGAGTCATAGGTTGCGCGCTAACGGCCATAAACGGCCGACCAAAACCCATAGGACTAAGGTTTATGCTTTTAGTACTAACTTGATCGTACAAAGCACTCAATGCCGAAGCATTAATGGAGTGCAATGCACACATAGTTACCAAACTAAACCCTTAAACAAAATCGTTAAAAAAAGTGTGCCTAGTTAATTATATCACGAGTCTAGCTTCTGTCTTGCTTCATCGCTCCTATAACTAACACTGGCCAGCTTCTTAGATTATCTTTAAATTGACAGTAATTCTTTGATAAAAAGTGACGCTGTTCATCAGGTATACAGGGCTTTGTATATTTTAAAAATCAGCCAGGTTTTTGAATGGAACCTGGAAACCATGGGGGAGATCGTTTATCTAAGAACGAGTGCTTTTGACTCTTCACCAGAGTAGAAATCACCGGCGAGTCGAGACATGTTCTTATACCTGTTAGAAAACAGGTTGGAACCCTTGCGGGCTTTAGTTTCGTGAGTTGCCAACCATGTGAGGACATTAAAAGCACCCCATTTGGTTTCAGGCAATCGTTGCTGAGCGAGTAAAGGTTGAAAATATTGTTTGACACCACTGCCAATATTGGGAGTCAAATATTGATTTTTAGCCGCTCGGCCACCTTCGGGTTTGGTATGTTTATCGACGAATGTCCTAAAGTCATTTTCATCGAATTTAGTTTTCGACCATTCCTGCCAGGTTTTCGCATTTTGATGAAAAGCATTGAACTTCATTCCAAATGACTCACGAAGTTTGTCAACATTTCCATCATAGTGGGCAAAGGATTCAGAGAATAACTCCTTTTTACCCATGACCATGCCATTTTCACAAAACCAACGGTAACCCATAAGTGAATAACCGTAGGCTGTTCTGGCATCATAACCGTTATAGACTTCAAGTAAAACACCAACCACATCACTGGTTGTAATTTCAGAAGTCAAACGACCGTCGTCAAATATAATCCGTCGTTTCCACCGTTTAGTCGTGGCATCCATGTGATCTACAACTTTCGCTACTTTCAGATCACTGATTGCCCCGGCGAATAAATCAGAAATTGTTTCGTTTCTAACAACATCATATCCAGGTGAAACAAATCCAACGATAGAACCTAAGTCCTCATTAACTAAGGCAACCTTATTCGGTACTTCCAGACCCGACTCGGTGAGAACTTTTTCTTTACGAACATTGAAAAAAGGACTTCGATCTTCAATATATGTCATTTTATTTCCTTTCGTTTTATTTTTCGATTTATGAAAGAATTATAACACACAAATTTTTTTATGTAAATTAAAAATTTATTTTCCGACTGGACAAAGATTGTCGTTGACTACATTTCTGTATGGTGTGCCTACACAACAACCATCGCATCCATGTACTCCCTCGCTGTCGGGGTAACCGTTGCGGGCTTTGAAGGCTAAGTCATCCGGATCGGGGTGGCCAACACCATGCTTACAAATCCGTTCCATCAGCCTGCGATCGTCTCGCCAGTGAGTAGGCCAGTCCTTCATTATGTGATCGCTTGGATTGTGTATGCAACAGTAATTGCCTTTGCATTTATCTTTTGTGTGAACCCAGACCGTTTGGTCGGTTCCAGTTACATATTTTTCCATTTTATTTTCCCTTCCTTAAACCTAAGTGCATCAAAGCATACATGACTATTTCACTAACATCACTGCCATTCCGAAGGAAAATCCTATCCGGATCGGCTGAAGGATCATCTAGCTTGTAAACACCAGGGTTTATTTCTTTTAAAGTTATTCGCTTTTCAAAAGCGTCACCTTCATAAATATTAACATAAATGTCGCCCATTGTAAATGCCTCCTAAGCTACCAATTTTATTTGTATTACAGACGATATTGGAATCCGCCTGTCTTTGTGACCATTCGGAACATATACGGATTTTGGAGTAGTTCTAACAAGTACATGCCATTTATATATATCATTCTTATATTCGATAAGTACTCGTATGCCAGAACCGATATAGTTCTTGTTTATCTTTAATCCAAGACCTTTAAAAGTGTTGTCAGCCATATTTTGGCGAAGTTTTTTGACTGCTCTATTGCCTCTGATTATATCGTTTAATTTGTCTTTACCTTCTCTTAATTCACCATTTGCAGACATTCCAACGACTTTATTAAAAGGTTGTTTGTCAAAAGTCTTTAAAGTCCAGATAGTTCCATCTTTAAAGTCATATAATTTGAACTCATTAGCACCCTTACGATACCCTTTGGTAATCTTGCGGATGCTAACAATGACTCCGTATATGGATTTTCCACCTCTGCCGTAGGTAAAAGAGTGCTTTACAATCGCACCAACGACTGCCTCAAAAACCTGACCAGCAAATTGACTGGAATTTCTATCAAAAGTGTTAGTATTAAAGGAACCGTCTAACTGTAAACCCCATTTCCGAGCCAATGCCAGTAAGACTTCAGGCTCGTTACGGTGTTTTAAGACTTCCCGCATTTTGGCGCCACTGGCATGCTCGGATATAGTTGATTTATCCGGGTGTACCTGGCCCGCCATTTGTCTAAACAGCGATTTATTAGTCATGTAAACGGTCTCCTTTCAAAGATTTTTACGACAGAAAGTCAATTTTTTCGATTGCCAAGTCGGCAAGATCATCATAACCGAACATTTCCGCAAAGTCAACGAAGGCATGAAGTTTTTCCATGTTCGTCAATTTGTAAAGCCTTGTGGTTAATTGTTTGTGAGTCATACTCGCGAACCGTTTTGCCTCATGTTTCATAACTTTTGCTGTCATGTCAATTTCCTTTCAATTTTTTATGTTGCATAATTCGTATACTGTAACAAAAAAAGTCCAGGTTGCATAGCCAACCCGGACTCTTTTTGTTACCCCATACGGGGTAAGGGCGGGAAGTGAGGGGTTTATTTTTGGTGTCCACCAGATTTGTAGTGCTGTTTGGCTTTACCTTTATTCTTTTTGGAGCACCAACCAAAGCCGGTACCGTAGTTATATTTACCCAAAGTGTTGTCTACTTTGGCTTCTCTGTCTTTTAAAACATTGTATTTTCTTGCCATTTTTATATTCCCCTTTCGATTTATTAAAAGAATTATATCATACTGAATTATTTATGTAAACTAAAAAAATGTGGTAGATGGGTATGCGATTTTCAGGCGTCCAACCTAGCTCACAGGCACTAACCATCCTTTACCGTTGGCTCGACCACAATGGACAAGTGGATTGTCCAGTCCCGACGGGTTACGGCAGTCGACACCGGGAGACTTTTATGGTTAATTTATTAGTCGGAAACCATCGCGTTTCCTACAAGCCGACATAATTGATTGCCAGAGCCGGTCCTTTACCGTCCTGCTGTTACACAGGCTTGGCTCACCATAACCCGAGGATCCTTAAAATTTCTGGGGGACTTACCAGAAGGTACCCAGGCAATCAAAAGCAGTGGGTTTTTTATCCAGAAACCCTGAAAACTGGTGGTATGGACTAGAAAGTGATGAACTCGAAGTCCTTGAAACGGAGTTTGTTAGACATCCGAATCATGTTACGGACAAATTTTTCGGCATTAAAGCGAGATTTGAAAACCCGAGCTTTAGGGGTGTTACCACCAGCGTTAGCCATTAATGTACGACCTTCCTTCAAAACTACAGTGGATTTGGAGTTACCGTGAATTTTTGTCATATCTATAATTTCCTTTCGATTTATTTTTATTTTTCCTCATTTGATGAAAACCATTATATCAGAACAATTTTCAAAGGTAAATCAGAATTTTTTATTAAAAATTCTAGTGACATTACATGGTAGCCTCTAACTGCACGTCAAACTCAGCGACTTACTGGGCATTACTGGAAAAGCGCATAAATGTAATGTCAATACAATCTTTAAAACATTTGAAACATTTGAGAATTAATTAAACCCGGGTTTAAAAATTTAAAGAGTTTAGAGAAATTGAAATTTGATGGTAGAATTATGGCTTACAATCTGGGGCCCCAAAGGATTGGTCTGCCATCGACAAATACAATTTGTCGCCATCGAATAATACGGTTAAAGGTTATTTTGAAAAGTTAATTTTTTAAAGGGTTATTTCCAACTGATGAAAGAATTATATCAAATAAATTCGAACTCGTAAACCAGAAATAATTTTCAATAAATTCAGAACCTTAATCACAACCGCTTGAAATCATTTAATTTATTCCTCACATCTGAAAAGATTATATCAAACGGGCATCGGATGGTAAACGATAAATTATCCCCAATAAAATCAGGGCCTTAGATCAGGTCGATTTTTTCCAATGATTCCGGGGCCGTGGGGAATCCCCAGAATATAGGCTGAGGACCCACCAGATCGACCAGGTTGGGTTTTGAACGGATTTTGATACCAGAGGTCGACTGGACGGATTCAGACCGGCCTGGCTCGAATCGTCAATATGTGTAATGATTTCAGTGGTTTAGAGTGCCTCGCTTAATGGGGCACATTAGGGTGCCGGGAAATCCTGCGTCTCCGTTTGGATGCGCATCCATTTGAGGGCACATTATGGTGTAGGAAAATCCTGCGCTTCCGTTTGGATGCGCATCCGTTTGGATGCGCATCCGTTTGGATGCGCCTCCATTTGGATGCGCCTCGTATTACATGAGGCACGTGTGCCTGCCTCATAATATAATGAGGCACCCTAACGCCCTGATTTTATTGGGGATATTGACCTAATCGCTAATGGGCACCATGGTTCGGCCAGTCGACCCTTGGTATGGGAAAACGATTTAAACCCAACCACGGTCACCTGGGTTGTCCTGGACCCACGTTTTGGCCTATGAAATCAGGGGGTTAGGCCATCGGAAATATTGAGAATCCTGGCAAGGGCCCGAAATCATTGGGGATATTATTTTTGTTTACCTTATCATTCCGGTACGATATGATGGTTCTCAGATCACGGTTGGAAGTTCAAATCAATTACGATCTGGTAGTTCGAGTTTCGAAAATGTAATTCAATTTTAAATTTACATCTGAGTTCGAATACGATATTATGGTTTCATCAAATGAGGAAACAAATTAACTTTTCAAATAACCTTTTAACAGTTTACAAAATTTTTAATTTACATGACGATTTAATTTTGATATAATGATTTTAAGTTCGGAAATTAGAGGCTCGATAATTCATTTGAGAGCGGGCAATAGGAAATTAAATTTGAATAGCAAAATTAGACACGAAAGCCCACAAAGTTTTTTAACCCCTAACAAACAAGTCGTAATGAACTAGCTGTGCTAGTTCCCCTAATTAAAAATGCTTTAAGGCGCCAGGCACCAGTAGATTAGGTTATTAATATGACTTCTTATCAATTTTAACCCTTTGAGTCGACTCAAAAAGTTTCAAATCTTAATAAATTCGATGGTTTAACCGATTTAAGGCAATGAATGATCTCGTATAAAAGCCCTTGTATTGGGTTCGCAGCTTACCCTACGACTCGTTGCCTAGCCCATATTATCGCTGACTCGATAATGAGCGCGATGGCAGTTTTTGAATTTCTGCCTGACAAAAAACGATTCACCCAATTTACGGGTATATAGCTCAGAGGAAGAGCGTTGGTGCGAAGGCAGTTCACGCCAAAGTCTATCGCGGGTTCGAATCCTGCATCCCGACCAATTTTGATTTACATTCGTTCTTGACAGTGTTATAATTCTTAAAAATCAACGAAAGGAAACAAAATGAATCTTTTAACTATAGAAATAGAATGTGGGAAAACCACATGTGCTATAGAAAAAGGTAAATTTTGTAAATTTTTAAAATTCTCTTTTACAAATAAAAATTTATGTGTTATATTTGGTGGAGTTGAAGACAAAAATGGATGGATTCAACGACACGCACAATGCTTAAAAAAATCAACGAAAGGAGAAAAACCACATGGCATTTAATAAATCCTTGGATAAGGAACTTCGGGGTTGGGTTATTGGCGATCCCGAGGACAAGCATTTAAGGGTTTCCATCATGCAGTACAATGGTGGTGAACTCAAGCTCCAGATCGGTCCTCGTGTTTACCTTCGCAAAGACGGTCGTGAGGGCTTCGGAAAAGCCGGTCGTTTGACCTTCAATGAGGTCAAGGCTTTAACAGACATTACACCTGAAATTGAAGGTATTATGGCTGGCAATACAGTAGTTGTACCAGCATTCTAGCGATTATTCCGGGGTGGTTTACATTCCGCCCCGGTTCGATTATAATAAAAAAAGGGACATAACGGCAGTTATGTAACTTGGATTTTTAAAATGACTATATTTCATACGGAATAGCCTGAGTCGAGTCGCCCAGCGTCTTGGACACGCGAAAACTATCACTTATAGTTTACATTTTAAGATCAAAAGCAGTCTTAAATCCTGACTGTAAAGACATGCGGACACAAGTCCGGTTGAGCTTAAAAGGAGAGCAATCATTACCGGTGGACGACACTTGTCTTAAGTTGAAAGGTTTGCAAACGGAAGTCCTGTTTCCAAAAAAGCCCTGATTAGACTAGGTAATTTTTTTAATTTCTTATTTACATCATCATTTCAGTGCGTTATGATGGTATAAATAAGGGATTAAATCTTAAAACAAAAGGAGAAATTCTGGAAAAAAATCAAAAATCAGATTTACTTTGGATAGAATTTAGGATATAATCTTCTCATGGATCGAAATTGAGAATAACTTTTAACAAACTGTGAAAACTAGATACCTTTGGATTTGGTTTTGAAAACACAGTAAAAATCAAAAAAAGGAGAATGTTTATGAACAAGAAAGCACTTACAAACAAAGTCGCCGAGGCCGCGGAAATTACAAAAAAGGATGCCAACCTGATTATCGGTCATGTTATGAACGGTATTAAGGAAGGACTTTTCGAAGATGGGAAAGTCACCCTGGTTGGTTTTGGTACCTTTAAAGTGGTCCTGAGAGCCGCTAGAAAGGCCCGCAACCCTCAAACCGGTGAGCCGATTGATGTTCCGGCTAAAATGGTTCCGAAGTTCAAGCCTTCCAAGGCCATGAAGGAACTCATCTTGACTTACGTAGCACCTGAAGTCGATGAGCCGACTGAGGCACCCGCCGAGGTACCCGCCGCCGAGTAGTTTTTTCAATTTACCAATTAAAAAGGGGTTTGATGATAAGTCAAACCCCTTTTTTCGTTTACATTTTCGAGTGTTTATGATATAATACTCATAAAGATTGGAAAATTTGAACGAAAGGATTTAGACATGAACATTTGTGACACTAAAAATCGAATGTATGTAAATGCAATAAAGTTCTGTCTGAATTTCAACGGACAAATAAAGTTGATAGGTGTTGACTATAAGAGCGGTAAGGACATTTACAAATGTCGAGTTATTGACCATCAGTTCGGAGGTCGAGTGACTGTAAGGCTGAATGGCGATTTTGTGAGGTCCGCCGTTAAACGAGTTTTAGATAATAAACCACTAATTTGGTATAAGGAGAAGTTATATGTTTGACTTAATTTTTAACAAAAAAACTTGGATTGTGATAGTGGTAGTAATCTTAATTGCTAAGGTGTTCTTTTAACATGGACAAAAAATGCGAATATTTAGACGATTGGGGATATTGTAAATTATCGGTCTTTTATCCACAATTTGTCTATCCTTGTAATATAGATTATTGCTTCAAAAAGAGCATGAAGGAAATTGAAGAGGAAAGGAAGCCAAATGAAAACAAAAGGAAAAATAATTAATCACATAAGTGCTATATTTTTGGGTATTGGCTATGGTTTGAATGCTATTGCGATAATGAAGCGCGATAATATAGATTCTAAAAAAGCATGTATAAAAGCCGCTAATTCTATTATAGATACTTGCCGTAATAGAATAATTGATATTGTTGAAGATGTAATCACTGATGTTGAAAGTCATTCATTTAATATTGGATACTTTACTGACGAAGGAAACCAAAATGAAAAAAATTGAAGTTGGACATAATATTCGAGTTTTAAACGGTAACGATAATTATACTGGTGTGGTCATTAAAATCAATGACTACATGGATAATGAATATCTGAAATATGTTGACATTCGACTATATGATGCCATGAACAAACAAGAAGTCAAAATCGTTAGTTCAACTCCTAACTATGTAGATGGCGATTTTAGCCTTATATTCTTAGGTGAAGTTGATGAAAAACATGTCAAACGACTTCAAGGGGCACATAAGGAAAATCATGGTGTTCCTGGAAAACTCAAACCTAACAAATTTTATCCCGCCGGTCTGGAAGTCTATGTAAAGACCAAAAAGGATTGGTTCAAATTACTTAAAACCACTGCAAAGATGGCATTTTTCGAAGGTGGTCGCTGTGCATTATCAAATATAACGAATATAAGGAGAGCGAAATGAAATTAGAGAATCACTTATACTTAATCAAACCGAAAAAAGGTGATTACTTTCTTGCATATCCGTTAACTGATAAAAACGGTGATGTTAATGGTTGGTGGGACCAAAATTGTGTATCTCATGTTCACTATGACACTGATGATATAATTGGTTCTGTCGATCGCATCATAGAACGAAAACATGTAAGACAGCAAAAAGCTAAAAAGGCAATTGCTGATGAAAAATTTGAAAATTTAGTAGAAGCGTCACATAAAGATGATTTAACAGAATTTGATAAACTTGTGGAGGAATTTTGGCATGCTAAATGATAAATTTTTAGAATTAATAGAGGAGGATTGGATATAATGATATGTCCGTATTGTGGTGTTAGTCATAGAATAATTGATGTGGCTTTAAGATGCAAAGGTTACATAGATAATGAATGGTTACATTATGTTATACTTTGTTCTGGTTTACCAGGTGGGACAACAGCGGAAAATTTAAAAAGGTACAGTTTTTTCAACTTAGACAATTTTAATAAAACTAAAGAAATGAAATTGCAAATGGAAGAGTACTTAATCGGACTCGAAAGGAAAATATAATGAAATGTTCAACATGTGATAGTGAAAAAATTGCTGATATTTCAGGAAAATGCAGTGACTTGTTCAACATGTCCTGTATATCCGAAGGACTAAATTATCATGGATATGTCCCTAATAACATGAATATCGGTGGTGGTGATTATATAGAATTTAGATACTGTTTAGATTGTGGTCAAATCCAAGGAAAATGGCCGGTTGACTTATCAGAGGAGGTTTGGGAATAATGAGATATAAAATAAAAGTGAACTGGGCTGAAGATTTACAATCACGGTATCATACGATTGAAAGATTAATTGATGAATCCGACTTCGATTCAAACATTAAAGTTTTAAACTTAATGTTGAAGTCATGTGAAATAACTTCTTATGAAATTAAAATGGAGGGACATTAAAATGTTATATAGACCTATTAATTGGATTTTGGATTTTTTAGAGGAACTCAATATGTTTCTGTTCTCTTGTGATTGGAGACATGCGTTTAAAAAAGAAAAGCCATGGGATAATCAAGGTAGTGGTCGTCCCTACATAGGAGCATAAAATGAAAAAAATACTTGTAGTTGATGATACTCCTTCTATGGCTGATATATTAAGAAAATGTATCGTAGAACCAGTCAAATATGACTTAGGCGAGACAAAAGTGATTGTTCACTGTGAAGGTCACGATGTTGAAAAAATAATCGAAAAGGAGTATGGTTTCAAAGAGTACTCTATCACTGCTTCTGAGGAAATTGGTAACTATACCAGTTCCGAGTTTACAGTGGATGGTGAGTTAAGTGAATATGACATGAAACAAGTTGAATTAAGAGAAGAAATGTACATGACTCGCAATTATTTGAATGATTTAGCAAGACGGGGAAAAATTCAAAAAGGTGATTATGTGGTGGACACATCATGGTAAAGAAAAAATCGAGGAGGATTACTCTATATGAAAAGCACATATAAATTTACAGAAAAACAATTACTGGCTAAGAAAGAACATATCATGCTCGAATTAAAAGAGATATGGTACGAAACGCCGGATTTGACTCTTTGTGAATTAATTTGGAAGGCTACGAAAGCACACCAACCAACTCAACTCGATGATTCTGAAGTTTTGAAAATGTGCCAAGATTATTTAGTAGAATATAAAGAAGAGAAATGTCTTAAAAATAAAATCAAGAAAGGATTAAAGGCATGTGTAACAAAAATGACTCTTTGGTAGAGGCTTTAGTAAAGCACTACCCGGAAAAATATTTAAGAAAATTGGCAGAGGCGGCTAATTTGGGACCTTGTACTTCTAAACTCGAATTGGCAATGAGAGTCGCTGAAAAATATTGCGATGACTTCAAATGGGATGGCGGAAAAGATGACTAAAATAACTGTAAGAGTGAAATTTGAGACGCCTTTAGGTGTCTATTATGGTAAATCGGATGAAATTCCATCTGGTAAAGATTCATTCCAGGATTATGTTGTAGAAGTTACTTCACTCATTGCTGGACCTGGTGGTGTTGCTTCTTTCACAAATTCGGAGGGTGACGTGGTTTTACTTATGTCTGAAACACTTAAAAACTCAATTGTAACGGTTGAAAAGGTATGGTTGGAATAAAATGGGAAAACAATATCAAAAGAAAATTCAAGTTCGGTGTGGTCATTGTAAGATGTGGATAAATGAGGACAAAACAGAATTTGTCAATATTGAAGAGGACATGCAAGGTGCTGATATATTGACCTTTGTTTGTCCTGACTGCGGTCAAACTTCAAAATCAAGGAGGTATGGATAATGGGACATATACCATGGCCGAGACCGAGACCACCAAAACCAACTAGTGAAGAAATAAGGAGACCAAAATAATGGGAGCATGTTATTTTTCAAATTTTTATATTGGTAAAAAAACACCACAAGAGGCATTTAATGAGTTATACGATCAAGCCACAAGTGAATATGGAACTGACCCGTATAACGGCACAATCTCAACAACTGATTTAACTAAAGTGGTTGAATTACCGGCTCGCATGAGTCCTCAAAAATATTTAGAGAAGCATGATAACGATGTTGAAAAGAGAGATTGTTGGTGTGTTGAACTAAAAAGAAGTTATCTTCAAAAAGCAAAAAAACAATATCCAAGCCTAAAAGGTAAAAAGGGAATAAGAGCGTATATCTTTTTTGGTTGGGCATCAATGTAAAAAGGAGAAATAAATGGCATTATCAATGTTTTTACTAAAAACCAAATATAACTGGGCAGATGAAATGGATGTTGAAGGTTTTTGTCTGATGCGTCCGGCAGAATATGAATATTTGCTTAGGGAAATAAGAGCTATACAATATCCCATTGACTGGAATATTGGCACCAATCAATATATTGAATTTGAGAGTGCTGAAGAAATACTTAAGAAATTTGATGTTTCAGTTCTTTCACTTCAACAAGCCGAATCTCTTAGAAGTATGCTTCATATTCACACTTTGGATGAATACGGTATGGTTCCATTAGATGCTATACAGGGTAATGCTCCGGAAGAGTGGTATAAAGAAAATCCATATCCAGAAAAGGAACCGGAACCAAAGAAAATCAAATACATAGAACCATGTAAAGTGTGTGGAAATAAGGGTAGAGGAGATTGTCCATCATGTTAAAAAGGAGATCGAAATGAGAATAATGACTGAAATTGAAAAAACATGTTTTGTTGAACTGACTAAGTGGTTAGTTACTACTTGGAATAAGATAAGGAGATATTTAAGATGAAAGAAATAACTTTATCAAAAAGAGAAATATATGATTTATTAAAAAAACATAAATGCCCGAGTTGTGGCAGTTATGATGTAATTTTCTATAACCCTAATTTGATGGATGACGATGAAATTCAAACAGAGTTTGAATGTCAAAACTGTCCATGCTATACAGTTATAGTATCTAAGTCGGAAAAATTCTTTGACAACAGACTTTAACATCGCATGGAAGATCGCATGGAATATGATTCCATGCGATGGAAAGGATTAAATATGATTAGAAGTATAATGGGGTTTCTTTTGGTATTGGGGGACATAACTTTAATAATTTACTTTTTGTATGACAGCGGTATATTAACATAGAGGAAATAAATGAAACAATATCCATCCATAATAGGTTCCAGCAAAGCACCAAGAAAGCCATGCTATGCTTTTTATAAGTATGATGGCTCTAATATGCGATTTGAATGGACTAAGAAAAATGGGTGGTGGAAGTTTGGTTGCAGAACTCATTTAATTGGTGAATATGACTTACAATTTCCTAATGTGAAACCTTTGTTCCTGAATCTACATGCAAAGTGGATTGAGGAAAGTATGTTTCACCACTATGGTAAAAAACTTCAAAAAGTAACTGTTTTTATGGAATATGTTGGTCAAAACAGTTTTGCTGGTTTACATGACCCAAAAGATGAAATGAACTTAATGTTAATTGATGTTAATATTCATAAAAAAGGTATAATGGGACCTAAAGAGTTTTATGACAATTTCGGTGAATTACCTTTTGCGGCTCATTTGGTTTATAAAGGTAATTTGAACAAACAATTTATTCGGGATGTTCGTGAGGGAAATTATCCAGTTAATGAAGGTGTTGTTTGTAAAGGTGGTAAAGGACATAAACTCTGGATGTGTAAGATAAAAACCTGGGAATATCTTGAAAAACTAAAAGTAATGTATAATAATGATTGGCAACAATACTGGGAATAAGGAAAGGAGAACAAATGAAAAATTGGTTAAATAATTTTATTAAAGAGCATATTATATGTGTGTGTCCATATCCCAATGAATGCTTTGATTGTAATTTGGGAAATGATGATTGTTACACAGAAAGATGTAATTTGACTAAGAAAGGAGATAGGAATGAAAAGTTATTCAGCGATAGATAATGATTTATACAAATTCACTATGCAACAGGCTGTGTTACATAATTACCCAGATGCCTGGGTAAAGTTTAAGTACCAATGTAGGAATCCAAAGGAATTGTCGAATGTTGATATTGGTGCGATGAATGCAAAAGTAATATCTAAAATAGGCGATTTTTGTAAAACTCGTTTTCAGTCGAATGAGCTACATTATCTATATAACATTCCTTTTCTGACACCAGACTATATTGACTTCCTTGAGGATTTTACATTCAAGAGACGTTATATCAGCATTAAGAATACTAAACATGGTCTTGAATTAGAGATAGAGGGACCATGGATTCAGACAATACTTTTTGAGGTTCCTTTACTATCAATTATTTCAGAAACCTTTGCTGAAATGAGAGTTAGTGGTATGGGCATGGCAATGGTGGATGGTCTGAAAAATATCGAAAAAGAATTGGCGTTTGTAAATTACAAATTTGCTGATTTTGGGACACGAAGACGATTTTGTAAGGATTATCAAGAGTTGGTAATTCAAAGGTTGCTTAAATTAGTGCCTGATAATTTGATAGGTACTTCTAATGTTGAAATGGCAAAGAAATTCAATATAAAATATATTGGGACCATGGCACATGAATGGTTACAAGCACATCAAGCCTTAACAAGAGTGGTTGACTCACAAAAAGTAGCACTTGAGGTTTGGGCAAAAGAGTATAGAGGCGATCTTGGTATCGCTCTGTCTGATGTGGTCGGGTTCGATGCCTTCCTAAATGATTTTGATAAATACTTTGCAAAACTCTTTGATGGTTGTCGACATGACTCAGGTGATCCCTTGGATTGGGGTGAAAAACTGATAAATCACTATATAAGTCTTGAAATTGACCCAACTTCGAGAACAGCTGTATTTTCAGATGGTTTGACATTTGAAAAGGCGAATGAGATTCAAAACCATTTTGAAGGTAGAATTAATATATCTTTTGGTATCGGCACATTCCTAACTAACAATTGCGGTTTCACACCTTTACAAATTGTGATAAAAATGATAGAATGTAATAAAAAACCGGTAGCAAAGATTTCGGATTCACCTGGTAAAGGAATGTGCATGGATAGTTCCTATCTGGCATACTTAAAGAAAACATTTAATGTATAGGAGCTACGAACATGACAAAAACAGAATTTGTGGAACTTCAAGTAAAGTATAGAGAAATTTTTATGACTCAATGGGACAAATACATTGAGAGATATGAAGTTGAAGAACAAGAACAAGAAGAAGAACAGGAAGAAGAGGAAGACGAAATAATAAATCTTACAGAGGAGGTACCTAATGAGTAAAACATTAATCGTAGTAGACATGCTGAATGACTTTTTAAAACCCGATGGTAAACTTTATTGTGGACCAACAGCGGAGGCAATAATTCCAGGAGTCGTTGAATTGGTTAAGAAGTACAAGGAAAATAAAGATGTGATACTTTTCTTGGCTGATGCACATGACGAGGATGATCTGGAATTTAAAAGATTCCCGAAACATTGTGTGGCTGGTACAGAAGGCGCAATGATTATCGACGAGTTAGCGGAACTTGTGGTAGATTATGATAATCACGAAATGATTGAAAAAACTCGCTACAGTGGTTTCTATGACACTGAACTCGACGATTCTCTAATTTGGGATGGTAATCCTGATACAGTTGAAGTGGTTGGTATTTGTACTTCAATCTGTGTTATGGATACAGTCGGTGGTCTGGCGAATAGAGACTACAAAATCAATGTTTACAAAGACATGGTTGCAGATTTTGATCCTGAAATGCACGAAATGGCATTGAAGAGAATGGAGACCCTGTATGGAGTTAACCTAATATAACTTAAAAAGCGGCATTTTAGAAAGGAAACGATATGAAAATAGGATTTGACTTACATGGTGTTTTGGATACATATCCAGAGAAATTTAAGCCAATGATTGAAATGCTTAGGTTGATTGGCCACCAGGTTTGTGTTGTTTCTGGTCCGACAAAAAAGGAAATATATGATGGGCTATGTGAAATTGGAATAAATCCAAATAATATGCTTGTGCATTCCGTTGTTGATTATTTAACATTGAATGGTATTCAATTTACTTATGATGAAAAGGGAACGCCTTGGTGTGATGAAGAAACCTGGTGGGATTCAAAAGCCAGAATGTGTAGGACTTTTGGAATTGACTATCTTATAGATGATAGTTTAAAATATAAACCAGCATTCGATTTGATTGATGCGGACTTTATTCATGTATCGGAGTTTATTCATGTATCAGAGTTTACAAATGTTTGATTTACCATGGGAGTTGTGGAGAAATTGGGCGCTTGTTCAAGGCGCAATTTTATTTGTAAGTTGGTTAGTTATTAAATTTGGTAAAATAGAAGAAGAAACGGAGGACAAAAAAGAAAATGGCGAGGCGTAAAACGCATATTGAAGATTGTATGAGATTAATTGGGGCGCCGTTCGAGAAGGTGCATGCCTACTTGGATTTTTATATCAAAAAATATCCACCTCATATACACTTTGAATATCATCGTAAATTTCGCCATAACAGAAAAGGTGTTGCTAAGTGCAAGGAACTTTTCGGTCCTCTGGGGGAAAAAGCTGCGAAAATTCATATGATCCGTGATGTTGAGTTATATGTTTTAAGTAAACCTTTTAAAGAAGTTATGGGTGATGAAATAGAACACTACTATGAACGATGCCTGGCATATCATCACATAATGGATACAAACACGAATAAATATGTTATACTAGAAAGAATAGAAATTGAAAAACTTGAATTTTAAGGAGAATTAATATAATGGGTGTTGATTTATTGGTAACATATAAAGGAAAAATTATAGCAGACATTGGAAGAAAACATCTTTACACTTTCGAACATTTTGGTTCAATTCCAAGGTCCTATGAGGAAATTGAAGAAGAGTTGAAAACTGTCAGAAAGCAAGTGCTTTCTAGCATCATGGCTTTTTCTGGTTCTATGTTGAATATGGACTTTGACAAAGAAAAACACGTAGAACTTATAAATGAAATGGTTATAGAAATTACTAACTCACTTGAATGTTTTGAAGAAGAGTGTGTGATGGCAGGCCGTGTTATGACTCTCGTTGAATTAGGAGATGAGTTCAATGAAGGAGTTGAAGTCATTGATGATATTGAACTGGAGATAAAAGAAAATCAAAAAAAGAAAGATGCTGAAAATAAAGAAACTTATCTTGAAAATCTAAGAAATTCTTTCCTCGAAGATAGAAAGAAAGAAGAGGATGAAGCGGCTTGGAATAGATTAGATGAGTATTTGGCAGAATGTGATAAAGAAGGTATTTATGATGCCGTTGAACATCAAACCAGTGAAGTTGACTTGGATTTCGAAAAGGATACTTTAACCGGAGAAAAATGGGAAGATGATTCATGTGATGATTTAGATGCGCATAATGAATCCATTGAGGATATAGGTTATTGTAGATATTGTAGGGATTTAGAGTGGGAGAAAGCGATGCATTTAGAAGACAAAGCTATAATTGAGAGGGGTTCAAAATGAAATATAGTCAAATGTTAATTTCATGTATGATATTTAAAAGAAATGATTTAGATGATTTTTTTGAAGCAGACCATGATATTATATATGGACCAAATCTTAATACAGAGTTCAATGATGTAGATAAAACAGATTTAGAAACACTTGGATGGTTTAAATCAGATGAATTTGATTGTTGGTGCCATCATTGTTAAAATAAAAATTGAAAGGATGGTGATTTAAGTGCCTATATTGTATAAAGGAAAATATGGTGAAGCTACTTCGATGATTGATGAAATGGACCCAGCAACGGTAACCCAAATTTATGGTTTCTTGAATCACGAAGCTTTCACTAACTATATAGCAATAATGCCAGATTGCCATAAAGGCGCTGGTACAGTCATTGGTTTTACAATGCCAATGACAGAAAAAGTCATACCAAATGTTGTAGGTGTAGATATTGGCTGTGGTATGCTTTCAGTCAATGTTGGTAAAAGAGTTTTTGAAACACATACAAAAAAAGAGATTGATGAAAAAATAAGAAAACTTATTCCTTTTGGATATTCTGTTCATTCTAATACATTTTTCTCAGTAGAGAATGATGATAGATTCCATAAGGAATTAAAAGAAGAGTTACGTTTGTTCACAATGGCATATAACCGTAAGTTTGGTGTTGTGTATGGTTTACCAGAATATGACTTCATGGATTTATGTTATGAAATTGGAATGGACTATGATAGATTCTGTAAGTCTATTGGTACATTGGGTGGTGGTAACCACTTCATAGAAATAGGTAAGTCAGAAGAAACAGGTGATTATTGGATTACTTTTCACTCTGGTTCCAGACAATTTGGTTTGAAGGTTGCATTGTATCACCAAAGAAAAGCTGGCAGAGGTGAATTAGCATATCTTGAAGGTCGCGAGGCTTTTGATTACCTCGTAGATATGGTAATTGCTCAAAAATATGCAAATGAAAATCGTAAGGTCATGTGTGACGTAGTTGTGGAGGCACTTAATTTAGAAGTGAGTGAAACAATAGTTTCCGTACATAACTACATTGACTTTAATGATTTTATAATTAGAAAAGGTGCAATTACCTCCTACGAGGGTCAAAAGATGATTATACCTTGGAACATGGAAGATGGTATAACTATCTGTGAGGGTAAGTCAAATCCTGAATGGAATTACTCTGCTCCTCATGGTGCTGGTAGATTAGGTTCCAGGACTTGGGCTAAGAGCAAATTTTCTTCTGAAGTTGCTCAAGAAAGAATGAAGAAAAAGGGAATCTTTACTTCTTATGTTCCTGTGGATGAAGTAAAGGAAGCCTATAAGGACCCTGCTTTAATAGAGAAATATCTTGGACCAACAGCAACTATTGTTGATAGATTGATTCCGGTATTGAACTTAAAGTCCAAGTAAAGCATAAATACCTCTGTGGAGGATTTATGTCATACGTGCTTAGTTTTGAATGCAGAGATTGTGGTTGGGATTGGTTAGGTGGATTCGCCTACTGTCCCAACTGCAGAGGTAGTAAAGTAAAGATAATAAATTTTGAAACAATAGATGAATTTACAGAAAGAATGATGTTGATGGAATTAAGACAACATACAGGATTTTTTGTGATGGAGGAGGAACTTTAAATGATAAGAATAGATAAAAAGGTAAAAATAACAATGAAACCAACACAAGGCAGAAAATCTGGAAATTTGAAAGGGCCACATTATCCGAAAGGGCCACATAAAGTAGTATAATGAGATTAAAAAAATACATATTAATGCCTGGTTTGAGCGAGGCTGCATATCCGGGAAACATTGGTTTTGAGGAGATTGTGAGTTTTTATCAAGTTGCTTCAAAATCTGAAATTTCCGAAATGGAGAAACTAATCAAAAAAGGTGATTGGAATAAATTTAAAGAATTAATCAAAAAAGTAACCGGAAAGGAGTTAAAATGAGTAAAGAATATGTGGCTATGATCTTTATTAAAGATAAAGATGAAGAGTTTACAAAAGATGAAATTCGTGATATGATACAAGAAAACATGCTGGAATATGCTGATAATGCACCTTTTAGTATTCGAGCATTAAAAGTAGAAGAAATATAAGGCCGTGTATGCAAGTGGTAAGCGAGTTGGTTGCAACCCAACTGTCATAAAGGGTTCGACTCCCTTGGCGGCCTCCACGAAAGGATAAAATGTTATGAATTGTGTTTATGATGAAAATGGTAAATATTTTGTTATTTCAGATAGATTGATTAGTTTCAATCCATTTACTTATTCAACAAACCCATGTATATGTTTTGACTATGGCACACATGGAGAACATACTGCTGTATTTGAGTCAAGTGAATATAGAGATAGTGTATTAAAAACAGTTATAAATATTATAAGAAATCAACTATAAGGCGATGCAACACGGTGTTGACTCAGGGCTCATATCCTTGATGGTGGGGTTCGATTCCCCATTTCGCTACCAAGAAAGGAGAAATTGTGATTCAAAAAAGAGTTAAAAGTGGTGATAAATTTGAAAATATAATTGCCGAAGAGTATGGATATAAATTAGATAGAAGAAGATCATCTTTTGTTTGGGGTGATGGTGAAAATAGAATAAAAGAAGTTGTTAAAGCCGATTTTCAAGCAAAGAAATTTAAGCTTAATACATCCCTGTCTAAAATGATAAAAGGGGATGTTGTGGATAAAGAAGGCAATAGAATAGAGATAAAACGGGAACTTATTATGAGTAAACCGTTTTTGTTTTTTGAACCATTTAAATTGACTAGTATGGCAGATGTTAAAAAAATGGCTACATATGCCAATTTGAGCATTGAAGAAACAATAAAACGGCAGAATGAATTTATATATGATTTAGCGGAGGAGACAGAAACTTTGAAGTGGATGACTTTTATGATGCTAGACACATTTAAGTATTTTTTGGGGAGAGAAAAAAAACTTGTCGACCCACTTCAGTTTGACTACCTACCCGTTGTTGATGATTGGAATGAAATAAGGCGCCTTGGCATTTGGGGGATCCATAAGAGTTTACACTCTATTCTAATATCAACATAACCTACCTGAATTTAAGAAAAACAATTTACAATTTGAATGTGATATGATATTATTGTACTAATAATTTGTACCATAAAAGGAGAGAACCATGGAAGAAAAGACTAAAGGGGTTTTTGATTTGAAGCCATTTTTGGATGCTTCACATCCATTGCTTGAGACTTTTAGAAAGGTGGCTCCTGGTACTTTTGCTCATTCGGATAATGTTGCGGATTTGTGTGAAGCGGTTGCTATTGAGTTGAAATTGGATACTGATATAATGAGTGTTATAGGAAAGTACCATGACATTGGGAAAATGAATTGCCCAGAAGCCTTTTCAGAAAATCAAAACGGCACGAACATGCACAACGATCTTGACCCATTGATAAGTTATCAGATCATTACTCGACATATTGGTGATACAGCTGTCATACTTCTTAACGAGCCCGAATTTCCAAGAGAGTTAATCGAAATGATAACTCAACATCATGGTGATACTATTTTGGCTTTCTTCTATAAGAAGTCAAAGACCGATGTTAATGACCTTTATCGTTATAAGTGTAAGAAACCTCAAACAATTGAGTCGGCTGTTTTGATGATTTGTGATTCTATCGAGGCAACAGCAAGATCATTGGCTTCAAATGGAAAACTTGAAACATCAGAAGATAAGAAATTGGTCATTAACAATACTATAAACAGATTGATGGATGACGACCAACTGGATGATGTTAAGGTTGGTGATTTGAAAAAAATCCGTAGAGTGCTTTACAAAGAGTTAGAAAACAAGTATCATAAAAGAGAACTTTACGGGGATGAAGATGAAGAAGGTGATAAAGATAACTTAAGAATTATAGACAACGGAAAGGAAAAATAGATGGGAACCAGATATGTTTTAGAGTTGAAGTGTAAAAAATGTGGTTATGTAGATAATGATGTGTATTTTGCACCAACTTGTGGGTTTGTCACATGGGAATGTATATGTGGTGAAGTGGTTGATTTATATGAACATACTGGAATTTCGTATGAAGAGGCTTCAAATGTTGGTGCTATTAATGATATAATTAAAGATTTTAATGGAGAGGAGAAATAAATGGTTTTTTTGGGTATCATTAGCGAAGATAATATAATAATGCAACTAAAGGAATATGATAGGCTTTATTATACAGATGGAACATCACCTGTGGATGATAAGCACTATGATGAACTGAAGGATAAAGCTAAGGAACTTTATCCAGGCAATCTTTATTTTAATGAGGTGGGTGCGGCTGTAACTGGTGAAAAGGTTAAACTCCAATATATTCTTGGTTCACTTGATAAAATTAAACAAGAAAGCGCTCAAGAGTGGTTGGATAAACAAGAGAGTGATTCATTTGTGGCAACCGAAAAGCTTGATGGTGTAAGCATTGAAGTTGACTACAATGATGGATATGTAGTTAAAGCAGTTACTCGTGGGGATGGATATTATGGTAGAGATATTACAGAAAAGGCTAAAATTTTCTGTAAACCAATAGCATATAGGGGCGAGATTCATATGCGAGCCGAAGCGATGTTGATAGATGATGTACATGATGAACTTGGTTTTAAAACAAGAAGAAATGGCGCGGCTGGTATTTTGAATCGTGATTATGAAAAGGACTCAGATAAGATTACTCCATTTTTCTATGAAATTTTGAATTATGAAATTTTAGCAATTACAAATGAAAATAAACGATATATATGGATAAGAGATAATTTTGAAAGAAACGGAATGAGAGTGCCTCTTCATTTCTTTTATAATAAAGAGATGCACACAGCGGACGATTTAGTTAAAAAGCTAAGTGAATTTAAAGAGTCAACTGAATATGATGTTGATGGGTTGGTCATAACACCCATATACTATCAAAGAGAAAATGTGTTGATACCAAAATTAAAAGTTGCTTTCAAAATGAATGAGAAACCAGTTGAGGTTGAGGTGAGAACGGTTGAATGGAAAGTTAGTAGAACTGGTCGGGTGGTTCCGGTGGTTCATATTATACCAACTGAAATTCAAGGAGTTACTATATCAAAGGCGACTGGATTTAATGCACAGTTCATAGTAGACAACAAGATTGGTAAAGGTTCTGTGGTAAACATGGTAAGATCAGGAGATGTAATACCATACATTACTGAATCTGTTTCATCACTTGAGCATTATCCATATCTTCCTCATAACTGCCCATCATGTGAAAGTGGTTTGGTTATAGTTGGTGTGGATGTGGTTTGTAAAAATCCAATTTGTCAAGCTCAGTCATACAAACAAGTTGAGCACTTTTTAAGAACAATGGGCGCTGAGAACATTACTCAAAAAACTCTTATCAAGCTCGGATTGGATACGATAGAAAGTTGTTATACAATAACAGATTTTGAAATAGCGAAGTATGAAGGTTTTGGGATGAAACGGGCTAGAGTGATTGTCAATGAAATAGAGAAGACTTTGCAAACTACTCCTGATAGATTCATTCGGGCCTTGGGTATTCCCTTTGTGGGGAAAACATTTTCGAAGTTGGTCTATGACCATTTCAGACCACAATGTGAAAACGACGACCATTTTATGCAAAGAGCATGGAATTTTCTACCGAGTGAACTAATGGAAATAGATGGCATTGGAGAAGTGACTGCAAAATATTATTTCAAGAATATTAGAATGGTCGGTGAGGGTTTGTTTGATTTTCTTAGAAATAAAGGACTACAATGGGAACAAGTGGCTAGAAACCTAGCAGGAACATCATTTTGTATGACAGGCAAGGGACCATTTGGAAGAAAAGAACTTCAAATGATGATCGAGAAAAAAGGTGGTACAGTTAGAAGTATGAGTAAATCAGTTACTTTTTTAGTTACTGCTGATCCAGATAGTCAAACAGGAAAAGCAAAAAAAGCAAGATCATATGATATAACAATAATTTCTTATGAGGATTTAATGGAGATGCTAAATGGGTGAAAAGGTATATCTAATATTTTGGATGAATCAAAACGAAAAACGGGTTTTGGAAGTATGGGATGATTACGACAAGGCTGTAGAAAGACGTGATAAATATTTTGAAGTAATAAAAAATAGATCATACTTTAAAAAATGGAGAGCGGCTTTAAATTCTTATAAAGAAACTGTTTATATAAAGGAGTTTATTATAAATGAAAGGCAGGAAGATAGGAATGACGACTAAACTTTTACAGTGGGAAGCAGAAATGCAGTTACAAGAAGCAGCAACCGATGGTATTTCAGAGGATGTACTTCAGGTATGTCTTGATGCCATATACGGTAAGAACATGTTTGAAGTAGTAGACGCGGACGAATTTAAAAAGAAATTAATTGAGGGGACAAGTGATCCCATCATATAAATAAAGTAGGGGGAGAGAATATTATGGGACAATGTCAGGGATGTAAATCATTTTTCCCACCTGAATTTATGGTAGATCAGGAAAAATGTATGTACTGTGAATCTGGTGTGGATATTGTAAGTTTGAAAAATGAGAAAGGTGAATCAGAAGTATACCATAAAAGACAGTGTATAGAAGATTATAAATTGTTTTTAAGAGAGTTAAAAAATATGCCGGGTGTATCAAATGCTTTGGCACAAAAGAGAGTAAAATTTAAACCGAAAGGAGAGTGAAGAAAATGG